ATGAGCGCTATGAGCAATTTAGACCTGAGTATCCAAGAGTATTGTGAGTACCTGCAATCCAAGTGGAATGCATATGCGGCTCGTGCCAAGTTTACTCATGTGACCCGCAGTTACACCTATGAGATTGGCCGTAAGTATGTCCATATTATCCAGAGTGATAATAATAGCCGTAGCAGTCATTCGTGGGTGGTGATTGGTGATGACAAGAAATTTAAGATTGGCGACATATTGAAGTCCGCCAGTTGGAAGTCTCCAGCTCGTAACTATGAGCGTGGTAATGTACTGAGTGGTGACTGGAATGCAGTTGATTGTTATGGTGCGTAAGTAGTTGATTTCATTGAGTTTTTTCTTTCTGTCGGTGGTACTTTGGACTGTTGCTTCAAAACAACAGTCCTTTTTTATTCCATTGACATTTCCTCGGTTCACCTGTATAATGGTTCCATAAAATGAAAAAAGGACAGAATATGTTAAAATTTGAAAATATTGCGAAGGTCGGTGAAATCATCCGTGCCTATGATTTTAAACCAATGGCTGGTCGTGATGACGCTTTTATTGAAGGTGTCGTGGAACAGGCGAATTGTAATGAAGCTGGTTACAATGCTTATAAGGTCACCGTACTGGTTGATAAGTTTAAAAAGTATGAGACTAAGGCAAGTCCTCGTAACCGTGTTGGCCAGATTGTATTCGTGCCACACCAGACCTCCTTTAGCGAGTTTGATTTCCGTGTTATTAACCTGTCGAGGATTTAATATGAGTATAGCAATTGGTATGATGGTGAAGTGGTCAAGTGCTGCTGGCATCCTGACTGGTAAAGTGTCCAATATCCAATTAGACCTGAATGGTGCTGGTGAGATGATTCCGTGGATGACTGTGAGCAATATCAGTCCGATTGGCCATAGTGCGGTGAGACTGTGCGCTTCTGATATGGGACTAAAGCAATTAAAGGTGGAACTGATATAGATACCTGTGGAGGTGTCTATGGATTGGATAGAGTATTTGAGTAATTACGCTTTAAGTAAATAGAGGGTATAGCGGGTATGAGCACGTTATGGTGGATCAACTTAGGGTCCACTACTGGAATGTTTAAGGTTCCATTAGAGTCTCATTGTGTATTTGTTCGTCTTAGGATTTCCTGGAAAATCCTATATTCGAGTTTCTGAAAAAATCCTGGAAAAAAATTTGAAGAGGAATAGTAAATTATGAATATTAAAGAATTAAAAGCCTTTGGTTATGAAGTGTTCGAGGTAACTGGATGGAATAATGGTAAGTATTGTTTCAGTTTACGGGACATATATGGTGTATACCATGATTCGTATTCACCATGTAAGACTAAAGAAAAGGCATGGGAATCAGCTGCAAGGTGGCATGCCAAGCACTTTCCACCAGAGAAGCTTGCGTTATTCGAAGAAAGACGAAAATTGATGGCTACTCACTATAAAGAGATGAAGGCCATGGATAAAAAGCTTAAAGATTTCGGAGTGAAAAAATGAAAATAGTTATTAATGCAGAATATGGTGGATTCGGTCTCTCCCATGAGGCACTACTAAGGTATATCGAGGAGAAGGGTCTGAAGCTCTATATTCACTATACCAAAGAGTTTGACATGCTATCATTCTATACTGTACCCTATGAAGAGTATGAGAGGGTACACCAGAAAGATTTGGCGAATGGTCTCTATAAGGACTCTAATTCTCTCTGCTGGAACCCTAGAGAGATTGAGAGAAATGATCCTATACTGGTAAGAGTGGTAGAGGAGATGGGTGAGAAGGCTGATGGTAAAAATTCACGATTATCCATTGTGGAGATACCTGATGATATTGAGTGGACTATCGAAGATTATGATGGCTCAGAGTGGGTTGCAGAAAAGCATAGGACATGGAGATAATATGAGTTATGATGCGGATTACGAAAGCGTGTACATGGTGGAGTTTGAATCTGGTAAAACTATTCATGTACAATTCTTTGAGGTTGATGAAGTGAAAGAGTATTGTCGTGATATGTACCCAAGTAATAAAATCAAGACAATTTATAAAGAAGTTTATAATTCATGGGAAGATAGTGATGATTCTGATGATTGAGTTTATTGGTGTACTCATACTTGCAGGTATTCTAATCTATATTTTAAAGAAAGTATTTTATGACATTCAGTAATATATTAAGTTTGATTGTGGGTTTTTCGATGGGTTGGTTCTTTGCGCCAGCATTCACCGACATTAGTAAGAAGGTATGGCAAGAAATTAAAGATTGGAGATACCGATAATGGATAAAGACCTAGAGGAACTGGCAGAGGCAGCCTTTGCGAAGTATGAGAAATGCCAAGTATTTTCTGTGAGTGTGGTGGAGAAATACGGGTTTATTGGTGGTTATATGGCGGCTTACCTAGAGTTAGGAGCGCCGGAAAACCTTGACAAATCAAAGACTTACGGTGGGCTTGACAAACCCTCTGATGTATGATATAATGGACTTGTAAATTGAAATGGAGCCTGCTGTGTATGATGTAAATAAACTGAAATTGGTCGAAGAATTGTTTTTCGAAGAAAAGATTGATATATTGGATATTGCCTTATTATTGGGTGAAAGCGTTACTACCATTGATTTAATGGTCTGTGATATTCTGGCCAAGAGTACACCAAGTGGAGATTCATTATGATTAATTTAGAAATTGATTATGATACCGCAGATAAAATCACGGTAAATACATTACAAGATTATCTGGATAGTTTAACTTTACTTTTATCCTCTGGTGATATGCATAAAGATGATATTGAGCATACAGTTAAAATGATTGATGCTATTAAGTTTGTAATCGGTGATTTTAGGATTGCTGAATAATGGAATATTTCATTATTGGTTTAATTGCAATACCATTAATATTGGGTGCCATTGGTAGAATCATATATGAGATTATGGCCTTTGCGGTTAATCCAACGGTGGTGGTTACAGTAATTTTATTATGTTATTTTTATTATGAAAGTTTAAAGGTTTGAAGAAAAACAAAATATTTTATTTTAAATGGGCAGGAACATGTGTAACATTAATTGGTGCATTAGCGACAGCGCTACAATATGACCCACTAAATATTTACTTGTTAAACGCTGGCTCTCTATTGTTTTTATATTGGGCTTTTCTAATTCGTGATAAAGCGATGGTAACCGTTAATCTTGGTTTATTATCGATTTATGTTTTAGGACTTTATTTAAGAACCACATAATATTTTAAAGGAATTAATCAATGACCAGAGACTATGATGGTTTTTATTTTCTACCTGGTGATAATGATGATGAGCTAAAATTAGCTTATTTTAAATTGAAAGAAGAGGAGTTTATAGGTGAACCTATTGATAATAGTTCTGTTGGTGATATGTACCATATTGCCTTCTTTAAGTGGAGTGATGGTGGGCATCCAATATTCGATGAGCATTATGAGGCAATATTTTCAGACCCATCAACTTACATAAAAAATATTGCGGGGGCAGATTTATATGGTTGTATTTTACGAAAAACCAATAAATCCGGCAATTGGTGGAAAGATTACCTCAAAAGAACGATGGAATCTTGTACAATGATACAAGACAAAATGAAAATAGCAGCAAATACATGAAGGAAATTGAAATGGCAAGCGGAAATCAAGTTTTTAAGAGTGAAGAAGATAAAAATTGGCTCAAAAATATTTTACGTGAGCGTGAAGTTACTGTAATTTTCACAAAAAAAGACGGAACTGAGCGAAAAATGCTCTGTACTCTCTCGGAAAATAAAATTCCTGAAGAAAAAGTGCCAACAGGCTCAGGAAAAACACAAAATTCTGATGCTCTCGCTGTTTTTGATTTAGAAAAAGAAGAATGGCGCTCATTTCGCTACGATTCTCTAAAATCATTTAGTGCGGAATTCTAAAAAAACAGATTAGGAAGTGTGGCCGAGCGGTTGAAGGCACTAGTCTTGAAAACTAGCGAGTATGAGAGTGCTCCGTGAGTTCGAATCTCACCGCTTCCGCCAAAATTCAAGGATTTTATGAAAGTTTCGATTGTAATTCCGTCTTATGGTTCATGTGATTTGCTTGATGAATGCTTAAATCGCATTTATCGTAACACGGATGTAATCGGACATGAAATTATTGTTGTTTGTAATGGTGCAGATGATGATAGTGCTCAAATTGTAATGCAAAATGGTTTAAAATTAGTTTGGGTAAAAGAAGCAATTGGTTTTACTTTAGCCACAAATATGGGATTGAAATTGGCAACGAATCCAATTACATTAGTTATGAATACTGATGCTCATATTTTAGATTATTGGCCTAAGAATAAATGGTTGGATGAATTAACCAAACCATTTGAAAATCCAAAAGTTGGTATTGTGGGTACTAATGTGATGTATTCTAGATGGGGTGATTTTTTACCGTTTTTCTGTACTGCTATACGAACCAGTTTATTCTCCGAACTTGGTTATTTGGATGAAGCATTTAGTCCGGGTTATGGTGAAGATTTGGATTTTTGTGTTCGAACCAGATTAGCTGGCTACGAATTAGTATCAGTAGATGAAGATGAATCTATTAATGATAATGCCAATGAAATGATGGTTTCAAGTTACCCTCTATATCATCGTGGCGCTCAATCATTTACTGATGAAGTAAAGCGGCAAGAGTACATTAGAAATCATTATGTTGTGATGACTAAAAAGTGGGGACCTAGTTTAAAATTTTAAAGAAAGGAGTAGCAAATGGCAGCAATATTTTTAGTAAGCGATACACACTTTGGTCATGCTGGTGTTTGCCGCTTCACACACCAAGATACCGATATTAAAATTCGGCCTTGGGATAATCCAGAAGAAATGGATGAATACATGGTCAAAGCATGGAACAATACAGTACGACCAAACGATAAAGTATATCACCTTGGTGATGTTGTTATTAATCGTAAATCGTTACAGATTTTGGATAGATTGAATGGTGATAAAGTATTGATTCGTGGTAACCATGATATTTTTAAGTTGGAAGATTACACAAAATACTTTAGAGATGTTCGTGGATATCATATAATGAACAATATGATTCTCAGTCATATTCCGGTTCATCCAGATAGTAAAGGTCGTTTTGCAGCTAACATTCACGGTCACTTACATAGTAATCGTGTTCGTAAGCCAAAAGGTGTTGATACTATGACAGGAGAAATTCTGTATAGTAACGATATTGATCCATGGTATTTTAATGTGAGTGTAGAACAAACATTTTTCAAACCTATTCTATTTGAAACTGTTTTAGAAAAGATTAAGAAGCAAGGTCAGTCGGACTACACCTACGAAGGATTTGGTAAGTTTGATTTTGAATAGGGCTGATAGCTTAATGGTAAAGCGTCCGACTCATAATCGGTTGAGTGATAGTTCAATTCTATCTCAGCCCACCAGATATGCTCTGTTCGTCTAGAGGCCTAGGACATCACCCTTTCACGGTGAGTACACCGGTTCGAATCCGGTACAGAGCGCCAGTTTCACAGCGGGATTCGTTTAATGGTAGGACCTTAGATTTCCAATCTAAAGACAACAGTTCGATTCTGTTATCCCGCTCCAAAACAGAGGTGCCATGCCTATGATAGATAATCCCTATTCTATTATGCACAATTTGGCGAAAAATGATTTGAGCACTCAGGCGTATCAAATTAACCTTAACGTCGCTTGCTAGGATTGTCGTCCTATGTTATAAAGACACAAGGCCTTTTGTTTAGGGACAGAAGGCATTGTTGAGAATATGTGAGAAAGAGTAAGCAATCCCAACTGTTGGGGAAAACACCATCTTAGAAACCGTATCCACGATTAGGAGATTATCTAACAACGCAAAAGTTAGATTGAAAACGCAAAGCTAAGAGAACAACTGACGAGTGGTAACACATGAAGATAGGCGCCTATGCTTTATGATAAGTCCACCCATGAGTTCTTAAACATATAACAGTATTCTCAACAATGATGATATATATTAGTAAGCCCCTTTAGTTAAATGGTATAACGCTAGATTTGTAATCTTGAATTGTTAGTTCGATTCTATCAAGGGGCACCAATAACTGGAGATACTATGACAACTGACGAAAAAGCAAAAGAAAAGAATTTTCACGAAGAACAATTAAAAAAAGTTCGTAATTTAAAACCCGTAGGTCCAAAAGTTGCAACAAAACCCAATTTTGTGCCTAGGACTAATATGATGAGAAAAGCTGGTAGAGGAAGATAATATATAAATTATGTTAATAGATGCTTTTACATTCCTGAACGAATTTGATATGCTTGAGGCTAGATTGGAATATCTAGATAAAATAGTTGATTATTTCATTATTGTTGAATGTGACCATACCTTTGCTGGTAATCCAAAAGAATTAAATTTTCCAAAACAAATTGGAAGATACCGAAAATATTTACATAAGATTATGTATTTACCGTTTTCTATCGATTCAACTAATTATGATTTCTCAAAACCAAAATCCATAGATTATGATGCTGACCAATGGTTGGTGGAGAAACAACAAAGAGATTATATGATGAGTGGATTAAAATTGTTTCATCCAGATTGTTTTGTTTTAATTGGTGATATTGATGAGATTGTTACGATTGAAAGTATTAAATCGTCCATGTCAAACTTTCAAAATGTTATGGCTATTGGTTCAAACCAAGAAATGTTTTTATATAACTTTAATCAAAAAGAAATTAATTTGTGGAGTGGTACTGTAATGACCACAGTACGAAACGCTGTAGAATCAACACCACATTCTTTTAGATGGCAACGGTGGTCTTTTCCAAAACTTATGAAAGGTTATCATTTAAGTTATTTCATGGAAACAAATCAAATCAAATATAAAATACAGAATTTCTCACACCAAGAATTGAATCGAGATATTTTTACAAATGAACAATTAATAGAAGAAAGAATTTCAAAAGGGTTGGAACCATTTGAGAGAATTTCTGTTCCTTTGATAAAGGTTGACCCATCCTCAATTGATCCTGAGATATATAGAATATTCAATAAAGTTTGCAAAACATAGAAAGATATATTATGAATGTACAACCATTACATACCAAAGTTATTGTGGCTGAAAATTATGTAGAATCAAAAAGTGAAGCTGGTCTTATTCTAGATGGCATCGATTCTCTTAGGCAAACACCACAGGCCACAGTTATAGCAATTGGACCTGAAGTTACCGATGTTAAACTTGGTGATGTTATTATACCTGATTGGACTAAGGCAACAGTTATTACGGTAGAAGGTGCTCAGCGAGCGGTGATTGACCAAACAAATATTATGATGGTTCTCGAATAACGCTTGACTAAGCCTAGATAGTGTGATAGGATTTGATAATGACTAATTCAAAAGGAAAAACAAAATGCGGTTAACGGATGCCAATCTGATATTTGCCGGCAGTGAACCTAAATTTACCTCAGAATTGTCTGTTTTAGATTTAATTAAATCTTTAACTTGGTACAACCAAAACAAACAAACTAAAGATTCTGAAAAATACGCCATCGATTATTTCAAAAAGAAATTAAAGTTGGATGCATCTTCAGCTCTAAAAAACAGAAGTTCCACTTTTGGTTTTGTTTGCCGTATTGTTTCTAATGGTGGTATTCTCAATACAAAAGACCAAGAATGGTTTGATAATGAGATTAATCAAGTTAAAGCGGAATTAAAAGTTAAACCTAAAGTTGTTGTTATTGATGCCTCAGCACCAGTTGTAAATGTCGTTTCTATACAAGAACGCATCCGTGATAAGGCCAATGAGTGTATCGCAGACTTAGAAGGACAAGTTGATGATATACTCACAAGTCAATTTAAAACCATTGGATCGCCTTATGGTGTCATGCATACTTTAAATATTAAAGATGCTCAGACCAAATATATCATTGAATGGGCAAAACAAAAAAGAAATGAATTTGATGATGTAATGAACACGGATGATGCCGAATTAAAAGAAGGTTATTCCAATTTCTCTAAAATACAATTAAAGAAGATGGTTGGTTATTTCGACCAAGTAATTCTTGATTGTGCCAAAATTACTCAATCATCGGTACAGAATCGTAAACCTCGTAAACGCAAAACAAAATCACCAGAAGAGTTGGTGGCTAAGATTAAAATTTGTAAAGAGTTTGCTGAATTGAAATTACAATCTATTGCACCAAAAGATATTATTGGTGTAATGCAGTTATGGGTATATAATACCAAGACCCGTAAACTAGGTGTCTATCATGCGGAAGATGCTGGTGGATTAACAGTAAAGGGTTCTTCATTACTGAATTATAACGAATCAAAATCGGTACAGAAGAAATTGCGTAAGCCTGAAGAAATGTTGCCGTTAATATTAACTGGCGGTAAAGTATTTCTCAAAAATGCCTTGGTTGGTATCCGTGCGGTAGAATCACCATTATCAGGTAGGGTAAATGAAGATACGGTATTATTAAGGGTATCAAAATAACATTTGCCTCATTTTTGAATGAATCTATATTATAATGATGTATGAATAAAATTTTATACAAAGAATTTGATGAGGCAACAAAAGTAAATGCCGAAGCAAATCCGGTATTAATTCAAGTTGACAAACTACAATATGTCTCAATCGAAAACATACTAAAAGAACCACATAAATTATTAAAGTATTTGGATAAGTTTCCAGCTTTAGATAAAGATGATTTTCTAAACAACGGTAAAGTAATTAGTTATTCACCTGGTTTACAACAACTGGTGCCATCAAATTACCTACAAGAACTCACTCAATATTTTAATAATTTGCTTTACCCCATGATTGGTGGTGAATTTAGAATCGAGTGGTATACAAACATATTTTATCCGGACATGCAAACATCGGAAATATCTCGGTATCCGCATGTTGATACATTTGATATGGCTATTAATATCTGGTTAACTGAAAATCACAAAAATGATGGAACTGCCTTTTACAAACAAGGTGATGATTTTTTTGGTAAACCAATCAAGTATGATTTTAAAGAAGATACAAAATCGGTGTGGAAACCATTTGATGGAAACTCCGATTATGAAAAGTATTTTGTTGTACCATCTAAGTATAATAGTGCTGTCGTTTATAGTGGTAAATTCTACCATTCGGCCTATTATGTACCTCAACCAAACAAAGAGAGGAAGTCGCTAGTTGGTGGCTTATTTTTAAAATGATTATATTTGATTATCAACAAATTGCAATTTCTAACCTCATGGAACAGATTGGTTCATCCAATAGTTCCGTAGATGAGAATTTGGTTCGCCATATGATTCTTAATGCTCTTAGGACTTATGTAAAGAAATTCAGAGCATCACATGGTCCTGAAATCGTTATTGCTTGCGATAACCGAAACTATTGGCGCCGTGATTATTACCCACACTATAAAGCAGGCCGTAAGAAAGCACGAGCTGCCTCTGGACATGATTGGTCATCCATTTTCGATTCTCTCAATAAGATTCGTGATGAATTGAAAGAAAGTTCACCATATAAAGTATTGGATATTGATGGTGCTGAAGCTGATGATATTATCGGTGTATTGGTGCAGAAGTATGCCGCTACCGAGAAGATTATGATTTTATCTTCTGATAAAGACTTTGCTCAGTTACAGCGTTACCCTAATGTCGAACAATATTCACCAATTATGAAAAAGTTTATTAAAGAACCATTTCCATTGGTTCAATTAAAACAATTGATTATTCGTGGTGATAAAAGTGATGGCATTCCAAACATTCTATCGGCTGATGATGTATTCGTTGAGGGTGTTCGGCAGAAACCAATTACAGAAGCTAAGATTATTAAATGGTTGAATCAAGAACCTAAAGAATTTTGTAATGATGATATGTTACGGAACTTTTCTCGTAATGAAACTATGATTGATTTAACAAAGATTCCCGAATCATTAAAAAATAACATTATAAATACCTATGAATCTGCTAAAGGCAGAACTAAACAAGAGTTTATGAATTACATGATTGCGAATCGATTGAAAAACTTGATTGAAGTAGCACATGAATTTTAATTGAAAGATACTATGAGTTCCGAAAAACTATATTCTGAAATATTTGAAGAGTTTGATACATGTACTACAAAGGCAGAAAGAATTAATTGCTTGCGTAAATATGACCATCCAAGGTTTAGAACCTTTCTTCAAGCTGCATTTAGTCCTTATATCACATTTGATGTACCAATTCCAAATTACCGACCAGCTGTCGAACCGGCAGGAATGAATTATGCATATCTTGACCAAGAAGTTGCTAAGTTATACCGATTTGCAAAAGGACATCCTGCACGACCAGAAGGTTTGACACCAGAAAAACAAAAGGCATTATTAACTGTTATTTTGGAATCATTACATAAAGATGAAGCCGCATTAATGGTTAAGATGTTACAGAAAGATTTACAAGTAAAATTCTTAACTATTAATTTGATTAATGAAACATTTCCTGGTATACTATGAAAGTTGCAGTAATTACACCGACCATCGGTACAAAATATCTCAAAAGAAATCTAGAATCAGTATCAAAGCAAACATATAAGAATTTGACACATTATATTTTTATTGATGGTAAGGATTGCCAATCTAATGTTCTGGCACAAACATCTAAACACGATAATGTTAAATCAATAATTCTGGAAGAAAATGTTGGTAAAGGTTGGTATGGCCATCGTGTCTATGCAGCCTGTTCTTTTCTGGTCAACGCTGATGTAATCTGTTATTTGGATGAAGATAACTGGTATGATGAAAATCATGTACAAAATGTTGTGGATAAACTGGAAAAAGGTTATGATTGGGTTTATTCTCTCAGAAAAATTTATGACCAAGATGCAAATTTTTTACTTGAGGACAATTGTGAATCGCTTGGTAACTGGCCGGTATATTTCAATGATTCGGTATTCCATATTGATACCTCATGCTTTGCAATTAGGCGTGATATTGCTGTTGCTATTGGACACTCTTGGTATGGCCAATGGGGTGCAGATAGACAATTTTTTCAAGCGTTGAAAAAACACTTTAATAAATTTGCTTGCACCGGTGAATATTCATGTAACTATAGGCTCGATGGTAATGAAAATTCAGTAACCAAGGATTTCTTTGAAAATGGTAATAAGTTCATGGAACAGAAATATAATGGTTCATTTCCATGGAGAAAAGGTAATCAACAAGAAACAAAAGAAGTGGGGCCCGGTATTCGTATTATTGTATAAACTAAATAAGAAATGGCAACTAAAGACATGACCAAAAAATTCGATGAATCCGTAATTGATGCTGAGGATATCATTGGCCTTGGCTTGCTCAAAAACCACACCCATGTTCTAACTGGAGATATCGATGATGAGAATATTGATAAAGTTATCCGTTGGTTATTATATGAGAACCTCACCGGTCAAGGTACCGGCAAAATATTAACTCTTTACATTAATTCAACAGGCGGAAGTTTAACCGATGCCTTAGCTTTGATTGATATAATGAGAAATTCCGAATTTGTTATTCGCACCATTGGTATTGGTAATGTAATGAGTGCAGCTTTTATGATATTTGCAGCTGGCGATAAAGGACATAGATTTATATCCAAAAACTCCAGCAGTATGTGTCACCAATTTACCGATTCCTCTGCTGATAACAAATTTCACGACATTAAAGCCGCCATGAAAGAGTCTGAATCTCTTAATGAACGGATGATTAATGTCTTGTTGGAAACCACTGGTCTACCAAGAAGTAAAATCAAATCCAAATTACTCGGTCCATCCGACATTTACTTGTCAGCTGAGGAAATGGTTGAATACGGTATTGCGGACCAAATTTTATAACAGGCAAGGTATGATTGGCGGCGGTAAGAAAATTGAGAAGGTCCAAAAGACCAAGTTTCGTAAGAACAAAGAAGTAAAAGAAAATCTTAATAATAAAATGAAACACCATGATAGGTCGTTTTATAGGTTGATGAAAGAAGAAAAAGATTATGTCATATAAAGAACAATTAAAAAAACAAATTGAATATATTGAACATGAGATTGCCAATTCTAAAACAAAGAACTTGGAATTGGAAAACCAATTATTAAAATTAAAACTATCCGAGTTTGAAGAGGATATGCGAGAAGAAACCGTACAGGAGACTACCCTACTCAAAGGATAGTAGTGTTGTTTCCATACAACACCTTGGCTTGACATTTCGATATACCCGTGGTATAATGGGTGTATGGAAATCATTAAAGAAACTACAAAATGGCAAAGTGAATTTGCCGTGCCAAATCATACTTATTTACTTAATAATAAAGGTAGAGTAATTGCCTATTTAAGTGAAAAATCAAATAAAGTATTTCAATTAAAATCAGGTTTTATTTTAAATAAGCGTTATCGTACATTTATTAAAAGTAATAATCCTGCATTATCTAAAATAGCAAAATCATTTAAAGAAGTTGATATTATTAAACCTAATGTCCGTATTTTCAATGTAAAATCAAAAGATAAAGATTATCGTGTAGAATATGATAATGGTTTAATAACATGTGGTTGTATTGGTTTTGGTTATCGTGGTAAATGTAAACATGCTGAAGCAGTATCTAAACAATTAGGAATATAATATGATTAATACAAACTCTTTATATATTGATATTATTGGTGAATTAAAAACGATTGATAATAATATTAATATTTTGGCTGACTTAATGGTTAAATTAGAACCAGAATTGGCTGATAAATTATTATTTAATTTAGCTACTGCTTTTCAAGAAAAACATTATAATACTAAATTAGAAACAGTATGATTATCCACGCACATATTCCCAAAAAGAAAAAGCGTAAATTAACTGCTAAACAAAAGCAGTTAATAGAATCTTGGGATAATATATTAAAACAATATCCACCCAAAATGGTTAGTAAAAAAACATTCAATTTAAAAGTTACTCCATATAAAAGAGAAACTCCGCATTATGATTCATTATCTACTAATGATTATACCGCATTTAAAAAGGATAATCAATTCTATACTGGTGATAAAGTAAAAGGTATTGGTACCTTACATAAATCCAATGCGGTACCCATTTTTACGGATGAGGAAGCGATTGACCAAGCAAACATGCGAAGATAAACCTTTTTAAATCAATAGGTTACAAGAGGGCTTGACATTTGCCGTGGTTCGTGTATAATGGTTACATAAAATGAAAGAAAGAAACTATATGAATAAATTAATTAATGTATTAAATGAATGTGAATCTATTATCTCCTCCACCGAGAATATCGAAGAATTAGTTGCTAAAGATTATCTTGATAATCAAGAGTTTTTTATTATTCGACAAAATGCAGAAGAAATACAATCTATTATTGTTACTTATAATGTAGATAATAATGAATCTTTATTATCCGATGATATTCAAGAAATTGAAGAATTGCGAATTGAAATATATCAAGCCGCCAAATATATTAGTGAAGATTATCTCGAAAATAAAAACGATGATTATAATAATCTTGACGACCTCGAAAAAGAAGTTGTTAATGAGTTTAAATATATTAAAGATGCTACTGATAATATCAGTAATTTATTAATAAAATGATGTTGTTTTCACACAACACCAGCTGTTGACATTTACCTTAAAACCTGTATAATGGTTTCTGTTGAGTTGATAAAGAAAGTGAAAAAATTATGGCGTATATGAATCAAGAAAAAAAAGCGATTATAGCGGCTGCTATGAAACCTGTATTGAAAAAATACAATATGAAAGGCAGTTTATCTGTCCGTAGCCATTTATCGATTTGTTTAACCGTAAAATCCGGTCCTATCGATTTTGAAGATAAAAAAGGTCATCAGGTTAATGTTTATTGGATTAAAGACCATTATACTGGTAAAGCCCAAGCGTTTTTATTAGAAGCATTAAATGCTTTGAAGTCAGCTGGTTATTATAATAATACAGACGCTTCAATTGATTATTTTGATACTGCTTATTATATGGATATTAATATTGGTAAGTGGAATAAACCTTACATTTTGGAGAAGTGATTATATGATTTTAGTTATTCGCACACAATTTATGGAAAACTATGGCGCCCACGATTGGGACGGTACTGGTGAATGTCCTCAATATTGGAAAATGAAAGGTGGTTCGGAGTATAAAATCACTGGTGTACCTCTTAATATCGATTATGAGGAAGTGGTATCTGCCGCTGGTGTTGAGTATTCTAATGAAGGTGCTCGTGAGTACATTTTAGATTGGTCGATTGAAGGCGATGATTATTTAAGTTGGTTTGAGAAGTCCCAGCTTGATTATGATGGTGTTATTGCTTGTAAAGAGCCAGTTATTGAATATAGTGAATTGGCGGAGAAGGTATGATTACTGAAAAAATCAAATTAGAATTACAAAAGAAACTGATTGATGCTCAGCATTTATTGGCGGATGTATATGATTATGCTTGCGATAATGATTTAAACTCGGTAGAATCTCAAATGAGCTGTGCTGATTCTTGTATTATAGAATGTCTTGATTATTTAAATAAGGTTTAATATGAGTGAAGTTTACATTGTAAAATCTGGTCAGTTAATAGATTTAGTTGGATGGGAATGGGTGAATCTGGCAGTATTCGATAATAACGATGCCGCTGTAGCATTCGCTCGAAATACTGAAAAGCAGATAAAACCAGAAGATTTGGACGAAACGGAATCTGTGGAAATCGAGTGTTTTACACTAAAAAGTTGGTAAAAAAAGTCAATGAAATCAACAGCTTACGGAGGGCTTGACATTTGCCAGGAAACGTGTATAATGGTTTATGTTGAGTTGATAAAGAAAGCAGAAAAATTATGAAATTATTAAGTGTTGGTAATCCAAAGATTTTAAAAGGTTTAAAACAAGGTTTTAATACTTACATTTTACACCTCGCCCCAGCTGACGTATCTGGTTACCAGACTTGTCCAAAAGCTACTGCTGGTTGTAAGTCTGCTTGTCTTAATACTGCTGGTCGTGGTGGTATGTTTAAAAAAGGCGAGACTACCAATACTATTCAGCAAGCTCGTATTCGTAAAACAAAAATGTTTTTTGAAAATCGTATAGAATTTATGGCTCAATTAGTTAAAGATATTGAGCTTGGTATTAAGCAGTCAATTAAAAAAGATTTAGTTCCTGTTTTCCGTTTAAATGGTACAAGTGATTTATCTTTTGAAAAATATGAGGTTGTCCGTAACGGTGTTTTATATCGTAACATTTTCGATGCTTTTGCTGATATCCAATTCTATGATTATACAAAGGTTTTAGGTCGTAAAGTTAATGGTATTAAAAATTACAGTTTGACATTTTCAGCTGCTGATGGTAATGATAATGATGTATCGAAAGCGATTAATCAAGGTTATAATATTGCTACTGTATTTGGTATTAAAAAGACAGAACCAATGCCTGAATATTATAATGGTTTACCAGTATTTAATGGTGATGAAAGTGATTTAAGATTTTTAGACCCTAAAGGTGTTATTGTTGGTTTGTATGCCAAAGGTAAAGCGAAAAAAGATACCTCTGGTTTTGTGAAATATCCTACTATTATGTTGAAAATGGCGGCTTAATATGAAATTTACTAGTTATAGAGATAAAGATTTATTTGATACACGGCACGGTGGTGCTTTCGATAGAGGTTCAGCCGATAGTTATTATAATCGACCTATTGAACCGCATTATTATGTTGACGGTACAGGTACAAGTGAAAAAATTACCGAATTAACCGAAAAACAAGTTGCCGATTATATGGCTGGTTATGCCTTTAATGAACAATTTGGTGATAAGAAAAGTTGGGATTAAAAAATGGTTGTAATGGGGACAAGGGCGTTCCTTCTGGCACCATGAGACCAGTAAAACAAGGCGGGTTAATTTTTGTTGGTAGTTGCAACCTCAAAACCTAAAACCAACCATGAATGTTTTGCTAGTTTTAAACTGTAATAATAAAAACTAGCACTAATTTAAAATAGGAATATTATGATTCGCAAAAAACAATATGGTGAAATGCCAGTAATCGATTTGACAGGTCCGCAAGGTAATGCTTTTTATTTGTTGGGTTACGCAAATAAAAATGCTCGAAAAATTGGTTTAGTCGGTTCGGCAATTGTAGAAGAGATGAAACAAGGCAATTATGAACACCTTGTACAAACCTTTGATAGATATTTCGGTGATTATGTTATTCTGGAGAGATAATGATGAAAAGTTAATATTCGGTAAAGTTGTAAAATCAGGCTTGACAAATTCGCCTGGTTATGTTATAATGTTATATCTAAATTGATAAAAGGAATCTATATTATGTCTAAAGCTATTAAACTTGCTCCGTTTCAAAAATTACTTACCGTTATGATTTCAGGTAAGCCCGTATCACTTGAAGAGATGGATACATTACTTGGTAAAGAGATTTACATGTACCGTATCTCCACTTACATGTGGCACATTAAAGTTAATGCCAATGGTGTTATCAAAGCGATTAAAGATGGTCGCAAAGTAACTGGTTACCAGTTGATGAATGTCAAAGAAGTTAAAGAGTACATGAATCGTGCTGGTATTACAAATAGCGGCTTTAAAGCTGGCGCAGTTGAGAAGAAACCATCTATCTCAAAACTGGCAGATTTAAAGGCGACACCAGTTGCTAAAAAGACTGCTGTGAAGCAGACTGTTGTTGAAACTGTTGGGAAACAGGATGTTGTAAGTGATGAAGTGACCGTTACCGAAATTACTGAGACGGTTACTCAATAAAATTAATAATGATTTTAAGGGGGAGTTTCTCCCCCTTTTTTTATTTCTATAATATGAATATATTTTACCTAGACCATAATCCAATTCATTGTGCAGAAATGCATAATAATAAACATGTTGTAAAGATGATACTTGAATATGCTCAATTACTTTCTACCGCACACCGTATTCTTGACGGTGTTCCTACTGTTGGTTTATCTAAGTCTGGTCGCAAACAACAGCGTTACATTCTCAATGATGAGCGTGAGCAAATTCTTTATTCCGCTACTCATATTCACCACCCTTCAGCTGTGTGGTGCCGACAAAATGATTCAAACTATATTTGGTTAAGTAAACTATTATTGGCTTGTTGTAAAGAATATACCTATCGTTATGGTAAAGTTCATAAGTGTGAAGAAAGTGGATTAGTTAAACAGTTATTTTGGAATCCACCAAAGAACATACCTCATGGTGACTTTACACAACCTACACCTGCCATGCCAGATGAGGTAAAAATTGCAGGAGATTCTTTGGCATCCTATCGTAACTACTATATACTTAATAAGACACATTTAGCTAATTGGAAGAAAAGGGAAGTACCAAGTTGGTATAAAACAATATGACAGTATTAAGAGATATTACAAACGATAAACACCGAGAGGTTGAAAATACCGAGCTCGTCAAATATCTGTTTAAAGGCGAAGTGAAAAAAGAAGTGTATGTAAGTTATTTGTATGAATTATTACATATCTATACGGTTCTGGAAGAACTGGCAAAGAAAACTGGTGCATTAGAAGGTCTTGATGGTATCGAAAGAACACAAGCAATCCGTGATGATTTGGATGAATTGAATCCTTTATATGAACGAGATATTACCGAATCAACCAGAAAATATTTAAATTATATTGAAGATTTGGCCGCAGATGAAAATCACAAACACTTGATTATGGCACATGTATATTGCCGACATATGGGTGATTTGTTTGGTGGTAAATTACTTGCTCGATTAGCCCCAGGTGAAGGTAGAGCATATCAATTTGATGATAGGCCGGCTTTGATTAAGGCATTTAGTGCCAAAGTAACCGAAGATTTAGGTGATGAAGCTAATATTTCATTCGGACATTTTATTAATATTTTTAATGACCTCTGGCAGGTTATAAAGGTTGAAAATGCCGACATATGAGTTTCTAGATACCGAGACTGATGAAATTTTTGAAGCTGTTATGAAATGGTCAGAGCGTGAGGAGTTTCTAAAAGAGAATCCACAATATCAACCATTATTATCGGCACCTAATATTGTTTCTGGTGTTTCTACATCAAAACAGAATCGTGTACCTGATGGATTTAAAGAAGTTCTATCTAAGATTTCCGAAAATAATAAGTATGGTCATATTGCAGAGAAACATGGTAAGCGAGGCATCAAAGAAGCCAAAGTTGCCGATGTAATTAAGAAACACGTAGATAGAGTATCAAAACGAGAAGCGAATAAGAAATGATTTTTAACCATATTAAACTACCACAATTACAATTTGATTTGGTATCGGAAACAACCGAAACTGGTAGAAAATATGTTTTACCTGATGGTCGTAAATATGATTCTGTTACCACCATTCTATCTCATGCCAAAGATAAGACATTCTTAAATGAATGGCGTGCTAGGATTGGTGAGGAAGAGGCCAATCGAATTGTTAGAAGGTCGACAAGTCGTGGTACTAAACTACATGATGCTTGTGAGAAATATCTGAAAAATGAATTGTCGGATATGAAAATTAAAACATTGATGCCTGATGTTAAAGATTTCTTCCTACAATTAAAACCAATCATTGATAAAAATGTTGGTGTTGTATATGGTACTGAGCAGGCTCTTTTTAGTGATAGATTAAAAATTGCAGGTCGTACCGATTGTATTGCAGAATGGGCTAATAAAATATCCATTGTGGATTATAAAAACTCCATTAAAGAAAAGCGTGAAGATTGGATTCAAGATTATTTCATTCAATGTACCGCATATGCAAACCTGTTCGAAGATTTAACTGGTTTGCCAATTGAACAGATTGTGGTACTAATAGCAAATGAAGAGGGTACACCTCAGGTATTTGTGAGGGAAAAGACTAAATACCAACCTCAATTTGATAAACTTGTGGATGATTACCGCAAATCACTAGAAATTGTAGTATAATAGAATATATGAAAAATAAACATTGGAAAAAACTCTGTACACCAGAGCAAAACGAAAGACAAACGGCAGCATTAATATTGCTTGCCACATTTCTTACAGGTTTGTTTGTTACATGGTTACTTTTTGGAAATTAATATGTCAAATAAAGATTGTGTTAAAAAACATAAAATGAGAAGTTTTCGATTTTATATTGGTGCGTGTATATTTGCAACAATAGTAATGACAATACTTTTTATTATAAACTAATTCGTTGAAGTTTTTAGAAAGTTGTTTTGGACGTGGGTTCGATTCCCACCACCTCCACCAAAAGTATATTGACGAACCGAGTTATCGGTAGCAAACATGAAAGTGGCAATATACTTCTGATGGGGGTGACCTGGTTTCGACAGGACATACAAGTATAAAAATGGAGAATCGTCAAAGCTAAAGACGTTAGGATTGAGGACACTCGGTCGAAGAAGCAAATTAAATTAAACGCAAACGATAATAAGTTCGCATTAGCAGCCTAAACACTGCTTAGGGTTTTGATGGGTTGACCTCGTAACAGAATAACCCATCACAACAATAGGAGAAATTATGCGAAGTATTCCAATACTTTTAAGCATCTTAATATCGTCATCAATTTTGGTATTTTGCTTTACAAGTACCACAAGCAACATCTATAATGTACCAGTTAAAGTTCGGTATCAAGAATTGTCCAAACCATTACAAAAACAAATTGATTGTTTGGCACAAAATATTTACTATGAAGCTGGACACGAATCAAAAGAAGGGCAAATTGCCGTAGCAATGGTTACCTTAAATCGGTTATCTACAGGTTTCTATGCCCATGATATTTGCGGTGTAGTTAAACAGAAAACCAATGGTACCTGCCAGTTCTCATGGGTATGTGTTACTGGCGGCTTGACAAACGTACACAATCTGTTGTATAATGATATTAGACAATTAGCAGTAAACGTTGTTATGAATTATGATGTTATTCGTGATAATACCCACGGTGCAACATACTACCATGCCGATTATGTTAATCCAAATTGGGGATTACCAAAGACAACACAAATTGGTCGGCATATTTTTTACAAACACCACAGAGATGTGGCCAATATTAATAAGGAAATTAAATATGAATGAAGTGAAAAAAACTATTGAATCAATGTCTTTCGTTGTTTCGGTTGCATTGGTTGTTATTTCAATTGTCATCGGTGTAACATATTACAATGTTAGTGACCGTAAATTGATGAGTGCAAATATCGATTCAGCAATCGCTAAGGGTATTGATCCAATTTCAGTTCGTTGCTCTTTCGCACAAAGCGGAGATACAATTTGTGTAGCACATGCAGCTTCTATGGGTTCATCAGGTCGTAAATAAAAAGGAAATATATTATGGCAGTTCAGCAATTGAGTATTAACAAGATTACAAGTGAAGCAGACCAAAAGAAACTCTTGGATTGTTTGCGTGAGTGTTCAGCTTCAATGACACGAATGGAAGGTGAGAGTGATTACATTAAAGAATCTATCGCAACCGTATCCAAAAACTTGCAGTTACCTAAAAAATTGGTTTCTAGGTTGGTTAAAGTTTATCATAAACAAAACTATGATGAAGAAGTAGCTACCCATGAACAATTTGAAACCCTATATGAAACGATTGTGAAATAATATGAGTAAATTTACATTTATTAAAGAAGATGGTGTTTATTGTACCAATTCAAAACAGACAGTAGAATTTTCAGCTGTAAGTCTCGAAGAAGTATTGAAACAATTTGAATCCTTTTTACGAGGCGCTGGTTTTGTATTTAATGGTGAAGTGGGTATTTTTGAAGAAGAAGATTACCAATCAAATTATGATTACGATTATGATTTCAGTAATCTACCACAAAATAATTGGCCTTTTGGTTCACAAACAGAATTGGTAGGAAAATGTCCAGTTTGCAAGCTTGATAATGAGACTATGGAATTTCATAAATGTTATGATATAAATTGTCCAAAGGATGTGTTATAATGCCAACCAAAGATGAGATGAAGAAGTTTTCGTTTGCAATTGATTCAATGGTCGCAAATACTGATTACACTTATCTTGAAGCAATCGTGGAATACTGTAAGACTACAGGCCTCGAAATTGAAGTGGCGGCATCCTTAATCAACGCCAATCTGAAAACAAAGATTGAAGGACAAGCCATGGACCTTAACCTTTTGAAAGAGAAAACCAACAAGTTACCCATATGATTACTGGTTATGAAGCATTCAGTTTATTTCAAGCATTAAAATTACATTTTACATCCGATTCTTACGATTTCTTTAAGTACAACGGTAAGAGTAAAGTTTCAGTAGATGCTTTTGAGAACCGTAAAGACAAGTACCATTTTTATAAGTTGTCTCGCAGATTACCGAATCGTGATGAATTGATTATGTTCATTGTGGCTAACTTTTTGAATAATGAAAACCTTTGGGTAGGTGATTTATTGTCTGAAGAATCGGAAACTATTTACCGTGAAAGACAACGGGTAATTCAGAGTTTATCTTATATCTTTGAAAATGATTGTAAAGTTATCTTTGAAGATTGTAAAGATCCTAATGAAGTATTGTCAAGTTCTGGAGACTATCCAAGACTGTTAACGATGGCTTTACGCAAAGAGATATCGATAGAGACAATAACCATCCTAAACGCAATCCTACAATTCTTACCGATGTGGAATAAAAAGATTACCGATACAATACGATGGCCAATTTACCAAAGAAAACTGGCTAAGTATTCGGAGTTTTTACCCAAAGATATGAATAGGTTTAAATTAATATTGAAGAAAGTGATAAATGAAAATCAAAAAGTTATATCTTGATATGGATGGCGTAATTGCCAACTTTGAGAAAAGATATATCGAATTATTCAAAGAACCACCTGGTGGTTTAAATCGTGACCGTAAAGAGTTTAGTAAAAATTGGGAAGTGTTTATTCAAGATAAACATTTTGAAACTCTTGATTGGTGGCCAGGAGCTTGTGAATTAATTTCATATATTCAAAAGAATTTTTCACATGATACCGTGGAAATACTTACCTCATCTGGCGGTAACAAATACCATAGTGAGGTAGAAGTTCAAAAAAATATTTGGATTAAAAAAATGAATCTTTCCGAACAATGGAAAGTCAATGTGGTAGCAGGAAGAAAATTAAAAGCGGAGTTTGCTACTCCAGATAGCGTCTTAATTGATGATACCTTAGATGTTATCGAAGCTTTCAATAAAGCAGGTGGAATAGGTATTCATCACAAAGATTACGGCAATACTATCATGTTGCTGGATATCTTGCTTGCAAATGACTAAATACTATGATATAATGCATATAGTGGATAAGTCGTTTATACATCGTTAATATACCGTTTATAAGGAGTAACAAATATGAGTAGCTTTGCTAATCTCAAGCGTAACAAGAGTTCATTCGATAAACTCACAAAGGCTATTGAAGCCACCACACAACCTGCTGAGGCAGGATCCAAAGAAGATACCCGTTTCTGGCAACCTGAAGTAGATAAATCAGGTAATGGCATGGCCGTTATCCGTTTCCTTGCAGCTCCCGCTGTTGATGGTGATGATGCTCTTCCATGGGTTCGTATCTTCTCACATGGATTCCAAGCACAAGGCGGTTGGTTAATCGATAACTGCTTAACAACTCTTGATGGTGCTAAGTGTCCAGTATGTGACCACAATTCAACTTTGTGGAACTCTGGCATCGAAGCCAATAAAGAGATTGTTCGCAAACAGAAGCGTAAATTGAATTACATCGCCAATGTGTTAATCGTTTCTGACCCTAAACATCCAGAAAACGAAGGTCAAGTCAAATTATTTAAATTTGGCAAAAAGATTTTCGATAAGATTTCTGAAGCTATGAATCCAGAATTTCCGGATGAGAAGCCAGTTAATCCTTTTGATTTCTGGGAAGGTGCCAACTTCAAGTTAAAGATTCGTAATGTTGAAGGCTATCGTAACTATGATAAGTCTGAGTTTGAATCTGCTGAACCACTATTAGGTGGTGATGATGATAAACTTGAGGAACTCTGGAAGAAAGAGCATTCTCTGAAAGAGTTTTTGGATGCTAAGAACTTTAAACCATACGACCAATTGAAATCTCGCCTAGATAAGGTATTAGGTTTCTCAGGTTCTGTGGCAATCAAGTCCAAAGCGGAAGATATTCTAGCACCGTCTAGAGTAGAAGAAGATGTGCCATTCGATACATCTTCAAAGTCTGCGGGTAGTGATGATGATTTGGATTATTTCAAGTCATTAGCTGAAACAGACTAATAAAAATCCCATGCATGTAGAATACCCGCTTCGGCGGGTATTTTTTTATCCTATTGCTCGTTCCACTAGTAACTTAGCTAATTCGGTATCAATAACACCTGATGCAGGTAAACTAATTTGGCCCCCACCACCGGTAGTGCTGTTTGAGGTTCTTGCATCAATATTAATTGGCGCAGAACTACCTGCATTGCGAGAATTATTTATTTGTTGAGAACCTTGATTTATTTGTGCGCCAGTTTTTGCAAAAGGAGATACTATTCCCTCAAATACTGATTTTGTTCCTTGAAATGTGGATTTTGAAGATCCATCCGAAGCTGCAACTGTCGCAGAACCATTACCATATTCTTTTAATGCCGAGTTGGCATATGCCATACGAGATTGTTCAACTGTTTTAGGCCTCTCATAATATTTACCAAAATTAAATGCGGCCTCTTCAGCTGTATTAGAAGAACGCAACATAGCACCCGCTTTACTTTCTTTGTTACTCATTTCATGCATTATGAAATCTAATTGAGTATTAACATCACTAATTTCTTTTCCTCTAGAACTAGCAAATTGAGCCAAATCTTGTAAACGAGATCCTCTCCATTGAGCAAGTCCGTAAGCACCTTCTGGCTTATTATGTGCGCCACTATTTAAAGTTGATTCTTGTACCAAATTACCAACTACACCAGCAGCTTGTGCAGGACTTAAACCCTTTGATACCAAATAATCAACAGCAGCTTTTGTGCTAATACTTTTGCCTTTAGGAAGATCCATGTGAGCACCGGTTGCATTGAAACCATTTGACCCGGAAGGTGATGTACTAGTTGGAGATGATGCTCCCGGCATACCATAATAATTTGGTGTATTATTAATTTTTAAATCGATGCCAGCACCACTCATCATCTCCTCTAAAGACATATTTTTTGATTGTTTTTCTGTTTGCGTTTCTTCTTTTGTGGGTGAATTGCTTTGTTTTTCATCTTCACCCGTAAATTCTTTCCACCAACCATATAGTTCCCAGGCCAGAACCGCACTACCTAATATATTAATTGCGGTCCAAATCCAACCAGGTCCTGGAACGGCAAGTCCAGCGCCGGCAGATAATAATCGTAAACCTATCTTAGCATATAATTTGGGTGCTTTTCGTTCTAAAAATGCTAAGAATCGAGTCCATCTTGAAGTTGGTGCTTTTGCGTATCGACCTGTTTTGGGATCTCTATATTGTTCTTTTGGTGTTGATGGTGCTGTTTTCGGTGTTGGTGTTGAGTAACCACCCATCGATGAACCAACAGCTAAACCTGTAGCTGCTACAGCTGCACCCCCAAGACCAGAAGATTCCTCATCATCACCACCCGAAAACATATTATAGAGTCCTAAACCAATACCAGCGACACCAAGACCCCTGAAAACTTTTCCAACACCACCAGCACCTTTTTTACCCCTAATACCACCACCCGTTGATGAGACACCACCAAAACCAAAAAGTTTTTTGGCCAAAAATGCAAGGCCAGCAACTACCAAATTTATTGATGTTTTAATTGCAATAATACCAGCCAACAATATTGCGGATCCATACATAATATTTTTCTTTACATCTTTCCAACCTTCTTCACCAAAAACAGTTCGGCCAAATTTTCCAATCATATCAAAAATGCCATTTCTAAACTCGGCACTAGTAAAGAATTTTCCAATACCATAAAGTATACCGGCAATTAAACCACCTTTGATTAACATGTTGGTTAAACCACCAGCAATTATTGCATTTAAGAAATCGTTTGCTTGGCCAAAAAATCCTTTACCATCTTTTTTATCACCTGTTTTTGTAGGTGATTTAGATGTTTTGGCTGCCATTTGAGATTCATACGATTTTTCTCGGTCAGAAGAGGATAAGAAGAATCGGTCAGCTTTATCTCTTTGAGTGCCACCAGCAATCTTAACCAATTTTAAAATGCCTTGTTTCATCACATTAATATCACGCATTATTATAGGCAAGGCCATACTGTTGCGGCCAATGACATCCAAGCTACTTGTCAATTGAGAAGTATTTTCAGTATCCATCAAAGAAGAACTGTTACTAGACTTAGCTCTTCTTTTGGTTTTTTTAAATTGTTTAAGAACGCTTGCAAATGGCATTTTTTATCTCTTTGAGTTTAGTTGTTTCATTCTTTCATTTTCTTCTTCAATAAAGTTAGATAACAAACTAACATATACCGATTTTTCCCACGGCAGCATATTATTCAAATCTGCCAAACTATACTTGTGATGTTGCATTAAAGCAAAGTTAGTTTCAAAGTGGTTTTTCAAATTATCATGGACAAAAGTTATGCGAAAAAATTTTGAATTCCTTCTACCATAATTTTTTCTTGATACCCACACTTATTACATTTAAAATCCAATTCTTTTTTTATTGATGGACATGTTTCAAAAAATTCTTGTACTTTTTCAAATTGTTTTTGTGTTAAGTTTTCAATGAATTCTATTAATTCAGATTCTTCAATGTCTTTTCTATAATAAATTGTATCTTCATCATAAATGTAATCAATACAGTTGGAAATAATACCTAAAATTTGTTCCACATCATTGGTTGTTTTAACCTTATCAATAATAGAAAAATTTGGATATTTCATAACAATACCTAATTTTTTAGTTAATTCAATTTTGTTAGTATGTTTCTCATTAAAGGTTGGTTCAATTTCTAGAACATTTACTTTAATTTTAACGTTGTTACCACATTGGACCTCTTGGCCTTCTTCATCTTCAACTTTGTTATTACAAGTATATTTCAAGTCAACAATTTCACCTACCGAACGAGCTCTTAAATGTAAAAAGAAATACTCCAAATCGGTTACAGGTAATGAATTAGTATCAACATCATCTAAACAACAATTATTAATAATCTGTTTAATGGTGTCCATGATTGTTGTTTCATCATCCGACTCCATAGCAATTAAAAGCAATTTCTCTTCTTTAACCAAAAATGGTCGATAACGAAGTTTTGTTTTTGTTAAGGGTAAATCGATTGTGAAAATCGGCACATCAAGTTTAGGTAAAGCCATATTATATCTCCATAAAATTTATTGTATTCTGTTAAAAATTGTTCCCAAAGGTTTTTCCAAAGTTGCTGGAATTTTATTAAAGAAACTAGATGCCTTGACACCAAATAATGTCGCAGCTGCGGTTGCAATATCGTATTTTCCGTTGTATAGAACCTTATACTTCTGGTAAGCAAATTGTACCGTTAAACGGTGGAAGTTATCTTCAGACCATGATAATGGTTGACTAGAAAAACCAATAGGATAAGCATCCATTAATTCAACTGCAAATATTTGTTGAACAAACTCATCATATTGAATAACTTTAATATTTGTTAAGTATCTAGAAGTTTCGCCTCTAGGAAATCTCAAATTGTTTGTATCACTTGGCATAATGGAATCAATCCATTTTTCAAATAATTTTCTTTCATAGAACTCGTTTGTACATAAGAATGTTAAACTAGTATCGGTGTATTGTGTTTGGTATGGTACTTTAAAAGTTGGACCATAAATTTTGGCATCCATAGTCTGTAACATTTTACCTGGAAGTTCCGCACTTTCACATTGTAAGGCCAAATAACCTGACATGGATGCGTTATCACTTCTAGACTGTGGATCCGAACCGGCCGGATTATTCATTATATCTGAAATGTCAGCAATAATGTTATTCGGTAAGTTAATTAATTTTTCCAAGAAGGAACTACCAATATATTCATTAATATATTTTGGTATTGGTAAGACAACCTCAAATCTACTAGGTTTGGCAAAACCTTCTTTAGCGTTGACGTTTGAGTAAAATAATTGTGGTGAAAAGGCCATTAAATTTTCTTTCTGGATTCTGCGTAAACTTTACCTGAACTGGCACCAACAAATGATTCCATCGGTAATAATGCCGCAATATCCCATTCATCTGCGGCAATTTCTAAGAACCTAGATTCAATCTGTGAAAATAGGTACTTTTTAAGACAAGGATTGTGTTCGGATATTGACGAGGACCGTCTCAGGACATCATAACTGAGACGAAGCTTGGTCGTACTATCATATTTACTATTATTTGCGTATTCACTCAATTTATCTAATAGAATGATTCGTTGCTTTGGGTGAAGATAATGTAAATTCAACCCTAAAAAACCGTCTTGGTATTGTTCTATCGGTAAAACCAATGGGAACCTATCGTAGTATGGCAACGTATCTTTCGTTTTCGGGTCGTAAAAGAAAAAATACATACGACCTATAATGGCACCACCCTTCAACCGTTGTCTATCAGAAAGTAATGCTTGCCGAGTAGGATTCAAGGTTTTTATTTTTGCTCTGAGCCACTCACGAGCTGCGTTTGAACGTATGTTCAATCCCTCTTTCGCAAGAGAACTTTTGATTCGGTCTAATAGATATGCCATGTTCTATTTATCTCAAATAATTTAGGTAATAATTCACATTTGCCTGCTTTTTCAATCAATTTCATTATAAGTATCGGTGTTCCGTTTTTAAGAATATATTAGCTAATACCTAGGTCATGTTCTGTAAGCACTTGGAAGACCCATCCTCTATCTTTACAGAACTCTGAAGCAGCCTTCCATTTAGCTTGATTAACGATATAAGTTATCGATTCTTCTAAGTATCTTTTAGTCTTTCTCTGTTGTGTAGGTTGTTTAGTCTGATATTCAGGTTTAATTTCCCAAACATGTGTCATAACAGTACCATCCTTCTTCTTTACCTTAACAACAAAGTCTGGAAAGTAACGGTGTACCTTTTCATCAACCGGACTGAAGTATTTGATAACGAGTTCCTCTGAAGCCCAATAGATAACACTTTCACTTTCATCCAAGTATTTCATTACCCGTTGTTCCCATGTGGACCGCCAGATGATGTTATTTGCATCACCAGCGTATTTTTTTGGGTTTTTTGGTACAAATCGTCCTTTATATGCCATAAATAGTATTTATTTAACATAGAAAAAGGTTAAAATGTCTCTCTTCTCCTTTGCAAACATATCATTTGGTTCTAAAGACCGTAAGGTTGATGCTAGTAAGAACCTTATATCGTCCAAGGCATATAATATTTACCGTTATCCAATTGACTTAGGTTCATCGGATAAAGGTCATTATATGGTGTTTCATGTGAATGGACAATTAAAATCTCAATTAGTTGGAGATGACCAAGCTGTAAATGATAGACCTACTATAATTGAAAATAGAATAGCGTTTGGAACACCAACTGCCGGTCAAGTTGGATTTGCAGCTGCTGGTGCAACTAAAGATGAGCAGATTCGTTTTACTCGAACAATTAGACGAGTAAAAGATACAATGGCAATTTACATGCCGGATACATTAATGTTTCAACACAATCAAGGATATAGTGATATTGGTTTGACAGGCATGTTGGCAGCTGGAATTGCAACAGCAACACAAGGACAATCAATTGTTGATACTGTAAAAAATTCTAATTCTAGTGCAATGGATAAAGCCATAAAATTGGCTGGTAATTTTTCTCCAATGATTGCAACACAAATAAAAGACAATGCATTATTAAGTGCTGGATTTACTGCATTTAGTGGTTTGGTTGTTAATCCAATGTTAGAAATGATTTATACAAGTCCAAGTTTTAGAGAATTTCGGTTTGATTTTGTTTTTCATCCTCGTAGTGAAAAAGAAGCCACAGAAGTTCAAAATATTATTAATCGTTTTTATTTTCACCAAGCACCAGAAGTAATGGATAAAGGTGCAGGTTTCTTTTTAATACCTCCTTCAGAATTTGATATTTTATTTTATTATAATGGTGCAATTAATCCAAACATTCCAAAAATTTCAACTTGTGTACTTACAAATATTGATGTAAATTATGCACCAAATGGTTTTGCTGCTTATGAAGTACAAGGTCAAATGACACCAGAACCGGGTAAAACTGGTATGCCTGTTTCCATTACTTTAAGTCTAAACTTTAAAGAGACAGAAATTATGACAAAAAATAATTTTAAAATGAAACAATCAAACGAAACATCAGAACGTCCATCTGATAATCAGTTTGGTACTTCAAGTTACGGTGAGGCTAATAGTGGCTAGATATTTTAACAATTTCCCTAAAATTGGTTATTCTTTAGAGACCATCAATCAATATGATTATGTAACCAATATTGTTTCTCGTTTTGGTATTGACAATAAACTAAAAGAAAACACCGCAATTTATTATGAATATAGTGTTGAAGATGGTGAAACACCAGAAATATTGGCATCAAAATATTATGATTCTCCAGAAAAACATTGGATTATTTTGGCGATGAATAATATTGTTGACCCACAATTCGATTGGCCTTTGACATATTCACAATTCAATCAATATGTTGATACCAAATATTCGGCAAATAATTATGCTGATACCGCAAATACTGGTGTGCCTGGTTTATCATATGCACAAAAATTATATACACAAAATGATCCTTATACTCAAGCCGCATATTATAAAGTTGTTTCGCAGACTATAGGTGATACAATAACAGTTAATAAATTTAAAGTTGATGCCAATACATATGCAAATAATACACTTATGAATTTAACTGGACGAAGAGGAAACATATATGAGTTTGATGATGGTGCTATTATAACAATTAAAATAACAAAAGAAACTCAAACTTATTATGATTATGAAATGGAAATTAATGAAAATAAAAGAAATATTAAAATGTTAAAACCCGAATATGTAAATATTCTTGAAAATGAATTACTGAATGTGTTTGAACAATGACAACCGAATCAAATATTAACAGTACATTACAAAGTTTTGTTAAAGAGATGGCTATTATTTTACCTAGAGGTAAACCTTTAGATTTAACTTCTTATTTTAGTGAATTAAACTTTTATGAAAGCATGTTTACACCATGCTCTTCAGGCAATGTATTAATTACTGAAGGTAGTGGATTATTAGAAAAAATTGATTTTAAGGGTAACTATTCAATTAGATTTAAACTTCAAAAATCTGAAGAGGATAATAATTTTTTTGAATTTTATAAAGAATTTAAAATTTACAATATTACAAATAGACAGAATGTGTCGTCAACGGCTCAAACATATTTAATACATTTTGTGAATGAAGATTTTGTGTATTCGTTACAACAAAAAATAAATCAAAATTATACCAATTCATATTCTACAATAGCTGAAAGAATATTAACAAGAAATCTAAAGGTTCCAAATTCAAGGCCATCAAGAGGCAAATCCGGTATTAATTTCATTTATCCAACAGAGGTAGGTAAAGAAGTTATTATACCTAATTTAAATCCTTTTGATTCTTTAACTTGGATTGCCAAAAGAACAACATCAACAAAATACAAAGCACCAGATTTTTTATTTTTTGAAAATAACAAAGGTTATAATTTTGTGCCAGTTTCATATTTGTGGGAAAAAGAACCACAATGGACTATAAATGTTAAACCTAAAAATATTTCAAATGATGTTGGTTCTGAATTTTTTGGTGCTCGTAGTATGAAAGTAATATCACAATTTAATATGTTAAATAGTATTAAAGAAGGTTCTTATGCTGGAACTTTTGTTGGATTTGACACATATACCAAAACAATTTCTGTGCAAAAAATAGATAACACTTTTGATAGTAATCCAAACCATGCTAATAAAAATGCTAATTTAAGTGATACAAAATCTAAAGATAATATTGATTTTACAAAAATGTATGATTCTAGAGTTGCAATTTATCCTTTTGCTTTACCAAGAACTACACAAGCATACATTAAAAAAAATTCACCAAAGGCTGCAAATACTGTTGATGATCCTGAAAAATATATTTTTCAAAGAAAATCTTTTTTTGCCAATTTAATGCAAAAACGAATTCAATTAACAATGCCAGGGTTTTTTGGATATACTTGCGGTGAAACAATAACATTAAATGTTCCAAAATTTGCAATAAAGGATGATGAAAAAAATACGGATGACACTTTGAGTGGCAAATATATAATACTAGGTGTACGACATATTATAAGATATACAACCCACGAAACCATTATTGAAGTAGCAACGGACTCGACCAAAAAATGATACCTAATGACTTTTACGGAAAAAAACCCTTTATCTGGTGGACAGGTATAGTTGAAAATACAGATGATAAATTGAATTTGGGTTCACTACAAGTTCGCATCATCGGACTACATTCACTAGATAAAACACAAGTACCAACAGAATCTTTGCCTTGGGCTCAGGTGGCTAAACCAACTACAGGTGCAAACACCAGTTCCGGCCCAAGACCTGGTGATTGGGTGTTTGGATTTTTTCAAGATAGTGAACAAGCACAAATACCTGTAGTGTTAGGAATATTTCCTGGTATTGAAAGTAAGCAATCGCAAATTGTTTATCAAGAATCCGTTACTAGAGAAGGTGCTGCTAATAAACCAGTTCCTTCACAAATTGACCGAGTAGTTGGAGAACCAACCACAGTTCTTATTGCTCGTGGTGTTGTAAAAGGTACTTTGGTTGATAAAACCAATAATCAATTAGCACATGTTTGCGATATTAAACCTTTTGTTAAAGAAACTGTAATTAAAATTAGAGCTACATTTGGTTATGTTGTTGAAGCAATTAGAAAAGCCATTCGTGTTATTTTGAAAGCACTTGGATTAGATCCTAGTGGAGAAAGCTCAAAATTAACGCAACAACTTAAATCATTGGCCGCTGAAATACGAAAGTTTAAAGACTATGTTACTGATTTTAATGATTATGTTTTAAAACTTGTTACATTGGCAAAACAAATAAGAGCCATGATTGATTACATTCTTAGTTTACCAGAAAAATTGCTTAAACTTTTGCAAGATTGTTTAGTTCAATTATATACCGCATTAGCTAGAGGATTTGCTGATTTATTGGCACCACCAGATAATCTTTTGGGTACTAATGTTAATATGGATGAAATAAAAGCCGCCTTTAATGATGTACAATCTGCAACAAAAGAATTATATACGGCAACAATAACAACAATATCAATTCCTGGCCAAGTTGTTGGTGCTCTTTTAACTCCGTCTAGTACCGCTGATATGGAAAAAGCCGGTGCGGATTTAAATGGTTTTTTTACATCACAACCAGCTGCACCTGATATTTCAACTACAATAAATCCAAGTAAACAACCTTAATTATGGCAACTAAACCAATAGAAGATAGAGGATGGACAGAACCGGAATCGGCAGCTAGTGTTGAGAATCCACCAAAACCTCCTTATAATAATATAACACAAACTCCATCTGGACATATGTTTGAGATGGATGATACAAATAGTCGTGAACGTGTCAGACTACAACACCGTACAGGTACTTTTATTGAAATGCACCCAAATGGTGATGAAGTGCATAAAGTTTACGGTGACGGTTATGAAATTACAATTAAAAATAAAAATGTTTTAATTAAAGGTCATTGTAATATAACTATTGAAGGTGATTCTATTATTGATATTAAAGGTGATAAAATTGAACGAGTAGCTGGCGATTATGATTTACAAGTTAATGGTAATTATACGGTATGTGGCAAAAAATCAATCAATTTAGCTACCAATGGTAATTTTACTTTAGGTGCCGGTTCCACAGTTGGTGGCGGAGATATTAAGATGATAACTGGTGGACATGTTTATGTTTCTGGTGATATGACTGTTGCTGGTGGTTTTGTTGCGGATTTAATAACATCAACAACCCGTGTGGATGCGTTGACTGGTGTTAGTGCTGGTCCTTTAGGATTTGTTTCTACATTAGGTGGTTTGGCAATTGGTCTTCCTCCACTAACACCTGCTACTCCATTTCAAATTAATTGTAGCGGTCCTATTAATTCTTTAGCTTCAGTAAGCGCACCTGTGGGTACTCTTTCATTTATGACTGCAATTCATATGACGGATATTATTAATTTAGGTATAAACAACATACATAATCATCCAACACCCAAAGGTCCATCAGGACCACCTCTAGTACAAATGGTTTAAAGTGAGAAAACATGAATAGTATATTTCAACAATTAGGTTACAATTATAGTCCATCAAGTAATGAAATAATTACATTTGACCAAAGTGTTTTGAATTCAATGAATTCTGTTCCACAATTTTTAAATTCGTGGCAATATGAAGATTTGCGAAATAATGATACTGCAATATCAAATTATCTTGTAAATCCTGTATCTTCAATATCACAATTTATACATGATATTGCAGTATCTATTTTTGATGCTTGTGGAAATGTTGCTGATTTGGCAACTATATCCGCAACAGCCAATACTGCCAATGTGGCTGCAACCAATTTTTTAGCACATACAAATAGACTTGCTGGAATAGAACCAATCAATTCCGATACCGTGTTATTGCCTCACTATGATACTGCTATTGGAGTTGGTAAATCAATAATGTATATTGTATATCAGTCTGATGAAATACAGAATAATGCGCCAATTATGGGTTCGTTTACAAGCCTTTTTATAAAAGACGATTTAACTTTGAAATATAATGTGGTTACTGGTTATCCAGATTTGATTTCTAATAGTATAAGTGCAAATACTTATCCTGACGGTAACGGAAATACAATTACAGAATTGTCCTCAAATTTAACACCAACACAAATTAGTACAATTGTTACCAATGTTGAAGCTCTTGGAAACACTATGAATACAAGGCGAACCCATGATGAGAATTTCTATAACAATTCAAAAAATATATTGACTGAATTTAACCAAATAAAGAAATTTAAGAGTCCTGGCACATCAGAAACAAATATTATTAATGATTACATTGGAACAACGAGATTGAAAAATAACTTGGCAAATGTCGCATAAATAAACAATGGCAAATATAACAGTTCAAAAAACAAGACAGTATAGTGATTTAGACTTAAATTTCACGGTACATCCAGTTAAAAAAGATATTAATATCTATAAAGACGAGATGGCAGTAATCAATGCTTTAAAAAATCTCATCTTAACTAACCATTATGAACGACCATTCCAACCAGACCTTGGTAGTAATGTTCGTAAACTTTTATTTGAACATATGGATATTATTACAGCCGCAGCTTTAGAAAAAGAGATAGAACAAACAATTACCAACTTTGAACCAAGAGTTCAAATTTTAGATATATCCGTTGCACCAAATGACGAAAAGAACTCATATGGTGTTACTATGAGATTCAATGTAGTCAACAGAACCGAACCAGTTACAATAAGTTTCTTATTGGAAAGAATACGATAAATGGCAACAAATAACTTAAAAGTTACCGACCTTGATTTTGATACAATCAAGCAAAACCTTAAAACCTATTTAAAAAATCCATCAATTAATCCTACCTTTCAGGATTATGATTTTGATGCTTCTGGTTTAAGTGTGTTGATTGATTTGTTGGCATATAATACACATTATAATGCATACTACTTGAACATGGTTGCCAACGAATCGTTTTTAGATACCGCAAAATTAAGAGATTCGGTGGTTTCACATGCAAAGACTTTGGGTTACACTCCATACTCAGTAAAGGCTGCAACAGCTATTGTTAATATTACAATGCCTTTCAACCCTTACGAAAATTTAAACATGGGTGAAATAATTATACCTAAAAATTATAAGATATTATCCAATCAGATTGATGGTGCATCATATACTTTTAATGTATTGGAAAATATAAAAGCAACCAAATCTGGTTCAAATTATTTCTTTGAAAATGTTCCAATTTATGAGGGTGAATTAATAACGTATGCCTTCAACTATTACGAACAGACAAATCCAAAACAAATATTTACTCTACCAGAATCCAATATAGATACAACTACAATTAGTGTTTTGGTTTTATCACCAACAGATACATCATCAACTGTTTATTCAAGAGTTGATACTGTTTTGGATGTTATTGACACATCAGAGGTGTATTTCCTACAAGAGTCTAGAAACGGCCAATACGAAATTTATTTTGGTGATGGTGTTATTGGTAAAAAATTACCAGTTGGTGCTGTAGTTCAAGTATCATATTTGGTAACTAATGGTTCAGCCGCAAATAAAGCATACACATTCATTGCTACCGGTAATTTAACCGATAGTTTAGGTGAAACTGTTATTTCTGGCGACGTAAATGTTGTTACAGTATCTCCAGCTGCTGGTGGTTCAACCCGTGAGGATATTGATTCGATTAAGTATTCTGCAATTAACAAATATTCTTCACAAAATCGTTTAGTAACTTACAACGATTATAATGCTTACATTTTAAGTAACTATCCGAATATTGATTCACTATCCGTATGGGGTGGTGAAAATGAAGATCCTCCTGTTTATGGTAAAGTTTTTGTTTCGATGAAACCAAAGGAAGATTATTATATCTCTGAAGCAGAAAAACAAAGAATTATTGATGATATTATTACTCCAAAATCAGTAATATCAATACAAACATTAATTAAAGATCCTGAATATCTTTATTTAAAACTTAATAATAATGTACGATATGATTCCAAAAAAACAAGTTTAACACAAGAATCATTAAAATCTTTAATTAAAGACACTATTGTTAATTTCTTTAATTCAACAGTTTCTAAGTTTAATTCTACTTTTGCTTTGTCTAAAATGCAAGAAGAAATTGATAATTTGGATAGTTCAATAATTGGTATTGATTCTACACTTCGTTTAGAGAAAAAATTTAAACCACTATTATTAACTAATGCCTCTTATACTGTCAATTTCAATTCTGAATTGTACCGAGGTTCTGTTATCAATCGTTTGGCTTCCAATGAATTTGATGTGTTTGATAATACAGGCATAAGACGAACTGCTATTATTGAAGAAACACCTGAAGCTTATACTGGTATTTCAGATATTCTGGTTACGGATCCGGGTTCTGGTTACATAGCAACACCAACCGTGACCATTACTGGTGATGGTACTGGTGCTACAGCTACTGCAAAAATTGTAAATGGTCGAGTAGAATCTTTTACTATTACCAATCGTGGTATTAATTATAGTCGTGCCGTATTAAGGGTAGAAGGTGGTGGTGGTTTTGGTGCTACGGCAACCATTATTTTAAATTCTCGTTATGGTGTTTTAAGAACAGTTTATTTTGACACAAACGCAGAACGTCAAATTATTAACTCAAATGCTGGTACAATTAATTACCTTACTGGTGAAATTGTATTGAATAACCTACAAGTATTGTCCACAAGTTCAGCTGATGGTTATATTAATATCAATGTTCAATCTGAAAACAACATTATTAGTTCAATTAAAAATACTTTAATTGTTTTAAATTCTGGTGATGCTACTTCAGTTGTTACAACTTTAACTTCGGTATAAAATGGACCAAAAAACATCACTATTAGTTAATAGTCAGTTACCTGAGTTTATTCGTGAAGAATATCCTCAGTTTATTTCTTTTTTGGAAGCCTATTATCAATTTCTTGAAACCGAACAGATTGTAAATGGTGTAACTCAACAAAATGATTTAACTTCAAAGTTAAAGAATTTACGGTATATTTCTGATATCGACCAATCGTTATCTCAATTTGAACAACAGTTTTATAATGAATTTTTATCATTAATACCTAAAGATACTAAAGTTGATAAAGCTTTTTTAATTAAAAATATTCTACCTTTATATCAAGCTAAAGGTACAGAAAAATCATTTCAGTTTTTATTCCGTTTATTGTTTGGAGAAGAGATTACTATTTCTTACCCTCGTAATCAAATATTACGCACATCTGATGGTAAGTGGTCAATCGAAAACATTTTGAGAACAGATGCCGAATTGTATAGTGAATATGTTTCTGATGGAATACAAACATCATATTATTTACCATATCCAATTGATTTGGATAAAATCCAAGTTTATATTGACGATTCTCTTTTTGAAAATTTTGATAATTATTATGTTAAAAAAGAATTACAAAAACTTGAATTTTATAGAACACCTGCAATAAATTCAAAAATTAAAATTGTTTACCCAACACAATTTAATGTTTCTATATTTAAAAACCGTAAAATTACTGGATTAACATCTGGTGCATATGCTTTGGTTGAAAATGCTGGTATTCGAACCGCTTCTGGTTCTAATTATTATGAATTTTTTATAAATCAAAAAACAATTGTTGGTAATTTTATCAATGGCGAAATTATTCAAATAGATGCAATAAATTCGAATAATCATTTAATAACATTCTTTTTACAAGCATTATCTGATGTTGATTCTGTGCAAATTATTAATCCGGGAAGCAATTACAATGTTGGTGATGTTGTTAATTTTTTAGGTGCTAGTAAAAACAAAGCTGTTGCGGTTGTAAATTCTGTTAGTACAGGAACTGTGGATGGAATAACATTAAAGGTTCCAAATTTTGGTGCCGGTTATAAAGTTAATAATAATGTTTATGTATCTAATATCAATTCAGCACCTTTTGCAGCATACATCGATGCGGTAGATGATTCTGGTACAATTTCAGCCAACACTATCACATATAATAATACCGATTTTATTTCAAATCTTTCTAATGTAATTTTATCAAATACGGATTTTGGGTTTGCGGCTAATGGTACACAAAATTTAACTTCTGTTATTGGTGATGCTTTAACTTTGAATACTATTAACGAATTAGGCCCAGCAATTAACGTTGTAGTATCTCTTAGTGAATTGACAAACAATACATCGCCAATTTTTGTTACTCAATCTAACGTGGTTTATGGTAATGTTACTATATTAGACTTGGGTGCAATTGGTACAATTAAGGTTAATAATGGTGGTACTGGTTATTTACCTGGAGACAATTTAATATTCACAAATACGGAATATTTTTCTGGCCAAGGCGCAGCTGCCAGAGTTTCTTTTGTCTCACCAAATGGTAGTATTGGAGGTGTTCAAGTTACCAATCCGGGTCGTAATTATAGAAAAGATTATTTACCAACCATAACTGTTGATAGTGTTTCTGGTGTTGGTGCAAATTTGGCCATTCAAGACTTTATGGGAGAAGGTGCTGAATTCCAATTTGAAGCTGGTGACGGTATTGCTGGTAAAATTTTGTCTATTAAAGTTTTGGATAAAGGTACTGGTTATTCAACCAGACCACTTGGAGATTTGACATTATCTGGTGACGGAGAAGCAACCACCAATGTTATTATTAGACCGTCTGTGATTGAATTGCCTGGAAGATGGTTGACCTCCGATAGTTTATTGTCATCCGATGAGGTTAAATTGGAAGGTAGAAATTACTATATTGATTTCTCATATGTTATTTCATCAAAGGTTGAATTCTCCAAATATAAGAATATCATCAAGGATTTGTTGAATCCATCTGGTGCAGTTAATTATGCAATTTATAAAATTATTGAAACCATTAATGTTCCAGTATCTATAAATATCGAAAGTGAATTGACCAGGCAAGTGTCAGGAACAGTCAATGTGGCAGCTAATAGTTACTTTGTAATTGGTACAAATACAAATTTTGTTGTTGCAAATACCACAATATTAATGCCTCCAGGAACAAATATTAAAGTTAACGGTGAAATAAGAATAGCAAATAGTATTATAAATAACACAAGTATTACGGTTTCGGAACCATTTACTTATAGTGCAAACGACCAATTGATAACAATTGTGTTACCTCCATATAACTCAATAACAACAGAATATTGGCGTGAAATGCAAACCGAACAAAATGTAAATAACTTCTTTATTACAGAAGCTATGCCGCCGTCTAGTATAATTTAAAGGGATAAAATGTCAATAAGAATATCGGGATTACCAGAATTAGGAGCCATTAGTTCGAATGTAGCTAATGCCTACATTGTTCTTGTGGATAATGATACCCCCGAAGATTATCTAAAAACCAAAAAAATTACAGTTGATAATTTTCTAAGAGTTACCAAAGAATATGGTAATACACCTGGATTGTATTATGTTTCTAAAGGTGGTGTTGATACTAATGACGGTAAATCGTGGGATAAAGCATTTTACACAATAGAAAAAGCTTTGCAAGTTGCAGCTACATTAAATGATGCGATTACTGTTATTGATGTTGGACCTGGAATATACACAAGTAATGGTCATATGGACCTTCCTGATAATACTATTGTCAAAACAACTCACCGTTCAGCTGTTATCAGACCGAATCCTGGTTATGCTCAACGAAATGTTTTCCGTATGGGTTCTGGATGTTTTATTGAAGGATTTATTTTTGAAGATTGGCAATTAGACAGTATGGATAATCCGACTGAAGGATTTGCCGTTTCATTTAGACCGGGTGCAAACATTCGAAGAGTTCCATACGCACATAAAATTGCGGTTAGAACAACACCTTATTGGACATATATTGTCCCACCGCTAGACAGACTTAATGCGAACCCATTAATTGGTCGTGGTGGTGGTGTCGCTTTGGCTGATGGAGACGTTTGTTCACCATATAGTATTTTCCCTAACATTATGACATGGGGTGCAACTCCGGTCACACACAATGGTATTGGTTATTGTGCCAAAAACGGTGGATTAATTAATGCGGTTAATGCCGTTAGTATGTGGTGTCATCGTCATTTCTATGCAATCGGTGGCGGTCAAATTATTCTTTCAAGTTGTTCTACACAATTTGGTGATTACACAATGGTATCAAATGGTTACAGAGAATTGGTTAATCCAACTGAAAGTGGAATTACAATTACACCTTCACCAGCTAATGCAAATACAATTCGAAGTGCAGCCAATACAATGATTGACGGCATGTGGGCAAATTTAGTAAGTAGTAATTTAACATTTGGATGGGATGCAACCGATGAAGCTTACACTCGTAGAGATGCTGGCACATTATTGCAATCACTAAGTTGGGTTATTGAAACCGGTAATGAAAAACCAATGTTAGATTTTGCAAAAGGTCTTTATACTGTTCAAGCCAATACGGCTAATACAACTAATGCTGTTCCTGTTTTTAGTAATGATAAATTGCCAGCATTTACACGTTCATTTAATAATTTAAAAGACCAAATTATTGCTCTTCAGTATGACAATTTACCTGCCAATACACCTAGTGCGGTAACTGCTTTAATTACCGCTCTAAATACAACAATAACTACACCAACAAAAACAATACAACCATCAACAATTACTGCAATCGGTCACACATGGACGGCTGTTATGGCTGGAGTTGCTTTGACAAAAATACCTCCGGTATTAAACGAAGCAAAAATACAAGATAGTATTTTGGAAATAAACCAAGGTCTTGTAATCGCCAGCGGACAAGACGACCAAGGTTCCGCTTTATTTGTGGGGGGAATGTCCATTGACTCCGATACCGGAGAATTATCGGGACCTCCATTCACATCAGCCGTTAACCGTATTGCTACTAAAACAGTCATCTCAAGGAGCTTTTAACAATGTCTAGAATAAAATGTCGTACACCTTCGACAGGCAAACCATTAAGAATTTCATTAGTAAATGTTAGTACATCATATACTACTGTTTCAGAAGCTTCTGATTTTTCTGTTCCCGATGCTTCATATGTATTTTCACCAAGAGACCCGGCAGATAATACTAGAGCTATTAAACCGGGCGAAGTGTTTTTCTTAACACCTCTTGCTGCTAAAAACAAAACAGCAAGTTTAGCATATATCGAAACTTCTTTATATACAGAAAATAATGTTAGAATAGCATTTGCAAACGTTGCTGTACCTGCATATGATACTGCATTTATTCCATTACAAGGCCGCAGTTTATTTAAAAGAAGTGTAAATACCGCAAACGGTGATATACTTCAAGTTAAATCAACAGTCAATAATGCATTTGATGTATGGGCATCTGCTGAAGAAAAATTATCAAGTGAACACTCTGGAGTAGAATAATGTCTATTTTACTTTCCGGTAAAGGTATACTTGTAGGTTTTGGTGTTCCACAAGAAGTACCAATTTTATTAGATCCGGCTAGTTACGCAGGTGCGATAGCCTATGGTAGCGATAATAAGATGTGGTACTGTGATGGACTAACATGGATTTGTATGGATGGATTGTCCGGTTACTCTGGATATAGTGGATATAGTGGTTACTCCGGATATAGTGGTTACTCCGGTTATTCAGGATATTCTGGTTACTCTGGATATTCCGGTTACTCTGGATATAGTGGTTACTCCGGATATTCTGGTATTTCTGGCTATTCCGGTTACTCTGGTTACTCTGGTGATTCTGGAATAAGTGGATACTCAGGATATTCTGGTATTTCTGGTTACTCTGGTATTTCTGGATATTCTGGATATTCTGGATATTCTGGACCATCAGGTTATTCCGGTTATTCTGGAATTTCGGGCTATTCCGGTTACTCAGGATATTCCGGCTCTGGTATAAGTGGTTATTCCGGATATTCCGGATATTCCGGTCGCTCTGGTTACTCTGGATACTCTGGTTACTCTGGATATTCTGGACCATCAGGTTACTCTGGATACTCTGGATATTCCGGATATTCCGGTCGCTCTGGTTACTCTGGTTACTCTGGATATTCTGGATACTCTGGATATTCCGGTTATTCCGGTATCTCCGGTTGGTCTGGATTACCTGGAACAGGATTACAAATTGATGGCGTTGCCAATAATTATACAGATTTAACTACAAAAACTCCTGCGGTTAACGATGTTTGGTATGTACTAGATACAGATGTATTATACTATCGCACAGCACAATCGACCTGGATTAATTTAGGACCACTCCAAGGTGCTTCTGGTTACTCCGGTTGGTCTGGTATAAGCGGTTGGTCAGGTACCTCAGGTTATTCTGGTTACTCAGGAATCTCTGGCTGGTCTGGTATAAGTGGTTACTCCGGTGAATCTGGTATTAGTGGTTACTCAGGATATTCTGGTATAAGTGGTTGGTCTGGTATTTCTGGATACTCAGGATATAGTGGTATTTCAGGTTGGTCTGGTATTTCTGGATATTCTGGTTATAGTGGTATTTCAGGTTGGTCTGGTATCTCAGGATATTCTGGTTACTCAGGATTGTCTGGTTCTGGAGTTTCAGGTTATTCTGGTTATTCTGGTTATTCTGGATCCGGTCTTTCCGGTCTTTCCGGTTACTCTGGTTACTCAGGCATATCAGGTTGGTCTGGTCGTTCCGGTTACTCCGGATATTCTGGTTATTCTGGTTCAGGAATTTCTGGATATTCTGGTTATTCCGGTCAGTCTGGTTCTGGTTCTTCTGGTATCTCAGGTTATTCTGGTTATTCAGGCATATCAGGTTGGTCTGGTCGTTCCGGTTACTCAGGATATTCTGGTTATTCTGGAACTTCAGGATTCTCTGGTTATTCTGGTACCTCTGGATTCTCAGGATATTCTGGTTGGTCTGGAGATAATCCAGGTTCTTCAGGTTATTCCGGTTATTCTGGAATTTCTGGTTATTCTGGTTGGTCTGGTCGTTCCGGTTATTCGGGTTGGTCTGGCATCTCAGGTTCTGGTGCTTCTGGTGCTTCTGGATATTCAGGATATTCAGGTTGGTCTGGAGATAATCAAGGTTCTTCAGGTTATTCCGGTCGTTCTGGTTACTCTGGTTACTCAGGATATTCTGGTTGGTCTGGCCGTTCTGGCCAGAATGGTATTGATGGTGATTCTGGATATTCTGGTTACTCTGGATTGTCTGGATTAGGTATTAGTGGTTATTCTGGTTATTCCGGTCGTTCTGGTTATTCTGGTTACTCTGGATATGTTCCATCTTATTGGTATGGAATTGCGGTTTCTGGACAAACAACTGTTATACCAGACGCTAGTGCCGACACATTAAATTTTGCTGCTGGTGCTAATGCAACAATTACATTAAATAATACAACCAATACAATTACAATTGATTCTAAAGCTTCTGCTGGTGGTATGGCTTCTAGTGGTAATACTATTTTAGTTGTAAATGATACATCATCAACTACTTTGTATCCAACATTATCTGATGCAACAAGTGGTTATGCTAATGTAAAAATAACAAGTAGTAAATTAACTTTTGATGCTTCAACAGGAACATTATCATCAACCAACTTTAATTCATTATCTGATGCCACATTAAAAGAAAATTTTAATGAGATTGGTGGTGCATTAAGTTTATTGGATAAATTGGATGCATTAAGTTTTACTTGGAAAGATAACGGTCTTAAATCTTATGGCTTTAAAGCGCAAGATGTTGAGAAAGTTATACCAGAAATTGTTGGTAAAACCGAACAGTATAAAACAATCTCATATATACAATTGATACCTATTTTAGTACAAGCCATTAAAGAACTTAAAGAAGAATTAAAGAAATGACAACAAATTACATTTCAAAAAAAATAAAAACCTTTAATGCAAAGGTTTTTAGAGATTCTTTTAAAGAAAGTACACCTAAAAAAATAGGTTACATTTTTCTATCCAAATCAGCTCCATATGCAAATAATGATAATGTTGCAACTGATTTGGTGGATACTGTAAAACAAGAAAAAGAAATTTGGGACAACATGGTTCTTGGTAAAAGAATTGTACCTAAAGATATTGAACTTGTTATTCCTTTACACACATGGACTGTCAATACCGTATATAAACAGTACGATGATACTGCTAATTTAGATAGCTTATTGACAGTATCGGGAAATGCATATCCAATGTATGTCCGTAATTCAGAAGGTAATGTTTATAAGTGTCTGTCTAATGTAGCACCATCAGGCCAAGGTTCTCAAACTGAACCTACTGGAACATATACCACAAATGATGGATTTATTCAAACTGAACTTACTGATACCTCAAATTATTTGTGGAAATACATGTTCAATGTTAAAAATTCTAATAAATTTTATACCAATGAATATTCTGATAAATGGATTCCAATTCCATATATTCAAGCTAATACCAATTTTAGTGATTACAATTACAATACATTAAATTTGGTTGATGGTTCTTTAAATAAAATTATTGTTACAAATTCTGGTTCTAATTATTATCATACCGATATTAATGTTGCACCTTTTGCATCTGGTTCAAATACATTAACAATTTTAGATGATATTGATTTAACAACATCGAATATAATTGTAGAATATATGGCAGTTTCTGGTAATGGAATATATGCAAATAAAACATTTATTACACAAATTGATCCAGCACAACCAAAAACACTATATCTTTCACAACCAACTGTAGGTTCTGGTGGCGGTACATCAACACCAAATAGAATTAATATTAAAACTCGTATTGTAATTAATGGTGATGGTACTGATACTGTAGCTGATGTTCATTTATCAAACACAGGAATATCAAGAATTGATGTTACTAGTGCAGGTAGTGGATTTGTTAAAGCCAATGTAGAAATTTATGGTTCAGGTTCTGGTGCAGCTGCAAGAGCAGTATTGCCTCCTAAATTTGGTCATGGTGCCAATCCTGCTATGGAATTAGGCGTATCAAATGTAATGATTTTAAGTCGTATTGGTGAAATTGATTCTACGGAAAATAACACAATACCAACAGATATTTATTTTAGACAATACGGACTCTTGGTAAATCCATATAAATATGATGATGCGGATCCAATGACAGAAACAAATGCAATAGATGTTATGTTGCAAACTTTGGATATTACATTACTTTCATCTTCAAATTTTAATATTAATGAAAAGGTTTATCAAGGCGACCCAAACAATCCAGACTTTATTGGTTATGTTGTTTCACAAAAATCTTTGGAAGTGAAATTAAATAACACATATAAACAACCAATAATAGGTAAGTTGCTTGTTGGAGCATCATCTGGTAACCAAAGTACCATCGTAAGTTATGAGAATCCAGACTTAAAACCATATGCTGGTGATATAATTTACGGAAAAAATATTTTAAAGATACAAAGATCCACCGCTCAAGCTGAAGAAGTAAAATTTGTATTTCAATTTTAAGGTTAATTCATGTTAGAAAATTACAATTTAAATCCATATTATGACGATTATAACGATGATAAAAATTTTCATCGTCTATTATTTAAACCTTCTTATGCAGTTCAGGCAAGAGAATTAACTCAAATACAAACTATTCTTCAAAAACAAGTTGAAAGATTTGGTTCACATGTATTTAAAAACGGTTCTGTTGTTACTGGTGGACAATTTTTCTTTCAAGATAGTATTTCATTAAAAATTGATAATGATTATTCTAACACAACTGTTAGTGTATCTAATTTTGATAACAAAACTCTTTTATCAGCAAACACACTTTTAGCAGAAGATAAAACAAAACGTGCAGAAGTTATTAAGGTATATGATACTAATTTTGGTACTGTTCCAAATGAGCCAAAAACAATTATTGTAAAACAACTTTATGGTGATGCTTTTATTCCTGGTGAAATTATTAAAACTAATGATGCTAGTCCATACTACGCAACTATTTCAGCCAATGGCGTTACAACATCTAAAACTTTTTCTGTAAATGAAGGCATCTTCTATTTTGAAGGTTTCTTTATCAAAACATTACCACAAACTATTGCTATTAACAAATATACTAATGCAAATGTTTATTGTCGTATTGGTTTTGATGTGGTTGAAAGTGTAGTTAAAGCTTCTTCAGACACATCATTATTAGACCCAGCATTGGGTTCTTCTAACTATCAAGCTCCTGGTGCCGACCGAGTTAAATTAGATTTAGTTTTGTCAATTAGAAGTTTGGAATCTGCTGATGATGAAAAATTCATTGAATTGGTTCGAATTGAACAATCAGAAATCACAAAAGAAAACAAATACCCAATTTATTCTGTACTTGAAGATACTCTTGCTCGTAGAACTTATGATGAATCTGGCAATTATGTTGTAAAACCGTTTAAAATTTCACTTGAAGATAATGCAGCTAATACTGCACAGACCGATGTTATTTTATCTCCAGGTAAAGCATATGTTTATGGTTATGAATTTGAGACAAGTTCACCAACAGTCATAACGGTTGATAAACCAAGAGAAACATTATTAATTCAAAATAGAAGAATTACTGGTGGATATGGTAATTTTTTATATACAATTAACCATTATAAATCTTTTCCAATTAATTCATTGGGAACTGTTGATATACATTGTGTTGCAAATGCTTCAATTAATACAACATCTACCGCAACCATTTCAAATACAAAAATTGGTTCGGCTAAAGTAAAAACCGTTGAATATGAATCGGCTTCAAACTCATCAAATTCACAAACTTATGTTTATAGAACATTCTTATTTGATGTTGCAATAAATCAACAAATTACAGGTAATGTTGTAAGTGCTACGGGCACAAGTATTACTATTGGTAATTATTCGAATGTTGAAAATGCATATCAAGGTGCTAGGTTGCGAATTTCTCAAGGTAAAGGTTCTGGTGAGCCAGCAAAAACAATTACTGCTTCCAATGGTTCAACAAAAATATTAACAATCAATCAACCATTTTTAATTACACCGGATGCCAATTCTGTATTTGCAATCGACTTTGATATAAAGGAAGCCAAATCTTTGGCCACGCATAGTGGAACTAGTTGTTTAAATGCAGCTAATATTGATGATAGGTCTAAAGATTTTTCGCAACCTTACCATGATGTTTATATTTCTGATTCCAAATTAGAACCTATGTTGTTTCCATTGGGTGAAGCATATATTGCCAATAATACTATTGCTGATATGTCTTTTACATATAAACGATTATATACATCACAACAATTTGCCTCCTCTTCTTCACCGGCATTAGGACTTGGTACCAATGAAACATTATCTACTTCTGGTAGTTTAGACAACTATACTATTACTGTAATTGACCATAAAACATCTCCATATGCAAATGGCCAAATTATTCCAATTGATAATTTTGAATTAGATATTCAAAATGCTCAAATCAAGGTTGATAATGGTAATAATATGATTGCTGATATTGTAGCAACAATTAATGATTCTGGTGCAACAAGAAAAAATAAAACATATGTTGCCGCCAATACAACAATTCAAACTTCTGGTGGTGTTGATGTTTTTTCAAATACTGCGGTAATTACTTTTGGTGACCAAGGTCAAACACATATTGCTAGTACATATGTTAATAAAATTCCTAGTACCGCACAATCTTTATTTGTTTCCGATATTAATAACATTATTTCTATTTTAGATTTTAAAGGCAATTCAATTACTCAAGCAAATACAACAAACGCTTCAGAAGTAATTACAAAATATGATTTGGATAATGGCCAACGAGATTCATACTATGACCATGGTTCTATTCGTCTCAAAGCTGGAGTAGTACCACCTGTTGGTCCTTTGGTTGTTTTTTATAACCGATTTAAATCAACTGGTCCTGGATTTTTTACCGTAGATTCTTATTCTGGTATTCCATATTCAAATATTCCAGTATATACTTCACCAACAAATAATAATAATTACCAACTTCGTGATGTATTGGATTTTAGACCTGTTCGTTTAGATGCAACTTCTGTAATTCGTTCAAATGTTGTATTTGATGTTAGTTCTTCAACAACAGGACCAAAAATTATTAAAAATAATTCGGATGCAATTCTTGATTATTCATTTTATTTACCTCGTATTGATAAAGTTGTTTTGGATAAAACCAAAAAATTTGAAGTAATTAAAGGAAATGCAGAAATTGATCCTGTGGTTCCAAATGATACCGATACTACAATGACTTTGTATATTTTGCGTAATGGTGCTTATGTTGCCAATACAGCTCAAATTCAAGTGGAATATAAAAACAATAGACGTTATACAATGCGTGATATTGGTACATTAGAAAAACGTATTGAAAATTTAGAATATTTTACTTCATTATCATTACTTGAACAAGATACTGTTACTAAACAAGATTTAACAATTAAAGATGCTAATGGTTTACAAAGATTTAAAAACGGTATTCTTGTTGATGGATTTACAGGCTCTGGTGTTGCTGATGTAACTAATGAGGACTATACTGCTTCTATTGATCCACGCAGAAAAGAATTGCGACCATCATTTAATATTAATTCATATTCATTAACATTTGATCCTGTAAATTCAACAAATTATTTACAAAGTGGTCCTTTTGTAACATCTAGTGCGGCTGCCGTATCTTTAATCGACCAATCTAAAGCATCAAGATATATTAATGTTAATCCGTTTAACGTAATTAATTATCTTGGTAAAGTTACTTTGGATCCAGCTTCTGATATTTGGACAGATACCACAACTAAACCTGATGTTTTGGTTAATATAACAGGTGATTTGGATGCATGGCAATATTTGACACAAAATGCTGGTGGCACAGAATGGGGTAACTGGGAAACACGATGGACTGGTACTTCAATTAATACTCCAGCTTATCAAGGTTGGTTAGGTGCGACAGGACATGTTGATTATGTTTACGCTCCAGAAACAAAAACCACAACAGAAAATCAAACAAGAACTGGTGTTGTAAACGCCGTAGTTCCTGAGACTATTACACAATCAATTGGTAATAGAGTTGTTGACGTGTCTGTTATTCCTTATATGCGTGAAAAAGGCGTGTTGTTTACTGGTACTGATTTTAAACCTGGTGTTTCATTATATCCATTTTTTGATAATGTTTCAGTAATTAATAATGTTGCTCGTGCAAACAAATTTACTTTTGCTACAAATGATTTAAATTATAGAACCGCAACTGGTAATCCAGAAGTTGTTACTATTAAAAACACCACAACTAATAGTTCTAATGGTACCGCTTTAATTATCAAAACAGCTAATAATGTTGGTTATGTAATTAATATGAATCCAACAACAACATATAATTTTGCAAATATGAGTGTTGTGGGTAATGATACATTGGAAACTCATGTTGTATCATCATATGAACATTATTCTGGCGTAGCAGCAAATGTTACATCAAATACTATTATTTTATCTCTTGATGCTACAGGTGCAACAAATGCTTCGGAATATAATAATTCTCAAATTCATATTATTTCTGGCCAAGGTGCAGGCCAAAGTGCAACTATACAATCTTACAATCCTACAACTAGAACAATAACAATTGATGGAACATGGGCAACAACACCATCCAATACTTCTGTATATTCAATTGGAACATTAAAAACTTCCGATACTGGTGCTGTGGCTGGAGTATTTGTAATTCCTGCCGCAACTTTCCGTGTTGGTGAAAAACTATTCCGTTTAGTTGATAATAATTCTGGCGATATTGGTTCATCATCAACAAACGGTGATGCTTCATTCTATGCACAAGGTGTTTTACAAACAACAGAAGGTACAGTTCTTTCTGCTACTGTACCAACTATTCAAAGAACATCGGTTACCGATTCTAGGGTTGTTACATCAACAGTTGTTACTCGTCAAGTTGTTGTTGGTTATTGGGATCCGTTGGCACAAACTTTCTTGGTTAGTCCGGCTCAATATCCACAAGGTGTGTTTATATCTAAAGTTCGTTTATGCTTTAAAGGTAAAGATGATAAGATTCCTGTTACACTACAACTTCGACCTACTGTAAACGGATACCCATCCAGTTCAGTTGTTTATCCACATGGTACAGTTTCATTGACACCAGATAAAGTTAAAGTTACTGAATCTCCTAGTTTAGATGATCCAACAAAGTACACAGACTTTACCTTCGATGCTCCAATTTACATGCAACCGGGTGAACATTCATTTGTTGTTTTGGCTAACAGTAATAAATATGAAACATATATTGCTGAAATAGGTAAAACCGATATGGTTTCCAACCGATTAATCTCAGAACAAGCTTATGGTGGTTCATTGTTCTTATCTCAAAATGGTTCAACTTGGACAGCAGACCAAAACTCTGATATGATGTTTAGATTGTTTAGATATACTTTCTCCACATCACCAACTGTAGCGTCATTCTTGATTGATTATCCAAAAACTAGTGCAACACCTTATGACTTAACACACCTTATAACAGGTGATGTTGTAATGGCTAATACATCATTAAACTACCAATTTGATTCCGAAACAATATCTGCTGGTGGGTATGTTGGTTATCAACCAATTGCACCGTTAACCGACTATGACATGAATGATGGTTATGGTACTCGTATTTTAAACCCAAATACAGGCGCTTCAACTTTCCAGTTAACTGCCGATTTAAACAATTTATCATCTGAAATATCACCGTTTATTGACACTTCAAGAATGGGATTTTTGGCCGTTAATAACAGAATTAACAATCTTCAATTATCAAACAATCTTATTGTTATGACAAATGTTGGTAGTGGTTATGTTAATCCCAATGATATTACTGTTGTAATTAGTGGCGGTAACGGTTCTGAGGCTCAAGCAAAAGCCAATGTTGCAAATGGCACCATTGATAAAATTTACTTTGAAAATTCTACTGAAAAATATGGTAAAAATTACACAGCAACTCCAACCATCACAATTACAGGTGGTGGTGGCACAGGCGCTAGTGCAATTGTTATTGGTGAAACAAGTAAAAAAGGTGGACCTGCAGCTGCAAGATACGTTTCTCGTAGAGTAACATTGAATGATGGATTTGATTCTGGTGATATTCGTGTTTATTTAACCGCATATCGACCAAAAGAATCCAACATTTATGTTTATGTTAAATTGTTGTCAGCATCTGATCCTGATACTTTTGAAGATAGAGAATGGCAATTATTAACACAAATTGGAAATCCAAACTTTGTTTCAACCAATGCAAATGATTATCGTGAAATTATTTTTGCTCCAGGTGAAAATGGTGTAGCAGATAATGCCATATCATATACTTCAAATGGCAGTTCTTATGATAAATTTAGAACTTTTGCTATTAAAATTGTTATGGCTGGAACAAATTCAGCTGATGTACCAAAAATTCGTGATATGCGAGCAATTGCTATACCATCAGTATCTCTTTTATAGGATTAAATAATGTCATTAGTTCGAATTAAAGAAAATCCTGGTTTAGTCCGTGATACTCATTCTAAAGCTCTTCTAAATACTGATAAGAGAGCCTTGGATGAGTATTTAATAAAAGTTGAAATGGCAAAAAAACAAAACGCAGAGAAAGAAGAATCTAAAATGCGTTTACAAAATTTGGAAAAAGAAATGTCGGAAATTAAATCTTTATTAATGGAAATTGTACAATTAAGGAAATCACATGATTAACCGAATAACTACCGCAAATACTTTTTCGGATTGGTTAATCTCAACTCAAGGTTTGATTGAACACGCCAATTACTTTTCTAATACCGCAAATTTAGTTTATTTAACTGCAAACAATACAGTTAATGTAGCATCAAATACAGTCAATGTTTACTCAAATACTGTAAGTGTATATTCTAATACAGTAAACGTTTATAATACTACTGTAACTGCAAACACAAATGCTTTTGCGGCTAGAGATGCGGCCATTACTGCTAACACTAATGCAAATTCAGCAAATGCAAGTGCTTGGATTGCGGTATCTTCTGCTAGTTCAAGTTCATCATCTGGTTCTGTATATGCTGGTTATGCAGCTGCCAATGCTATACTTGCTAATACATCAAGTACCAATGCTAATACGGCCAATACTAATGCATGGACTGCTCGTGGTGCTGCTATTACTGCTAATACTAATGCATGGACTGCTCGTGCTGATGCTATTACAGCAAATACAAATGCGGCTTCTTACGCAAATTTAGCTGACGGTTTTGCAACTAATGCCGGAGTATCTTTGGCAAATGCTCAAACAGCCAATACTAATGCTAATTTGGCCAAAGTGGATGCACAGACTGCTAATACTAATGCTCAAACTGCTAATACAAATGCTAATCTAGCTAAAGTGGATGCACAGACGGCCAACACTAACGCACAAACAGCTAATACCAATGCATGGAATGCCGTAGTCAATAATTTGATAATGGTTTCTACCGCACCAACAACCAATAAAGGTCAAGCTGGTGACAAAAAAGGATGGATTTATTTGGGCAATACCGAATTGTATTACTGTACTTCCAACTATATTAGTGGAACTGCTAATATTTGGAGTAAAATTGTTTCATCTAATACTTGGTAATAGGATAATCAATGTCTCTTATTAGTCAAGTTGAAGGCGATTTAACAGAATATTTTGTTACTGATTCCGCAATCATAGACCAATACGCAAAAACTGGTACTTTGTGGTCATTTGGTTATAACACCAATCGCCAATTAGGTGACAATACAACCCTAAGCAGGTCATCTCCGGTTCAAACTGTTGTGGGGGGTACTAATTGGAAATTTATTGCAAATGGTGGCCAATTTCATACGATGGCTCTCAAAACCGATGGTAGATTATGGGGTTGGGGTGATAATACTTATGGCCAAAACGGTTCTGGATCTATACTAAAACAAACCCCATCTGAAGTTGTTGGTTACACATCAAATTGGAAAACTGTTTCTTGCGGTAATTATTTTTCACAAGGTATAAAAACTGATGGAACACTATGGATATGGGGTAGAACTGCATTTGATTCTACTGATACTTTAACTTATACAACAACACCAACTCAATTGTTTTCCGGAACAAATTGGAAAGAAATTGCTTGTGGTGCATATAACGCTGGTGCCATTAAAACCGATGGAACATTATGGACTTGGGGTGACAATCTTTATGGACAATTAGGTAGAAATTCGGCAACCACTATTGATTTATCACCAGCTCAAGTCGGAAGTGGCACCAATTGGAAACAAATTTCTTTTGGTACAAGTTTTGCAATTGGTATAAAAACTGATGGAACAATGTGGGCGTGGGGACTTAATTCGTTATTCCAATTGGGTTTGGGTACTAACACAACTATATCGACACCTGTTCAAATTGGAACCGGCACAACTTGGAAACAAGTATCCTGCGGGATCGTTCATTCTGGTGCCATTAAAACCGATGGTACTTTGTGGATGTTTGGAAATGGAAGTAATGGTGCTTTAGGTGCATACTTGGGAACAACACCAACACAAACTTATCTTGGCGGCACAAACTGGAAACAAGTGGCTTGTAAATCTTATACTACAGCTGCAATTAAAACTGATGGTACATTATGGACCTGGGGATTTAATAATGTAGGTCAGTTAGGTACGGGCAAAACATTTGATGAATATACTCCCGTTCAAACTATTGCAGGTGGTAATAATTGGAAACAAGTGTCTTGTGGAACATATTTTACAAATGCAATTCATTTTTATGATTCTGATAATTTATATCCATCACAAAATCCGCCATATAAAGTATTATATACTTTTTCAACTAATACTGAAAATGCTTCTTTAAATATTTCAACAATTTCGGGTTATGTTGCAGGTAAAACTGAAGTTACGGTTTATGTAAATTCTGGAGTATATTTGTGGTCATCCAGCACTTCTATTGCAGGTTTAACTTTTACTGGTGCTACAACCGGCGATACTGTTGTTTTGATTAATAGAGGTTACATTATGGGTATGGGTGGTAATGGAGGAAATCTTGTTAGTGAAGGAAATTTTGCAGGTAATAACGGTGGTCCAGCAATATCTCTATGTTGCAATACCAAAATAGATAATTCTGGTGCTAGTGCATATATTGGAGGCGGTGGTGGTGGCGGCGGTTCAAGCACATCTGCAACTGGTGGTGGTGGAGCTGGCGGTGGCAATGGAGGTGGTCTTTCTGGAGGTGGAACTGGAGGTAGTATAGGATCATCGGGAACTGATGGATCACCTAGTCGTGGTGGCGGTGGCGGAAGAATATTTCCTGGTGTTGGTGGTGCCGGAGGTACTACGACAGCAGGAGACACTAATGGTAAAGGTGGCGGCGCAGGTGGTGGTGGCGGCGCCTATGGCAGCATCGCTGGCGGCACCGGCGGTTCTGGTAATTCATTCGGCACCAGTGGTGTGTCTCCAGGACCATATGTTGGTGGAGGCGGAGGAGGTTGGGGTGCCGTTTCTGGTTGGTCTGTTGGTACTAGTGGATCGAATCCCGGTCTTGGTGGTAAAGCCGTTGCACTTAACGGATATACAGTCATTTGGCATTACGGAAATACAGATAGAGTATATGGTAGTGTAACATGATATACAAAATAAATAATTACAATTCTTTACCAAGTTATTACATGGTAGACCAAAATTCTTTGGAGTTAGCCAATACCATTAATCCAAATTTAAATTATGTTGTTGGTACATTTTCTGATGCTCAAAAAGCATTAGAGATACAACAACAAAATTGTTTAATGTATCAATCTGGAGCTTTTTCTATTTGTTCTAATATTGAAATTGATGATGGCGTAATGTGGAAAACTATGCGGAAAGAGGATCCAGAAAATGGTATATACCAAGTGTTTGATTGTTTTACAGGACAATATACACAATGTTCATCAAAAACAGAAGCCATTAATTTAAATGAACAAAAGAAACAACAATTTTTAATATCATGTGGTTTAGATAAAGTTTATGAATTGAATGAAATACCACAACCAAATCAAGGAAATTTATAAATGTTTGTAATCGTACATAACAATAATGTAATTTTGGGTCCAATGAAGTGGAGTAAAATTCGCTTTGAAAATGAAATTAAGGATGAATTGGATATTGATGTTATTCTTAATACACGGAATGACGAAGAATTGCCGGTAATTATTAATGATGAATTGAAAATATTGTCAACTCAAGGCACACCAGATCCAGCGCATAATCCTAAAATAGAATTTTTACATGGTCCCTTTTGGCAATTTACTGATAGGGATGCCATTTCATCATATCAAGTGGTACAGAAACCAGTTGAAGCTGTTCGCAATGAATTAAAAAATGTAATTGCTCAAGAACGCTGGATAAAACAAAATGCAACACTAGATATTGATATTGATGGTACAACATATCAATTTGATACTAGTGAAAAAACTAGAACTGCATTACAACAATCTCTTGTTTTGAATACATCATTAAATTGGAAACTAAACAACGGTGAATGGGTTAATTTAACTGTTGAAAATATTACAACAATTCTCTCCACGATTGCCACACATATTCAAAGTTGCTTTGATTGGGAATTTGCTAAAAATACCGAATTGTATGTTTGTTCTACTCTTGAAGAAATGGATGCTCTTGAAATTGTTACGCCTGTTGAGGTTCCAGGACTAATCTAATGGGTATCACAACCAATTTTAAACTGAATGGTACTGATATAGGAAATATATTGGTAGAAAAGTCCTATATGTTGGATCGATATCCGGAACTTGCTGATAATTTGAAACAATCTGTATTGTGGAGTGCCGGAAATAATTACTATGGCTCTTTGGGAAACAATGATGCTTCTGTAACTAGGGTTACTTCACCAACGTCAATATATGGTGGCGGAACAAATTGGAAATATCTTGCCAAAGGTACAGATGAAGCTAGTGGCACCTATGGTCACATGGCTGCAATTAAAACCGATGGTACACTATGGTTATGGGGTTACAATATTAATGGCCAACTTGGTGATGGTACAACTGTTGATAAATCTTCTCCAGTTCAAATATCAGGTGGTGGCACCAACTGGGTAGGAGTAACACTTACTGATTCCTCAACTTTTGCTATAAAAACCGATGGTACATTATGGTCATGGGGCAACACCAATAATGGTCAATTGGGCATTGGAGCTGCAGGTGGAGTTAGGTCTGCACCTACTCAAATTGGCAGTTCAACAAATTGGAAACAAGTGTCTGGTGGATATGAATCTGGTTCTGCAATTAAAACCGATGGAACTTTATGGGGATGGGGTCTTAATACCTATGGAACTTTGGGTGATGGAAATATTAATACGATAGTTTCCACACCTGTACAAACAATATTAACTGGTAACAATTGGAAACAAGTGTCATGTGGTTTCTACTACACAATGGCAATTAAAACCGATGGAACACTATGGGGTTGGGGTGCTGGTGGCACCGGACAATTAGGTAATGAAATTTTAGCTAATACGTCAACACCCGTTCAAATAGGTACAGCAACAACTTGGAAAATAATAGAATGTGGTCGCAACCATTCGGCCGGAATTAAAACGGATGGAACATTATGGTTGTGGGGTTCGAATACTAACGGAAAAATTGGTAATAACAGTAGTCTCACAGTATCCACTCCAGTACAAATATATGGTGCTGGAACAAATTGGAAACAAGTTTCGTGCGGTAAAGAATCTACTGTTGCTATGAAAACTGATGGTACATTATGGGCCTGGGGTGTAATACAGCATTTTTATCCAACAGCTACTTATGCCATTCTAACTCCTGTTCAAATTTCAGCAGACACGAATTGGAAAACTATATCCGGTATTGGTACTCGATATTATGCTATATTGGGAGATTTAACATAAAATAAAACATGCCAACTAATTATACCTTTGTCAATTCATCATTAACAGGAACTTCTACACCAGTTGCTTTGGATGATTACTTTATTCCAAAAGCACCGTTCACTCAAGGTGGTTTATGGGCATGGGGTAAAAATCTTTATGCTTTTGGCCAAGGCGGCCAATTAGGTGATAATACTCTCATTGATAGGTCCTCACCTGTTCAAGTTACTAATGGCGGTACCAATTGGAAACAAGTATCCGCAAATGTTTATGGTACTGCTGCCATTAAAACCAATGGAACATTATGGATGTTTGGTTATTATATAGGAATTGCAGCTAATGTAAAAACACCAGTTCAAATTGGAACCGATAATAATTGGAAACAAATATCATTTTCTGGATATAATGGTATAACTGTTGCTGGAATTAAAACCGATGGTACACTATGGACTTGGGGTAATCAAAATAGTGTAGGTCAGTTAGGTGATGGCACCATTGTTGGTAAATCTACACCAGTTCAAATTGGAACCAATACTAATTGGAAACAAGTATCAGCTGGTAATAGTGTAATGGCAGCTATTAAAACCGATGGAACTTTATGGACTTGGGGACATAACTATTACGGAGAATTAGGTAATAATACTAATCGAGAAACGGATAATGTTCTTTCAGTTTCTTCACCAATACAAATATATGGTGGTGGTACCAATTGGAAACAAGTATCTACTGCACAAGGTATTTCCACATCCGTGTTTGCTATTAAAACCGATGGTACACTTTGGTCGTGGGGAGATAATAGTAACGGTGTATTGGGTCTAAATGATGCAATACCTCTTTCAGAAACATCTCGTTCAAGTCCTGTACAGATATATGGAGGCGGTACCAATTGGAAACAAGTATCATCTGGTTGGATGACTGCGGCGGCTATTAAAACAGATGGCACATTATGGTTATGGGGACTTAATGCCGGTTACTATTCGGGATTAGGTGTTCCAGCTTCTCGGTCATCACCTGTTCAAATTGTTGGCGGTGGTACTAATTGGAAAGAAGTATCTGTTAGTGCTGGTGGAATGTCAGCAATTAAGACTGATGGTACTCTGTGGACTTGGGGTAGTAACCTATATGGCCAATTAGGAAATAATGTTTCTGATGGTATTTCATCTTCAACACCAATACAAATATATGGTGGCAATACAAATTGGAAACAAGTTTCACACGGTACTACACATGTGGCCGCAGTTCGAACTGACTATTATTAAATCAACTAAAGACAATGCCAACTAATTACACATTTGTAAATTCATCTTTAACGGGTACTTCTACACCAGTTGCTTTGGATGATTACTTTATTCCAAAAGCACCGTTCACTCAAGGTAATTTATTTGCTTGGGGTAGTAATACTTACGGACAATTAGGTGATAATACTACTGCAGCTAAATCATCTCCAGTCCAAACTATTGATACTGGAACAAATTGGAAACAAGTATCAGCAACTTTTGGAGAACAATCATCTTTTGGAATTAAAACCGATGGTACGTTGTGGGCATGGGGAATTAACACAAATCGTGGCTTAGGTATTGGAACTAATGTTAATCAATCTTCACCCGTTCAAATAGGTACAGCAACAACTTGGAAACAAGTATCTGGTGATAGGGCTATTAAAACCGATGGTACGCTATGGGTTTGGGGATTTGATGGTAACGGTATTGGCGTTCCAAATATCTCCGGGGTATCAACACCAGTTCAAGTAGGTACTGAAACAAATTGGAAACAAGTTTCACGGGGGTATACTCATTCTCTAGCCGTTAAAACCGATGGTACATTATGGTCGTGGGGTAGAAATCTTTATGGAGAATTAGGTGATGGAACATTCAGTAATTGGAATGGAGGAGCTGGACCAGGAAGTCCTGGCACCCAATCAAAAAGCACTCCAGTTCAAGTTGTAGGTGGTGGAACAAATTGGAAAAAAGTATCTGCTGGATTTGTACACACTGCTGCAATAAAAACCGATGGAACATTATGGCATTGGGGTGAGATTGCTACCTACCAAATTAGCACTCCAGTTCAAGTTGTAGGTGGTGGAACAAATTGGAAAGAAGTTTTTTCTGGCAATCAAATAATTTTTGCAATAAAAACCGATGGAACTTTATGGTATATAAATAATTCAATTAGTTCTCCAGTTCAAGTTGTATGGGGTGGAACAAATTGGAAACAAGTTTCAACTGGATATCCAAGTACCACTACTGCTATTAAATCCGATGGAACATTATGGAGCTGGGGAAGTAATACTTTTGGCCAATTGGGTCTTGGTGATACTACTTATAGAAGCACTCCTGTGCAATTAGGTATCGATACTAATTGGAAACAAGTATCAACTTCTGGTGCCCATGCGTTTGCAATTAAAGTATATTAAATCAACTAAATAAATTTAATTAGTGTGTTGTAATTTTAAAATGAGGTGTTATGAAAATAAATTTAGGCTCAGGTTCCAAAAAAATACCTGATTATTTGAATGTTGATATTGATGCTGGTTCCAATCCAGACTATGTTGTAAATCTTGAAACAGATAAACTTCCCTTTGAAGATAACTCTATTGATGCGGTAATTGCACATCATGTACTAGAACATCTTGGTGAAGGATTTTTTAATTGTATTAAAGAACTCTACCGTGTATGTAAGCACGGCACAGTTATTGATATTAGAGTTCCTCATCCTCGGCACGACACCTTCTTGATTGACCCAACACACAGAAGGCCAATATATCCACATACTTTGGATATGTTTTCAAAATCAAGAAATAAAAAACAAATAGATTCTGGTGGAAATGAAACACCCATTGGATTTATCTATGATGTGGATTTCATGGTTATAGACCAGACTTATGTTCTTGATGAATATTGGCAAAGACAATTTCGGATGCTCACAGAAGAACAATGTGAACATGCCGTAAGGTCGTTTAATAATGTTATTGCAGAAATTAGTATTAAATTATTGGTGAATAAAGATGAATCCATTAGCAACCGCTGAATTTTTAATTAGTATTAAAGAGAATGAAAAGGCCAAGATTGCACTTGACCTTATAAAACCTTATGCACAGACTATACCACAGATTGATGCCATAGGTAAACTATATGCTGAAATTAGAGAGTTTAATGATACTCTTGAATTGGCACACCGAGTATATAAAATTGTAGATACGGAAGAGAACAAATTTGATGCTCGTGTCAACATTATTCGAGCTCATTTAAATTTGAATCAACCATATGAAGCTTTAGAACAGGTTATAATTAATGAAAAATTAAAGCCTGATGACCATGCCAATCAAATGGATAAGGCGATGTGTTTCTTTTTACTTGATAGAAAAGATGAAGGTGAAAAGATACTCAGACACATATTGACCGAACCACACACCGAAGATATTGATATTCGTGTAAAGTTTAATTTAGGTACTTATGATTTACGAAACGGTAAATTTAAAGAAGGACTAAAACATGTATTGCTTGATGGCCGTAAGTTAAATATTTGGCAAGATTTTAATTTTTCAAAAACACAACTATGGACAGGCACTCCACAACCAGGTAAAACAATTGTTCTTTGTGCTGAAGGTGGTATAGGTGATGAAATCATTTCAGTACGATTTATGAAACACTTTCAAGACCATGGAATGAAACCTCTTTGGTATACCAATAGAAAAGATGTTGCTGATATATTTGATAGATGTGGTTTTAAAACAATCTCAAATTTAAACAATGTTCCACCTGATTGGTTATGGACATATTCAATGGCCACTCCAACTTATCTAGAACTAGAAGAGAATGATGTGTGGTATGGTTCATATTTGACACCAATACACAGAGCACCATTATTACCAAACAACGGTAAAAAGAAAATTGGCATTAAGTGTATGGGCAATCCAAAGTATGACCAAGACTTACACCGTACTATTCCGTTTGAAGAAATGATTGATTGTATTCCTGATGATTATGAAATCTATTCATTCCATATTGATGAAGATTTTCAACATCCAAGAGTGATACCACTTAAAGATAAAATCAAAACTTGGGACGACACACTTGATTACCTTGACCAAATGGATATTGTAGTTTCGAGTTGTACTTCATTGATTCATGCCACCGGTGCGATTGGTAAAAAGGCTATCGTTGTTGTTCCAATTCTTACCTATTATACATGGGCAAGACCTGATTATCACACAAAATGGTATGATGAAAACCTAACTATTTTAAGACAAAAAGAATATGATAATTGGAAGTTACCTTTAAAAGAATTGAAAGAATTATTATGAATGTAAAATACCAGATTATCAATATCAATTTAACTTCAATTGGCTCTGATGAACCCATTGAAGATGTACCTTGCGGTTCATGTACAATGTGCTGTGAAAAATTGACTCCACATTTGACACCAGAAGAAGTGGCTTCTGGTTTATACCCATTGAGTTTAATACAACCAACACTTGAACAGGTTGCTGACAAACCAGAAGTAGGTCCAATTGTTACTTTGTATCGAAAACGAGAAGGTGGTTGTGGTATGTTTGTAAATGGCCAATGTAGTATTTACGAGTATAGACCTTTATCCTGTAGGCAATTTGACTGTCGGAAAGGTCATCATCCAAATATACCTAATCAATTAGACAAGAAAATTGACTGGTAATACAACCAAGAGAACCTTGTGGCATAAATACAACATAACATAAGGAACCTTTATGGCAGCATATTCCGAACTTTTTCTTGAACAGTATGCGGATTTTTCGACATACATCAATGTAGATGATACCCAAGGTGATGCAATCAACCTTGCTGGTTATTCGGCCTCTTCTCAAATGAGAAAATCATATTATTCTTCTACCGCATATAATTTTGTGGTACAAATTAGTGATGCCGCCAAAGGTGAAATTACACTTTCCATGAATGCTGCCAATACTGCAAATATGAGTCCTGGAAGATATGTGTATGACCTAAACATTAAAGATACCGCAAATGTTATAACCCGTGTGGTGGAAGGTATTGTGGTTATATCACCTGGAGCAACACGAAATGGCGGTTAATGTTCGAATCGGTCAAAGAAAGACCATTGGTTCTGTAAAAGTAGGACAGACCCAACCAACATTAATTAGCAATCCAAATCATACAGTAAAAACTAATATTGCTATGGCTGATATTACTGATGTATCAACTGCTAATTTGGAAAATGGTTTTACATTAATATACAATTCTGTGACTGAAAAATATGAAGTTTCTTCAATTAAAAACTTATCACCTACCAATATTACTGGTGGTTTATTTTAAACATAAATAGACAAGAAAAATAACAATTAAAGGTTTCTATGGCAAATACACTAATTCAACTAAAATATTCCACAGTAACGGATAAACCAGCCAGACTGAATATTGCTGAACCAGCATATTCATATACTAGTAATACGCTGTTTATTGGAACTCCTGATAGTCAAGGTACTATCAATATTGGTGGTCTATTTTATACTTCTCAAATAGATAATGCAACCAATCTTGCAACTGCTAATACGATTGTCAAACGAGACGCTACAGGAAATGTGGCTGTTAATGTACTTACTGCAAATAGTTTTGTTGGTGCAATTACTGGTAATGCATCTACCGCAACAAAACTTCAAACTGCTCGAGACATTGGTCTTGCTGGTGATGCCACAGGTAATGTTTCTTTTGATGGTTCGTCTAATGTAACCCTTACAGTTGATTTGTCTGATACTGGTGTTGCTGCTGGAACATACGGTGGTTCCGCAAATATTCCTTACTTTACAGTTGACGTAGAAGGTCGTCTTACTGCTGCTGGTAATACCGCAATTTCTACAAACTTAAACTTTGATGGTAACTCAGGAACAGGTTCATTAAACCTTATTAACGATACTTTAAGTATTAAAGGCCAATCCGGTATTTCTACTGTCGGTGTTGATGCTAACAATACTGTTCTTGTTAGCGTAGATAATACAGTTATTCGTTCAACAGGTACACAGACCATTACTGGTGACCTTACTGTTACTGGTAATATTGTTTTTAACGGTAATACATTTACACAAAATGTAACAACATTAACTGTTAAAGACCCAATAATTTATTTGGCAGCAAATAATTATTCATCGGATATACTTGATATTGGTTTTGCTGGTAATTATTATGATGGTGCATCAAATGTACACGCTGGTGTTGTTCGTGTTCATGGCACAAATGATTTTTACATGTTTACTGGTTACAATGAAGAATTTGATAACAATTTACTCAATATTGCAAACCCAACATTAATACTTGCCAATACACATACTAACATAACTGGCGGCCGTGTTTCTGGACTATCACAAGCAATCAATGTAGTTGATGGTGGTACAGGTCGCAACACATTTACAACAGGTTCAATTGTAATTGGTAACGGCACTGGTGGATTACTTCAACTTGCTAACACAGGTACCGCAGGCACTTATGGTAATGCAGCTACTGTTCCTGTTGTTACAACAGATGCCTATGGTCGTGTAAGTGGTGTAACAAATACCGCTATTGCGATTGATACTTCTGCTATCACTTCAGGTACATTAGGATTCTCCCGTGGCGGTACAGGTGCAACATCGTACACAACCGGTAATTTAATTGTTTCTGATGGATCAAAATTAGTATCACTCGCCAATACTACATATACACAAACAGGTGTATTATCAAGCGCAAATACTGTTACTGCAATTAACATTGATGCTTATGGTCGTACAACTACTTTAACAGCTGCACCGATTGCAATTTCTGCCGACCAAGTTACATCAGGTACATTACCTGTTGGCCGTGGCGGTACAGGTGCAACATCATTCACATTAAATGGTGTTCTGTTAGGAAATAACGGTAGTGCGGTACAGACTGCTTCATCTTCAACAGAAGGTCATATTTTGACTATCAATGCTTCAGGTGTTCCTACATTCAGTATGCTGTCTGGTGGAACATTCTAAATAGTTGTGAATAAACTGCCTAGAAATAGGCAGTTCCCTAATATAAAATTTTTTAGTGAAAAGGACTTATAATGAGTGTAGAATTTACCAATATTTACCAAGAGATTCTGCTTGAGAACTTAGTTTCAATTATCAAGCAGAATTTTGTTTTTCAAACTCAACTTAAATTGAATGAAAATCTTGGTCAACAAAATGCAGAGTTACAACAAAAAGTAAACGAATTACAAGGTGCCGCAAGTCAACTTGAAATTTATAAAAATAGAGCTGACCAAAATAATTCAGCACATGAAGAAAAAAGTCGAATTCAGGCTGCATTGAATGAAGAAATGAAAAACTCTTCATTGTACAAGCAAGAAATTGACACCAAAAATCAAACTATCATTAAACTTTCAAATGAAATGAAAATAATGATAGATGAATTAGAAACACTTAGAGAACTTGTACCTGCATCCAAATTGAAAAAATTGGAGAAACCAAAACCGGTAGAAAAACCAGTAGAAGCGGTAAAAAAAGAAGAACCAAAAATTCAGAAATTTATTAAACCGGTTAACATTCAGCCATTGAAGGTTGATTCTGGTGGAACATTTTAATAAAAAGAAAGTCTTGTGTCTAATACATTAATACGATTAAAATATTCAACCACAACTGGTAATACACCAAGTTCTCTAGCCAATGGAGAAATTGCTATCAATGGATTTGATGGTAAAATTTTCTATGCTGATCCTTCTGGTATTGTAAAACCTTTTGTGGCTGATGCTGGTCCATCCGGTTTAAATACAGAAATACAATTCAATGATGCCGGTACTATGGCCGGTTCTGCAAATTTAACCTTTAATAAAACATCTGGTCTATTAAGTGTTGAATCTGCAAAATCCAATTCTTATTATGATATTAAAAATGTAGTTCGTCAAATATCAGCAAATGTAACTACCACATCGGTTGTACAAACTGTTTTGGTAAGCTTTTTAGCCAACAATTACGGTAGTGGAAAATTTTTAATTCAAGCCACCAGAGGTTCTTCTAGACAAGTAACAGAATTACTGGTAGTACATGATGGTACAAATGTTTATGCCACAGAATATGCAATTGTCAGAACAGGTAATAATTTATTTGATATAGAAGTAGATAATTTAATGGGAATTATTGCAGTAACGGCCACAAGTACAAGTGCAAATTCAACCACATATAAGGTAATGTCAACACTACTTTCGGCATAAATAAGACATAAATAAACAAAGTCCATTGGGGATAGAGAACCAAGGAAGGTAAATGTCGAATAACAAAAAATTTGTCGCCAAAAATGGTGTACAAACTCAAAATATATTATTTGTTTCCACAGATGAAGCCAATAATTCCAACTTAACAGTATTGAATTCTGGAGATATTTCCATTGATGGTAATGTCCAACTAGATATTATTACTGCCAATGTCGTACAAGGTTCTCTAATTGACGGGGGTTCCTATTAATGTCGGCAAATAATACAATCATTCACAAAAGGTCTAGTGTTGCAGGTAGAGTACCTGTTACAGCAAACCTTGCACTCGGTGAAATCGCAATTAATACCCATGACGGTAAGATGTTTGTACGTCGTGAAGAAGGTTCAAATAACTATATCGTCCAGATTGGTCCAGGTGCAGTCTCCAATGTTTATTATGTTGCGAAGAGTGGGTCAGACACAAACGATGGATTATCTCTCTCCAGCCCTTTCCTTACAATCAAAGCTGCCCTTGCCGTAGCGACTTCTGGCAGTACCGTATTTGTTAAAAGTGGTGATTATACCGAAGCAAATCCGGTAACAATACCGGCAGGTGTATCTGTTGTTGGTGATAACCTAAGAACAGTATCGGTTCGGCCAGCAAACCCAACTTCTGATATTTTCTATATGAACAATAAGTGTTATGTTACAGGCATGACATTTCGAGACCATGTATCTCCAGCTGCCGCAGTTGCTTTTAATCCTAATGGTTCTGCCGGTAACATTACAACAAGTCCATATGTTCAAAACTGTTCATCAATCACAACAACCGGTACAGGTATGCGTATTGATGGTTCACACGTAACCGGTGGTATTCGTTCCATGGTTCTTGATGCCTTCACACAATTTAATGAAGGTGGTATTGGTGTTCACATTTTAAATTCTGGTTATGCACAGTTGGTGAGTTTGTTTACTATTTGTTGTGATGATGCGGTATTGTGTGAATCTGGTGGCCAATGTTCTATTACCAACTCAAATAGTTCTTTTGGTACAAGAGGATTAGTTGCTCGAGGAAAAAGTTCATTATTGTTTACAGGTTATACAAATGGTGCCAATCCTGATTTATCAAGGTCTAATGTTGTTGTTGATGGATTGTCAACTAACATTCCAGCAGTTAATGATGCTTTGACAATAGATGGTGGCAATACATATTATACAATTACTGCAACAACACCTTTGGTTGCAGGCCAAACATCTATTACTATTGCAGAAACATTACCAACAAATATTGCTGATAATACTCCTGTTCAGTTTTATCATAGAAGTTTTATTTCCGGTTCAGGACACACATTTGAATATGTTGGTTCTGGCAACACTTTAGCAAACGCATTACCACAATTTGGTGCTGTACCTATTCAAGAGAATCAAGTAGTTGAAACTGACGGTGGTAAAGTTTATTATTCAAGTACAGACCAATTTGGTAATTTCAATATTGGCGCAGAATTATTTTTCAATAGTGCAGACGGTGTAATCCAAGGACGCACTTTCAACCGCAGTTTATTTGCGGTTATGACCCCATACATATTAGCACTAGAAGGATAAAAAGAAATGGCAACCGGCGCACTTAATGCTTTTAAAACTGTTACCTCACAATTGACAACAGTTAACCAAATTATATACACGGCTCCTGATGGTTATACTGGAGTTGTTTTGATGGCACAAATTAGTAATGTCTCAAATGTTACATCAAACGCAACATTTATTTTGGATGACGGTTCTGCCAATACAGAACTATTGAAGGGTTTTGAAATACCACGAAACGATGCAATCTCAGCAACAGTAGGAAAATTAGTTATTGAAACGGGTAACTCAGTTCGTGGTTACGCTAGTGCAAATGGACAACTAAAGATGGTACTAAGCGTTTTGGAATCAGCTAATGAGTAACAATAGAATACACAGCGGTAAAACAAAAAAGATACCTTCAGCCAATGTAAGTGCTGAACGTTATGAATTTATATCTTTAGGTGAGACCGAACCTGATTTAGGTGTGCCTGCTGGCAATTCTTATGTTTTATCTGCCAACACAAATGGTACAAGAGCTTGGGTTCATCCAACTGCTATTCAAGGTACTTCTGGTTACTCCGGATATTCTGGCACATCAGGTTATTCTGGTTACTCAGGTACTTCAGGTTGGTCTGGTATTTCTGGTTACTCTGGTTATTCTGGTACCTCAGGATATAGTGGCATATCAGGTTACTCAGGAATCTCCGGCTGGTCAGGTATTAGTGGATATTCTGGTTACTCAGGTATATCAGGATATTCCGGTTACTCAGGTATTAGTGGATATTCCGGTTACTCAGGAATATCCGGATATTCTGGCATTTCTGGTTACTCTGGTTATTCTGGTGTAACTCCCGAAACAACAACATACACGGCCAACTCAATTAGTCTTACCAATGGTGTTTATGTTTCTGGTAATGTTGGTAGTGTTCAAACATTCAATGATGGTAATCAATACATTTTAACTGACGGTAGTAATACTGGTCCAGCCTGGATTGTTGATGTTGGTTTTACTGGTGTTACATCATTCAATCAAGTTGACCTGAACATTCAGTACACGCAAAATTCTGGTCATACAGTTTACATTCAACTTTATAATAATAACACAACAACTTGGGACAATATTGGAAGTTATAATGGTCTTTCTGGTTATGTACAATTTCAATTAGGTGTTATTGACTATGCGGCCTACATTAATGCTGGTGCCGTATCAGTAAGATTGTATCATAGCAATACAGGTAATCCAGCACATCAATCAAATATTGATTATGTTGCGATTGTTGATTCTATTTCAGGTGGCCAAGGTCCTAGAGGACTTTCTGGTACTTCAGGTTATTCTGGTTACTCTGGTAAATCTGGTTACTCCGGATATTCCGGTCAAGCCGGTTCTGCGATTGCAATTAAAGGATCGGTTGCAACATTTACAAGTTTACCTTCAACAGGAAATAATGTTGGTGATATTTACTATGTTACAGATGTAGGTTCTTTATATGTTTGGAATGGCGCAAGTTGGGATTTGATTGGCCAAATTGCAGGTGCTTCTGGTATCTCAGGTTATTCTGGTTACTCAGGTACTTCAGGTTGGTCTGGTATTTCTGGATATTCTGGTTACTCCGGTATTTCAGGTTGGTCTGGTACTTCTGGTTTTTCTGGTAAAGAAGGCCAATTTGGTGGCGCATCATTCTATAACATCTTTACAACAGGTACTCCAGCTGCCAACGGCCAAATTGCTTTAAATAATGCTAGTGTATCTTTAGCAACAACTTTAACATATGACTTTGAAGATAGATTTAGCACCAACGCTTATAGTTTCATACAAACTATCGATGATTCAACATCGTCAATCAAAGGTTCCGTTAAAATTACGGAACAAGCTAATACATTAAACTTTGTAATTTATGCTATTACAGGTAATCACACTCATGGTGTTACATCTTTTGATATACCAGTTTCTTATCTTTCCGGTCCAACAACAGGATTTGCAAATAATGCCAATGTAATAACATCATTCCTTGTAACCGGTGATAGAGGTGATTCTGGTACTTCTGGATTCTCTGGTATCTCCGGATATTCTGGTTACTCAGGAATCTCCGGTTGGTCTGGTAGATCCGGTTACTCAGGATATTCTGGTATTAGTGGTTACTCCGGTTATTCTGGTATAAGTGGTTGGTCTGGTATTAGTGGATACTCAGGTTATTCTGGTATTTCTGGTTGGTCTGGTATTTCTGGTTATTCCGGTTACTCCGGCATTTCAGGTTGGTCAGGTATTAGCGGTTACTCCGGTTATTCTGGAATCTCCGGCTGGTCTGGTATTTCTGGTTATTCCGGATATTCTGGTACTTCAGGCTGGTCTGGCATCTCCGGATATTCTGGTACTTCAGGCTGGTCTGGTATAAGTGGTTACTCTGGTTACTCAGGTACTTCAGGCTGGTCTGGTATAAGTGGTTACTCCGGTTACTCAGGTATCTCAGGTTATTCTGGTTACTCAGGAATCTCCGGATATTCTGGTTACTCAGGAATCTCCGGCTGGTCTGGTATCTCTGGTTACTCCGGTTATTCTGGTATAAGTGGTTGGTCTGGTATTAGTGGATACTCAGGTTATTCTGGTATATCAGGTTGGTCAGGTATTAGCGGTTACTCCGGTTACTCAGGCATAAGTGGTTGGTCTGGTATTTCTGGTTATTCTGGTTATTCTGGAATCTCCGGCTGGTCAGGAATCTCGGGATATTCTGGTTACTCCGGTTATTCTGGAGATTCTGGAATATCAGGTTACTCCGGATATTCTGGCAGATCCGGTTACTCAGGATATTCTGGTACTTCAGGCTGGTCTGGTATTAGCGGTTACTCCGGTTATTCTGGAATCTCCGGCTGGTCTGGTATTTCTGGATATTCCGGTTACTCAGGTATATCAGGTTGGTCAGGTATTAGTGGATACTCAGGTTATTCTGGTATCTCAGGTTGGTCAGGTATCTCTGGTTACTCCGGTTATTCTGGTACCTCAGGCTGGTCTGGTATTTCTGGTTACTCCGGTTATTCTGGTATCTCCGGCTGGTCTGGTATTTCTGGTTATTCCGGTTACTCAGGCATTTCTGGTTGGTCTGGCATTAGCGGTTACTCCGGTTACTCAGGCATTTCTGGTTGGTCAGGTATCTCTGGTTACTCAGGATATTCTGGTACCTCAGGCTGGTCTGGTATTTCTGGTTATTCTGGTTATAGTGGTACCTCAGGCTGGTCTGGTATTTCTGGTTACTCCGGTTATTCTGGTATAAGTGGTTGGTCTGGTATCTCAGGTTATTCTGGTTATTCTGGTATTTCTGGATATTCTGGTTACTCAGGAATCTCTGGCTGGTCTGGTATAAGTGGTTACTCCGGTTATTCTGGTTACTCAGGTATAAGTGGTTGGTCTGGTATTAGTGGATATTCCGGTTATTCTGGTTACTCAGGTGCTTCTGGCCAATCAGGTTTCTCTGGTAAAGAAGGCCAATTTGGTGGTGCCTCATTCTATAATATATTTGTAACTGGTGCTCCGTCTGGCAATGGCCAAATTGCTTTAAACAATTCCAATTTATCTTTAGCAACAACATTATCTTACGATTTTGAAGATAGATTCAATTCAAATGTATTTTCATTCATACAAACTATTGATGATTCAACTTCATCAATCAAAGGTTCTGTTAAAATTACAGAACAAGCAAACAATATAAATTTTGTAATTTATGCTATTACTGGAACTTCAACACAACAAGCAAATGCTTTCATTATACCAGTTTCGTATCTTTCTGGTGTAACAACACAATTTGCTATCAATTCAAATGTAATATCATCCTTCATCGTTACTGGTGATAAGGGTGATATTGGTACTTCAGGATACTCTGGTTATTCTGGTAAATCAGGTTACTCCGGTTATTCTGGAGATTCTGGAATATCAGGTTACTCCGGTTATTCTGGTAGATCCGGTTATTCGGGATATTCTGGTACCTCAGGCTGGTCAGGTATAAGTGGTTACTCCGGTTACTCTGGCATTTCTGGCTGGTCTGGTATTAGTGGTTATAGTGGATATTCTGGTATTTCAGGTTGGTCTGGTATTTCTGGATACTCAGGATATAGTGGCATTTCAGGTTGGTCTGGTATTAGTGGATACTCTGGTTACTCAGGTATTTCTGGCTGGTCTGGTATTAGTGGATACTCTGGTTACTCAGGTATTTCTGGCTGGTCTGGCATTAGTGGTTATAGTGGATATTCTGGTACTTCAGGTTGGTCTGGTACTTCAGGTTACTCAGGTTATAGTGGCACCTCTGGCTGGTCTGGTATTAGTGGATATTCTGGTTACTCCGGCATTTCAGGTTGGTCTGGTATCTCAGGTTATTCTGGTTACTCAGGAATCTCCGGCTGGTCTGGTATCTCAGGTTACTCAGGATATTCTGGTACTTCAGGCTGGTCTGGTATTTCTGGTTACTCAGGATATTCTGGTTCTGGTATCTCAGGTTATTCTGGTTACTCAGGAATCTCCGGCTGGTCTGGTATTAGTGGATATTCTGGTTATTCTGGCATTTCTGGCTGGTCTGGTATTAGTGGATATTCTGGTTATTCTGGTATCTCAGGTTGGTCTGGCATTAGCGGTTACTCCGGTTATTCTGGAATCTCCGGCTGGTCAGGAATCTCAGGTTATTCTGGTTACTCAGGAATCTCCGGCTGGTCAGGCATTTCCGGATATTCTGGTTATTCTGGTACTTCAGGTTGGTCTGGTATTTCAGGTTATTCTGGTTATAGTGGTATTTCAGGATTCTCAGCTTATTCTGGATATTCCGGTTACTCTGGCCGTTCTGGTTATAGTGGTTACTCTGGTTACTCTGGCCAAGATGGTGGTATGCTTACACCAAGCACCTATGTTATGCGTGCCGTTAAAAACGGATCACCACAAACAATTACTTCTAATTCTGATACCGTTGTTACGCTTATAGATGATTTTGATCCACAAGGTTGGTTTACATCTAATCAATTTAAACCTACAGTTGCTGGTTATTATAGCCTTAATGCAATGGTTTGGTGGAATGCTGCTTCTGTTACAAATAACCAAACCAATATTCAATTTAGAAAAAATGGCAGTACGCAACTTGCAATTGACCAAACACAAACATTAACTGGTTCAGGTTATGCACAGTTATTAGCTACAATAACTTATTTTAACGGTACAACTGATTATGTTGAAATTACAGCATACACCGGTAATACAACATCACAAGACATTAATGGTTCAACAAACGGTACATACTTTACTGCTTCGTTAATTGCGTATGGCCAATCAGGTTGGTCTGGTTATAGTGGATATTCCGGTTATTCTGGTTTGTCTGGTATTTCAGGTTATAGTGGATATTCCGGTTCAGGTATTAGTGGTTACTCTGGATATTCTGGTTCAGGTATTAGTGGTTACTCTGGATATTCTGGTTCTGGTATAAGTGGTTATTCTGGTTACTCAGGAATATCAGGTTGGTCTGGTATTTCTGGTTACTCTGGTTATAGTGGACTTGGATACGCAGGATTAACTTCTTCATCAAATATTACGATTGGCACCGGTTCAAAAACATTCACAACAAATTTAACTGTTACTCAAACGGCATTTACTGTTGGTAATCGTGTAAGAATTACATACCCAACAAATCCAGTCAATTTCATGGAAGGTGTTATTACTGGATTTACCACCAATCAATTAGTAGTCAATGTGGACTACACAGGTGGTTCCGGATTATTAACATTATGGAATATTGTTGATGCTGGTGCAGTAGGAACTTCTGGTTACTCCGGTTATTCTGGTACCTCAGGTGCCTCAGGTATCTCAGGATATTCTGGTTACTCTGGTTCTGGTATTTCAGGATATTCTGGTTACTCTGGTTCTGGTATTTCAGGATACTCTGGTTATTCTGGCTCAGGCATTAGTGGTTACTCCGGTTATTCTGGTTCTGGAGTTTCTGGATATTCTGGTTATTCTGGTTCAGGAATTTCAGGATACTCCGGTTATTCTGGATCAGGTATCTCTGGTTACTCTGGATATTCCGGTTCAGGTATCTCTGGTTACTCCGGTTATTCTGGATCAGGCATCTCTGGTTACTCCGGTTACTCTGGTTCTGGTATCTCTGGTTATTCTGGTTATAGTGGTACTTCTGGTATCTCTGGCTATTCTGGTTATAGTGGTACTTCTGGTTTCTCTGGTAAAGAAGGCCAGTTTGGTGGCGCATCATTCTACAATACTTTCAGCACAGGTACACCATCTGCCAACGGACAAATTGCTTTAAATAACACAAACTTATCTTTAGCAACAACTTTAACATATGACTTTGAAGATAGATTTGGTTCTAATGCTTATAGCTTTATTCAAACAATTGATGATTCAACATCTTCAGTTAAAGGTTCTGTTAAAATTACGGAACAAGCTAATAATATAAACTTTGTAATTTATGCTATTACAGGTAATCACACTCATGGTGCCACATCTTTTGATATACCAGTTTCATACTTGTCGGGTGTAACAACACAATTTGCTAATAATGCGAATGTAATAACATCATTCCTTGTAACCGGTGATAGAGGTGATTCTGGTATTTCCGGTTGGTCTGGTCGTTCTGGTTATTCTGGTTACTCCGGCATCTCTGGTATTTCTGGATATTCTGGATATTCTGGTTCTGGTATTTCTGGATATTCTGGATATTCTGGTTCTGGTATTTCTGGTTATTCTGGTTATTCTGGATCAGGCATTAGTGGTTACTCCGGTTATTCTGGTTCAGGTATAAGTGGTTACTCCGGTTATTCTGGTTCTGGTATCTCTGGTTATTCTGGTTACTCTGGTTCGTCTGGTATTTCTGGTTACTCCGGTTATTCTGGTTCAGGAGTTTCTGGTTACTCTGGTTACTCTGGCTCTGGTATTTCAGGTTATAGTGGATACTCCGGTTCAGGCATTAGTGGATATTCTGGTTACTCTGGTTCGTCTGGTATTTCAGGTTATAGTGGATATTCTGGTATAAATGGCACAGGTTCTTCAGGAATATCCGGTTATTCTGGTTACTCTGGTACCAATGGTACCAATGGCAGTAACGGCAATTCTGGTATTTCTGGTTACTCCGGTTATTCTGGTACCTCAGGTACCTCAGGTATCTCAGGATATTCAGGATATTCTGGTTGGTCTGGTACAGCTGGACCATCAACTTCGATTAATGCCACAGATGATTCATCAACAACTACATTATATCCAGTCATGGTGGGTGCTGCTGGTTCTGCACAAACACCTAAAGTATCAACAACTAAGATTTATTTTAATGCGTCCACAGGAACAATTTACGCAACTGCTAAGTCATTCTTAATTCCTCACCCAACAATTGAAGGTAAGAAATTAGTATATGGCTCGTTAGAGGGACCTGAGAACGGTGTTTATGTTCGTGGTACTTTAAATGGTGAAAACACAATTGAGTTGCCTGATTATTGGACTAAGTTGGTTGATAAAAATACTATTACAGTAAATCTTACCGCAATTGGTAAACCACAAAATCTTTATGTTCAAAACATTACAGACAATGTAATCACTATTGCAAACGGTAATTGGTTTAATAAAGATATTAACTGTTACTTTACTGTATATGCAGAACGTATTGATATTGCAAAACTTGTGGTAGAACAATAATGGGTGTAAATTATAATCCTCAAATTGTTACTAGCGGATTAACATTAGCTTTAGATGCAGCCAATCCAAAAAGTTATCCTGGTACAGGTACAACTTGGTCTGATTTAAGTGGTAATAGTAACAATGGTACATTAACTAATGGTCCAACTTATACTACTAATAACGCCGGAGCTTTAATTTTTGATGGTTCAAATGACCATATTGCTTCTTTTGCAACCCAATTATCTGGTACAGGAAGCAAATCAATAGGAGTTTGGTTTTTAACAACATCAGCAATCCGTCAAGGTTTATGTGGAACAAGAGTAGATGCAGTTTCAAACCAAGGTTGGGTATTTTTAATTAATAGAACTACAGCCGGTAATTTAACATATTTTGTTACTGGCGGTAGTGAGATAGAATTAGCCGCCGGAATAACAACAAATACATGGTATTATGCGGTAGTAACTTATGCTTCTTCTGTTGCAAGATTATATATTAATGGTAAATTTCTTGGGTCTGTATCGGGATTTACGGCACCATCATCATCAACATATAATGGTACTATTGGTGGTGAAGGACAATCCAGTTTGGGTGGATTTGCTGGAAGAATATCAAATCTTCAAATTTACAATCGTCTTATAACTGCTGAAGAAGTTTTAGAAAATTTCAATGCTCAACGAGGAAGGTATGGCATATAATGTATGAACAAAGACAATACTTAATTATACCAACAACAGAATTATTCAAAGTTGATTTTTTACAAATTGAAGAAACTTCTATTGACACGGTAAGAAAATCGGTTGACAACACAAAAACATTTATTAAATGGAATGGTGAAGAACCAACTTTTATTTCTGAAATTTTAAATTCAGAAGGACCATATAACCACGATGAAATTTTAGATATTCTTTCTACGGAAGAATGGAATTTTATGGAAACTATTTAATGGCACTTAACCATTCACCATCTATTGTTACAAATGGACTAACCATTTGTTTGGATGCAGCCAATTCCAAATCATATTCTGGTTCTGGTACTGCATGGAATGATATTAGTGGTAATGGAAATAATGCAATTTTAGAAGGCACACCAACATATAGTGCTGCAAATAATGGTAGTTTTGTGTTTAATGGAACATCACAATCTGCCAATTTAGGAAATGTAATTGTATCTACAACTGCATTTTCAGCATCAGCTTGGGTTTATGATACTGATACTGCTGGTGGTTATAGACATATAATAGCAAAAGATGGTCAATTTTTATTTAGAATTGATAGCACTGCTGAAGGTGGTAATTTAAGTGCTTTTGTTTACATAGCAGGAACTCCAGAACCTAGGTTGTCAACTGCTTGGACAAAAAACGTTTGGGCTAATGTATGTTTTGTATGGAACACAGATGGTACTCTTAGATTGTTTATTAATGGTGTGTTAAAAAATTCTTCATCTACTCGTACTGGAATTTCAAGTACAAATACAATTTTTAGAGTTGGTGGATACACTAGCAATTATTTTAAAGGCAATATTTCTAATTCTATGTTTTACAATAGAACACTTACTAATGAAGAAGTATTACAAAACTTTAATGCCCTCAAAGGAAGGTACGGTATATGAGTGTTTATAGTGGACCTGAAGTTGTAAATGATGGATTAGTTTTATCTTTTGATGCAGCTAGTTTAAAAAGTTATTCTGGTTCTGGTAACGTTTGGTATGATATTAGTGTTAATAATTCTTCAGCAACATTAAATAACTCACCATCTTTTAGTGGTTCTAATAATGGTTATTTGCAATTCAATGGCACTAATCAAAATGGAAATTTGGTTACTCCATCTTTAATACCTACTGGTAATTTGATTTCTATTGGAGTTTGGTGTTATGGTATCGTATCAAAAGCACAAACATTATTATTTGGTATTAATGCTTCTGGTAGTAGAACTATAAATTTACACTTACCATATTCAAGTAATATTGCTTATTGGGATGCCGGTGGAACAACAGTATATGATAGAATTGCAGTAAGTGTTGATACTGGTTATCAAGGATGGCATTATTGGGCTGCTACTAAAAATGCAACTAGTGGTGTAATGAACTTGTATAAAGATGGTGTATTAATAGCTACAGGAACTGGTAAAACAATACCACTAGATACAACTACGCAAGTTAATATATGTAGTTATAATAATCAAGTTGATTATCATCAAGGTTATATTTCTAAAATAGAAATTTATAATAAAGAATTAACAGCTGAAGAAATAAGAAATAATTTTAATGCCCACCGTGGTCGTTTTAACATCTAATAAATAGAACTATGGCAAATACATATAAAAATATAGTAATCACACCAAATAGTGGATCCACAACAGATGATCCAAAGATTGTCTTTTCTGGTGCAAACACTTCGGTAAATACTGATATTACTCTCAGAGTATATCCTACATCCAATGGAACCGTATCACTTGAAGGTTCGGCTGGTCAATTATTTTCTATTACCAATCAATTAACAGGAACAATATATTCTGTTAATGATATTTCTGGTATTCCTAGTATTGAAGTTCTTGATAATGGTGATGTGAAACTTGCACAATATAATGGTAATGTTCTTATCGGAACAGGCACAGATAATAATGTAGATAAATTTCAAATTGTTGGTTCTGCAAATGCAACATCGCTTAGTGTTCGAGGATATGGTCCAGTCATTAATACTAGTGGTTATTGGATTGGTGCCGGTTCTACTGGTACATCTGGTTACTCCGGTTATTCTGGTTCGTCTGGTATCTCTGGTTATAGTGGATATTCAGGTAAAGGTTATGATGGTTTAACATCTACAACATCTACAACTATTGCAACAGGTTCTAAAGCATTTACAGTAAACCAAACACAAGGAACAAATGCATATGTTGTAGGTGCAAGAGTTCGAGTTGCAAGTTCAGCATCACCAGCCAACTTTATGGAAGGTTCAATAACTGCTTACACTACAACAACATTAACAGTTAACGTAGATTTAATTGGCGGTTCAGGAACTATAGCTTCTTGGAATATTAGTATAACTGGTAGTGCTGGAACTTCAGGATATTCTGGTTATTCTGGTTCTGGTATTTCTGGTTACTCCGGTTATTCCGGTTCTGGTATCTCTGGTTACTCCGGTTATTCCGGTTCAGGAGTTTCTGGTTATTCTGGTTATTCCGGTTCTGGTATCTCAGGTTATAGTGGATATTCCGGTTCTGGTATTTCAGGATACTCTGGTTACTCCGGAACTTCTGGTATCTCCGGTTACTCCGGTTATTCTGGATCAGGCATCTCTGGTTACTCCGGTTACTCTGGTTCAGGAATTTCTGGTTATTCTGGATATTCCGGTTCAGGTATTAGTGGTTACTCTGGATATTCCGGTTCTGGTATCTCTGGTTACTCCGGTTATTCCGGTTCAGGAGTTTCTGGCTATTCTGGATATTCCGGTTCTGGTATCTCTGGTTACTCCGGTTATTCCGGTTCAGGAGTTTCTGGCTATTCTGGATATTCCGGTTCTGGTATCTCTGGTTATAGTGGATATTCTGGTTCTGGAGTTTCTGGCTATTCTGGTTACTCAGGTTGGTCTGGTCCTACTGGTACTGGCACATCTGGTTATTCCGGTTATTCTGGTGCAGCTGGTTATGGAACACTAAGAATACTCTCACAAACAACCACCGCAACTTTGGCAATTAATAGTGATAGTTATGATGCCGCTTTTGTTACTGCATTGGCTGGAACTATGGCCGTATCTGCACCAACAGGTTCACCATCAAATGGTCAAAAAATAATTATTAGAATTAAAGATAACGGTACAATTAGGTCTATTTCATGGACAACTACATCAGGTGGTTGGAGACCGGTTGCTACTGTATTACCAACAGTTACTATTGCCAATAAAACACTTTATGTTGCTGCTCTATATAATACTGAAGAAACTTATTGGGATGTAATTGCAGTTGCACAACAAGCTTAATAGAGGGAAATATGATTAGAATTACTTTTGAAAAAACATTAAATGGTTATACTTTGCGTGATGCTCTTGTGTTACCTGATGACCACAATTTAACAGAAGAAGAACTTGAAGCGATGAAACAACAACGCTTTGATAATTGGTATGCAATTATTACCGCACCTCCAGTTGAGGATCCTCCTGCGGATGTACCTTCTGATATTATTGATGTTCCACCAACAGACATTACTCCGGTTGAAACTCCAATTGTGGATCCTGTTCCTGAGGATGTTCCACCAACAGACATTACTCCAGTATAACACATGGCAATTTCGTACATAGGCGCCGGTGCTTTTGCTTCAGGCACATTAACAGGATCAACCGCAGCTACGTTACCTGCCGGTACTACTGCTGGTGACCTGTTACTTCTTGTTACAAGTGGTGCTGCAACACCAACGACACCTACAGGATATACATTAGTAAGTGCTCAAGGTGCTGGACAATTCATTTCTATTTACCAAAAAATAGCAGTACCAGGTGAAACAGCTCCATCTATTACAATATCAGGTAGTTCATCTAGAGCTGTCATATTGTTGTATAGAGGAACAGGTGGTACATATGATGTCGTAAGTGCTTATACAACCTCTTCATTAATTTCATCAACAACCGCTTCACAAACAACAAAATTTAATAACGACCATGTGTTAAGTATTTACGCTATTGCACAAGGTACAGTACGTGCATTTAGTACGGCTCCAACAGGTACAACATTATGTACCAGTTCTCCAAATACTGCTTCTGTTAAAGGTATGGCTTTATATGAAGAAACAAAAGCTACTGCTGGTGCCACTACTGCAAGGACGGCTTCAGTAACATCAGGTACCGCAACTTGGTCAGCCGTTTCGGTTTCTGTTCGTGAGCCTCAAGATTTATATTGGACTGGTACAGGTAACTGGTCAAGTACAACATTATGGAAAGTAGGTTCAACTGGTGGTGTTTCTATGGGTGCGCCACCAACTCAAAATGATAACGCAGTTTTTGCTAATGCCACAGGAACATGTACTATCAATGCTGCTTCTGTTTGTAATGATTTTACAATGACTAGTACATTTGCTGGAACAATTGCCGGTACATCAACTTTGGCAATTTACGGAAGTTATGCTGAAAATTCTTCGTTGGGTTTTGTTTGGTCATATTCAGGTACAATAACATTTGCAGCTACCACAACAGGTAAAACAATTTCATCTGTAAATGGTTATATTATGGGTCAAGGAAATAATAGTATTACTTTTAATGGCACCGGTGGAGGATGGACTTTAAGTGGTGGTGATTTTGGTAATGCTGCTACCGCCACACAGGGTGCTACAGCAACATTTACTTTAACTGCTGGTTCACTTAACATGAATAGTTGTAGTATATACGCTGGTATTTGGGTCAATACTGGAACCGCAACTAGAAGTTTACAATCTGCCGGCGGATATATTTGGGTTAATAGTGTAAACACAACAATTGTTAATACAACTTCAACAGGATTTACAGCTGTTGATACTGTTGGATATTACGCACAACCAATATCAAGTTCTGCTGGAACAAGAACAATAACTTTAGGTACAGGATATACAGAAAGTAATGCACCATATCTTCTTATACAAAATGCTGGTGATACCGTTACTGTAACCGCAACCAGTCTTACAAAATATTATTTGTGGAATACTCCAGCATATGGTGTAAGCACTTTAACAAATACAGCGTTAACAATTTATGGTGCCGCCGGTGGTGGAATTGCTTTTCAAAATGATGGTACATCTATAGGTTCTGGAGATTATTTTAATTTTACTGCTGGAACCAATGCATGGACTTTTGCTGGTACACAAGGATTGTACAGCATACTTACTAATGCTCAAACTTTAGATTTTCCAATTATATTTAACGGTGTTGGTGGAACATGGCAGCTTCAAGATGCTTTAACCGTAGGTACATCTAGAACAGTTACATTAACCAACGGCACAATAAATTTAAACAACCTTAGTTTAACTTGTGGTCTTTTTAGTTCTGCCGTAACAAACACAAGAGCTATTGCATTTGGTACTTCTGGATTAATTTCAACCGTTAGTTCAGGAACAGTATTCAACCTTACAGGTACAGGTTTTACATATACTGGTACATCCAAAATTAATATTAGCAATAACTCGGCTACGGCTACCACAGTTACTTTAAATACCGGTTTTACTGAATCAAATGCACTTAATGTCAACTTCACTACAGGTTCTTATACATTAACAGAAACAGCTACAACACCAACATACAATACTATTGATTTTACTGGATTTAGTGGAACATTACCAAACGTTGCTAGGGTATTGTATGGTGGTATAACAACATCAACCGGTATGACATTAACGGCTGGTACTAATGCTACCTCAATAAGAGGAACTTCTGGTATTGATGTAATTAAATCTAATGCCAAAACATTTGATTTTCCTCTTATTCTTGATGGTGTTGGTGGAACATTTCAATTATTTGATGATTTAACGGTTGGTGCCACTCGTTCTGTTACACTTACATCTGGTACATTAGATTTAAATAATAAGGCATTGAGTTCTGGAACTTTTGTTTCAAGTACCACAAATATTAGAACTATTGCTTTTGGAACATCCGGCAGTTTTGGATGTAGTTCAGGTAATCCAGGTGGAACAATTTTAGACCTTACAACTTCCACAAATTTAACAATAACAGGAACTTCCTCTTTTAGTGCTTATTCTGCTGCCACAACTACAACATATCAATTTGGAACTTCTGGATTAAACGCATCAATAATTCTTGCTGGAACTTCAAATATCAATGGAACTGTGGGTAATTTAGAATTTCAAAGATTGTCTGGTTCTCCAACAATAGGCAATAATAATTTAACAATTCTTGGAAATTTTACTGGTACAACTTTAACAACATATACTGCTGGTACTAATACTTGGACTTTTGCAGCCACATCAGGCACAAAAACAATTGATAGTAAAAATATAACTTTAGATTTTCCTATTACTTTTAATGGCGTTGGTGGTACTTGGCAATTAGTAGGAAATTTAACTGTTGGTGATACTCGTACTGTAACGCTAACCAATGGTGCATTAAACCTTAATAATAATAATTTTTATTGTGGAATATTTTCTTCCAATAATTCAAATACTCGGTCAATTGCTTTTGGTACGGGACAATTTTATTTAACAGGAAATAGCACTACTGTATTAGCTATGGGTACTGTTACGGGATATTCATATACCGGTACTCCTACTTTTAATGCTAACTATAATGGTGGAACAGGCACAAGAATTATTAGCTTTGGTGGTTCTGGTGGCAGCGAAACAAACGCTCCAAATATTAATGTTACCGCAGGAACAGACGGTGTAAGTCTAGCTACAGGCGCAAACTATAACAATATAAATTTTACTGGGTATGCTGGAGCATTAGGTAATTTTGCAGTTACTATTTTTGGAGATTTAACTATATCAACTGGTATGTCATTAACTGCTGGCTCCGCTACATGGACTTTTGGTGGTACAAGTGGAACAAGTTTAATAACTTCCAATGCAAAAACATTTGATTTTCCAGTTACATTCAACGGTGTTGGTGGTACTTGGCAATTAGTAGGAAATTTAACTGTTGGTGATACTCGTACTGTAACGCTAACCAATGGTGCATTAAACCTTAATAATAATAATTTTTATTGTGGTTTCTTTTCTTCAAGCAACTCAAATACTCGGTCAATTGCTTGGGGTACTGGACAATTTTATATAACTGGAAGTAACGGTGGTGCATGGAGAACAGATAATGGTATTGGTTTAACTTTTACAGGAACACCAACAGTAAACCTTACATATTCTGGTGCAACGGGTACACGTAGCGTTATTAATGCTAGCGGATCTGGAACTTATAATACCGCAATCAATTTAAATGTAACAGCTGGTACAGATATTATTACTGCTGCTGGTAATCCAGGAATGTATAATAATGTAAACTTTACTGGTTTTAGTAACAACTCTACTTGGTTTGGAAATATATTAGGTAATTTAACTTTATCTAATACAATGACACAAGTAACAACAAGTTCTTTAAATTTATTTGATTATACTGGTACTCAAAATGTTACAACCAACGGTATTACAGTAGATTCTCCAGTTACCATTGGCCAAAGAAATACTGTAAGTGGTGCTTCTGGTGATGGAACAACTGCAACAGTAACTTTCGCTAGTTCAATAAATTTTGTTTATCCTGTTGGTTCAACTGTTGAAATTGTTGGTATAACTCCTGTTGAATATAATGGAACATATACAGTAACCGCATCTACATTAACTTCTGTATCATTTTTAAATTCAACCACTACCGCATATACATCAGGTGGAAGTGTTTATTCGGGTTCAACTGTTAATTTGTTGGATGCTTTAACTGTTGGTTCGACAAAAACACTTACATTTAACAGAGGCACTTTTAATTTAAACAATAACAATGTAACAACTGGACTTTTTAGTAGCAATAACCCCGGCACTCGCACTTTTGCTTTTGGAACCGGCCAATTTTATCTTACCGGCACCAATGCAACCATTTGGAATACTAACAATATAACAAATGCTACTATTACCGGTACTCCTATAATTAATGCAACTGGTGCTGGTACGGCAGGACAAACTAGAGTATTTGCAAACGGTGCAGCTGGAGGTGGTAGTGAAGCCACTTCTTTCGCACTCAATGTTACAGCAGGTTCAGATGCACTAAACATTGGTAATCCATTTTATTCTAGAGGATATAATTTTACTGGATTTAGTGGAACATTAGGTACAGCTGCAGCTAGTTATTACGTGTTTGGAGACCTTGTTTTTTCTCCAACTATGTCGTTCTTTGGTGGCAACAATTGGTACATTTGGTCAACTACAACAAATGCCGTTATTAATGTAACAACAAATGGAGTAACATTAACAGATAATATTCGTTGTGGTGGAACATCTCCTGTTACCAATACACTTACAGTTAATTTTGTGGACGCTTTAAATTGTACTGTGAATCTTTGGTTTAACAGCGGCACAGTTAAATTCTTAGCCGGATCTACAAACACAGTTGGTGGTGTTGTTACAAACGGAACAACACTTAAATACCTAAGAAGTAGCACACCAGGTACCCGTGCTTTTCTTAGTGATGCTAGTGGTACAAATTATGTGTCTTATTTGGATGTGCAAGATTCATATGCTACCGGTGGTGGTGTATTTGATGCTATTAACCCATCTAATGTGGATAGCGGTAACAACCTAGGATGGGGATTCTCTTCCGAACAACCTTTCTTATTTTTCTACTAAAATAATTTGCATATATAATAGTATATAATTCTTTTTTGAGGTGAGTATGAAATATAGTATTGTTATTCCAACATATAATCATTGTGATGATTTATTAAAACCATGTATTGAGTCCATTATTGAACATACCGATTTGGCTGATATTGAATTAATCATATCGGCAAACGGATGTAAAGATGGCACATCACAATACCTTGATGAACTAAGGTACAAATTCAATGGATTAAATCTTGCCAGTAACTTTAAAGTTGCTTGGTCAGACACACCATCAGGTTACCCAAAAGCCACTAACGATGGTATCAAACTTGCAACCACCGATAAAATTGTTCTATTAAATAATGACTGTGTTTTGCAAAAACAATCAAAAAATGATTGGTTGAAATTATTAGATAAACCATTTACCGATTTTAAAAAATGCGGTATTTCTTGTGTAGTTAAAGATTACTCACCTGTAATTAAAATGGATTTTGCCATTTTCTTTTGTGTAATGGTGCATAAAAAACTTTTTGATGAACTTGGTTATCTCAATGAAGAATATGGAATGGGTTCAAGTGAGGACATTGAATTCTGTTTATTGGCTCAACAAAAAGGTTATGAAATACATCAAGTATTTGAAACACAATTAGGTAAAGATTTTTTTGTAGGCAACTTTCCAATTTACCACAAAGGTGAAGGAACAGTACATGATAAAGAATTGGTTCATGGATGGGAAGAACATTTCCAAAATAACAAATTAAAATTAGCCAATAAAATTAATACAGAATGGAATAAAATGAATAATGATAAAAAAGTTGGTGTAATTACCACGATATATAATGATGTTGAACACATATTGAAAGCTATTGATAGTGTAAAATCTCAAACTTTGAAAAATGTGGTACATTACATTTATGATGATGCTTCTACTGATGGTTTAAATGAAACATTATATAAATTTAAGAATGATTCAACCGTTAATGTTTTATATGGTGCAGTTAATAAAGGCCAAAGTCATGGTCGTAATGAATTAATCAAAATGGCAATTGCCGATGGTTGTGAGTATATTGCATTTTTAGATTCTGATGATGTTTGGATTTCACCAACACATTTGCAAGATAGTATAAAACTATTATCTGATGCTGATATTGTTTATTCCAAACCAAATTTTGTTAATGAAAATGGTGATATTGTTGATCCAATAAACACTCCAGTACCGCAAATTTTTATTGGTAAACAATTATACCATAATAATTTTATTTCAATTTCTTCGGTTGTTTGTAAAAAAGATGTTTTAATTGTTAATCAATTTGATGGTGAATTAAATAGCCTTGAAGATTGGGATTTATGGATTCGATTGTATGAAAAAGGTTGCAAATTTAAATTTAAAGATACCGTATCAGTTCAATACCTAGTTCGAAACAGTAAACAAGCTTTATTAGGTAATACTAAAATGCCAATGTTTAACATAAAACATAAACGGTTGCCACAATTAAAATTACATTTGGCTTGCGGATATGATTACAATGATTCATATATTAATGTGGACTTGTATGCACCAGATGATGCTCGTTGTGATGTTCGTTTTGATGTTGCCAAACTTCCATATGATGATAATTCAGTAGATGAAATTAAAGCATTTCATATTATTGAACATTTTCATTTCTTTGAAATTAAAGCAATATTAAATGAATGGTATCGTGTATTAAAACCAGGTGGCCGTTTATACTTAGAAACACCAGATTTCTTAGAAACTTGCCGTTCATTTGTTGAGGGCAGTCCAACGATGCCACTTGAAGATTGGCGTGTGTTGTTATACGGACAGTTTTTTGCTCATCCATGGATACCAGGTCAAACACATAAGTTTTTGTTTACAGAAAATCAATTGAGAGCTAATTTAGAATGGGCAGAATTTAAAACAATTAACCGCCTACCACCAGCATCTAACTATGTGATGAATGAAACTGTACATTTATTTTTAAATGTTGAGGCTTTTAAATGAAATATAGTATTGTTATTCCAACATATAATCATTGTGATGATTTATTAAAACCATGTATTGAATCTATTTTTAAATACACTACATTACAAAATATTGAATTAATTATATCTGCCAATGGTTGTACCGACAATACTAAAGAGTATTTGAAAACATTAGAACAACAATTTATAAATCTTGGTTTAGAAAATAATTTTAAATTTGCTTGGTCTGATACACCATTAGGTTACCCAAAGGCCACTAATGCTGGTATTAAATTGGCAACTACCAATAAGATTGTTTTATTAAATAATGATATTGTTCTATTAGACCAAAAACCAAATCAATGGTTAGATATGTTGGAGTTTTCATTCAATGATAATGCCAAGTGTGGTATTTCATGTCCAGTAATTACTTATTTGCCAGAAATTAGAAGAAATTTTGCCATCTTTTTCTGTGTGATGATTGATAGAAAAGTGTTTGATGCCATTGGATTACTCAACGAAGAATATGGCACCGGTACAGGTGAAGATGTTGAATTTTCTATTGAAGCTGAAAGAGCTGGTTTTGAGATAGTTGAATGTACCGCAAGTCATACTGCAAAACCTGGACAGCATGGTGGATTATTTCCAATATATCACATTGGCCAAAGAACTTTATATGATGAAAAATTGGTAAAAAATAGTTCAGAAACAATTAAAGAAAACCATAAAAAAATAGTAGAAAAATATGGTAGTTTGGTTGATGATAGTGAAATTAAATTAAATTTAGGTTGTGGTTCAAAACTTATGCCAGGATTTGTTAATGTAGACCTTTATAATCCTGATGCTGAATTAAAAATGGATGTTAGAAAACTTAATTTAAAAGATAATACGGCACAAGAAGTACATGCATATCATGTATTGGAACATTTTAGTCCTTTTGAAGTTAATGATGTTTTGACCGAATGGTGTAGAGTATTAAAACCTGGCGGCAAATTGGTTATGGAGGTGCCTGACATTCTAGAAATGTGTAAACGATTTGAAGAATCGGATAAAAATGAAAGGTACAAATTGTTAAATTGTATCTATGGAACTACAATGCCTAAAGGTGTTCCTGGTCATTTGTTTGGATGGTATGATGAAATTTTATCAGACCATTTATATTTAAATGGTTTTGTTAATGTGAATATATATTCTATTGAAAGTAACCATTGGGGTTATAATTTACGAGCAGAGGCTATGAAACCGTTATGAGTATATTGTGTTCCATTTCAACTAAAGGTAGATACGACACATACTTACCTTTAGCAATTAGTGCAGTAATAAATCAAACTAGACAAGTTGATAAGTTGGTTATTTTTGATGATAATGATGAACCTATTGATTTAAGAGATAAACCAATATATAAATTTTTATTTGGAATGTTGGACTCAAAAGGCATATCTTGGGAAGTTTTATATGGTCAAAAAAAAGGACAACATTATAATCACCAAATGGCCAACCAAATGGGATATGATTGGGTATGGAGAGTTGATGATGATAATATTCCAGAATCAGGTGTATTAGAACAGTTAGCCGCATACATTCAACCAGGCCTTGGTGCCATTGGTGGACCTGTTTTATTTTCAGATAGAATTATAGATGTTTCTAACTCTACAGGTAAAATAGAAGATATTGATAATGAACCAAATCTTCAATGGGGTCATTTTGATTCTTTTAAAACAGTTGACCATTTACATTGTTCATTTTTGTATCGAGCTGGAATAGTAGATTATAATTTAGGTTTATCTAAAGTGGCTCACCGTGAAGAAACTTTGTTTACTTACCAAATGAAGCAGAAAGGATATAAAATATTTTTAATACCTAATGTAATTACTTGGCATGGTAAAAGTTTGACTGGTGGTATTCGTTCAGATGATAATGCTGAATTGTATATGCGTGATGAGTTTATTTTTAGAAACCATCTTAAATATAAAGACAAAACGATTGTGGTTTTAGATTCAGGTATGGGTGACCATATTGTATTTAAACATGTTTTACCGCATATTAAAAATGCTGAAGTTTTTAGTTGTTATCCAGACATTATTCCAGGTCGCAGTATTGCTGAAGCTCACTATCTTTTTGGTGACCTTGACACATATAATGTATATGGATATATGAGTAAAAAAAAATGGACAGGTTCATTAGAAAGTGCTTATCGTAAAATGTATGGAGTAGATAAATGATTATTATATCACCGTTTTCTAAAAAATTAAGAACAGAAGAACCAAGAGAAAACCCTAAAAACTATCCACATTGGAAAGAATTAATACCACTCATTAATGAACCAATTATTCAAGTGGGTATTGAAGGTGAAGAACAATTGGTGCCTGATTTTAGAAAGAATTTATCTTTAGATGAACTATCAGCACTAATTAAAGAATGTCGTACATGGATTGGGGTAGATAGTTTCTTTCAACACCTCTGTTGGGACCTAAATAAACCAGGTATTGTACTATGGGGTCAATCGGATCCTAACATTTACGGCCATCCAGAAAACACTAACCTTCTAAAAGGCAGAGAATATCTAATGGAAAACCAGTTTTTGATGTGGGAGATGGTATCTTACAGAAAAGATTGTTTCGTTAGCCCTCAAGAGGTAATCCAGTTCTTATAAATAGAGTAATATTTCTCTAATCTTCTTTACGGGCAAGAAATGGCAAAACCAACTACAAGAAAACTATTTAAAGAATACTGCCTTCGCAGGTTGGGATGGCCAGTTATCGACATTAACGTTGATGACGACCAAGTAGAGGACCGAATTGATGATGCTTTGAGTTACTATTACGACTATCATTTTGATGGTACCGAAAAGATATACATGAAGCATCGTATCACTCAAGAAGATATTAATCGTAGGTGGATTTACTGTCCAGATGCCGTTATATTTGTAACAGGCATGATACCGTTTGACCAATCATCATCTTCAGTCAATATGTTTGACTTGAGATATCAATTGCGTTTGCATGACCTTTATGACTTTACATCGGTATCGTATGTGTCATATGAAATCACCATGCAACATCTCCGTACCTTGAACCTATTGTTCTCAGGTACTCCACAATACCGATTTAACCGACACCAAAACAAGCTGATGCTTGATATTGACTGGTCTAAGAATGTCAATGTAGGTGAATATGTTATTATGGAATGTTATCGTAAATTGAATCCAGACACCATCACTTTGTCTGGTACAGTCAGTATGAATACCACATCCAATACTGTTATTGGTGCTGGTACATTGTTTGACCAAGAAATTTTAGAGAATGATATGGTAACTTTTGGTGAGAATATTTACCAAGTGCGATATATCAAATCTCCAACAGAAATTGTATTGGCTACCACACCAGCAGCAAATGCTAGCGGTGTTGTTATGACTGTTGCCGGTATTTCAGATGTTTGGAATGACCGATTCTTAAAAGCCTATACCACACAAAAAATTAAATATCAATGGGGTTCTAACCTAAGTAAATTTGCCGGTGTTCAATTACCTGGTGGAGTTACTTTAGATGGACCTCGAATTATGGAAGAAGCTCGTTTAGAAATTGAAAAATTAGAAGAAGAAATGCACTCACTCAATGTTCTACCATCTGATATGTTCATGGGTTAAAAGTGTCAACTAATTTCTATTTTAATAATTTTCCTGCCAATCAAGTAACATCTGAACAACTCCTTATTGAGGATTTGGTTATAGAGTCCATGCAAATTAACGGCATGGACATTTTCTATATGCCTCGTCAAACAGGTGATAGTGTTGATTATCTGTATGGTGAAGATACCGCAAAAAAATATACTCAAGCATTTCCACTTGAAATGTACCTTGAGAATGTTACTGGTATGGATGGTGAACAAGATTTTATATCCAAGTTTGGTCTTGAAATTCGGGACGAAGTAAAGTTTCTTGTTGCTCGCCGTAGATTTAAAGCCACCGTTGGTCAACTTAGACCTAATGAAGGCGATTTAATTTATGTTCCATTGGTGCAAAATTTCTTTGAAATTACTTTTGTTGAACATGAAAATGACCAAGCAATGTTTTATACATTAGGCCGTGGTCGTGGTGGTAATGTATATGTGTTTGCTTTAAAATTAAAACAATATGTATTCTCCAACGAAGTTATTGAAACTGGTATTCCACAAATAGATGAACAAATAAGAGAAGCTTATCCAAGAACACGACTTAGTTTAGATGATAATGTCGAAGGTAAGTTCTTAAATGATGAAATTGTTTATCAAGGTACAGACTTGGCCAATGCAACCGCACAGGCTGTTGTTTATGATTTTACACCAGACACCAAAGTTGTTGTATACCGTACACAAGGTGTATTCACAACAGGTTTATTAAAAGGTGCATCATCAAATACCGAAGCACAAATACTTGTTGCAAATGATACGGTTGAAATGGACAATGCATTTGAAGATATTATAGATAATAACCGTATTCAAGAAGAAGGTCTAAGTGTAATTGACTGGACAGAAAAAAACCCATTTGGTGAAACTTAATGCTATCTAATCCACATTTTTATAATCGTACCATTCGCAAAATTGTTGTTGCATTTGGGTCAATGTTTAATGACATTGAGGTTGTTCGTTTTCTTAAAGACGGTACACCAACAGAAAGATTCAAAGTTCCTTTGTCGTATGGAGCCAAAGAAAAATACATAACTCGTATTACATCGGATCCATCACTCACCAAATCTATTGCTACTGTTGTCCCTAGAATATCATTTAATCTTGAAGGTTTAAGTTATGATGCTTCTAGAAAACAAGTAACCACATTAAAAAATTTTGGTAACGGTGGTGGTACATTTTCATCTCAATATGCACCTGTACCATATGATTTTAATTTTACCATGTCTTTGTATGTTCGTAATACAGAAGATGGTACACAAATTCTAGAACAAATATTACCGTTTTTTACACCAGATTTTACTGTAACTATTGATTTTATTCCATCAATGAATCAAAAATATGACATGCCTGTTATATTAAATTCAGTAAGTTCTAGTGTAGATTATGAAGGTGATATGATGTCCACTAGATTAATTTTGTGGGACTTAGATTTTACTGCAAAAGGATATATTTGGCCTGCCGTTAGGTCCGATTCAACTAATGGTAAAATTATTCGTTATGTAAATACAAATTTATATAATATGGCCAATACAAAATTGGTAAACATATTAACAACACCGGATCCAATTGATGCTAATGTGGATGATGAGTACGGATTTAATGAAGAGATTACTGAATATTTTGAAGGTAAAGACAATATAGTTGTAAATCCAAATCCATTACCAGGTGATGGTGCTTTCTTGTACGACACTCCAAATCCAATGACACTAGGTCTTTTAGGAACACCATTTACTGCCAATAGTAATCCAAATATTACAACTTCAGCATTAACATTAGGTTTAAGTCGTAAAAAATATAAAGGTTATTATGAAGAAAATCCAAATTATTTTGATAGTAAAACACCTATTGATATTAAAAATGATAATATTTTAAGTTTTAATTATAGTGATATGGATGATAACTTTAGTATGACTTGGACTGGTTACTTCAAACCAGAAACAACAGGCAATTACAATTTCTGGTTGGTATCAGATAATTCAAACTACTTGTGGATTGGTGATACCGCATTGAATGGTTATACTAATCAAAACGCATTTGTTAATAATGGTACAGACCACAGTAATGAGTGGAATAATAATGTGAATTCTGTTACACTACAGGCCAATAAATATTACCCAATTAGAATACATTTTGGTGATAGAACTGGATATGAAACCATGCAGGTGTTTTATGCATTAACAGGCCAAAGAGGTACAAGAAATTTCACCAATAAACTATATTACAATTCAATAACTAATGGTTTTTAAATGAAAAAAATTAATGAAAAGTTATCTGAGATACTTGATGTTGAACCAATTACCATAGAACAACCAGTTGTTAAATCAAATGAAATAATTGAAATAACAACACCAAATAATGTTGTTGAAACTGATGCTGATTATGCTAGAAACAACATCAAAAGTCTTATAGATAAAGGTGCAGGTGCTATCGAAGAACTTGCCGTAGTTGCAAGAGATTCGCAACACCCACGAGCATATGAAGTTATGGCCGGTATGTTAAAAAATCTTACCGACATGAATAAAGATTTACTAGAAATACAAAAACGCAAACAAGATTTAACTGGTGTAAAAGAATCCGGTTCAAAAGATGTTAATATTGATAAGGCTGTTTTTGTAGGTTCTACCGCAGAATTAATGAAGTTACTTAAATCGGAAAAATAATATGGAACAACTCATTCAACAATTAAAAGTAATTTTAGGTACAAACTTTGCTTTGTATTTGAAGGCACACAATTTTCATTGGAATATTGAAGGTTCCAATTTTCCACAATATCATAATTTTTTAGATGGTCTTTATAATTCTATTTGGGAACAGAATGATGATATTGCGGAACACATTCGTCAACTAGATTCTTATGCACCAGGTTCTTTTAGTAGATTCTTGGAGTTGTCGGCAATTGAAGAAGAGTTGAATATACCACAAGCATTAGAAATGATGAGTATTCTTAAAAACGATAACGACAAATTTATCATTCAATTACGTGCCGGTATTGTTGTTGCTGAACAAGCCAATGAACCAGCTGTTGGTAACTTTTTACAAGACCTATTAGCTGCTCATCAAAAACACGCATGGATGTTACGCAGTATTATTAAATAATGGCTGAAAATTCTTTTAGTGGTAATCCCAATCTCAAAAAGATTGGTATCAATATATCATTTACGGAAGAACAAATTCTGGAGTACCAGAAATGTTCTAAGGATCCCGTTTATTTTATTGATAACTACTGTTACATTATTACTCTTGACCATGGTATTCAACCATTCAAACTCTATGATTGTCAAAAAGAAAAGATAAAAGTAATCCATGAGAACCGCAAGGTCATTCTTATGGAAGGTCGTCAGCAAGGTAAGACACAAAGTTCTGTAGCCTATATTCTTTGGTACACATTGTTTCAAGAGGCAAAGAATGTGGCTATTCTTGCAAACAAAGAAACGGCTGCTCGTGAGGCCATGTCTCGTTACCAGATGATGTATGAAAACTTACCAATCTGGATGCAACAAGGTGTCAAAGTATGGAACAAAGGTGACATTGAACTAGAAAACGGTTCAAAGGTATTTACATCAGCAACTACCGCATCTGGTATTCGTGGTAAGTCTGTAAACATGTTGTACATTGACGAGGCTGCAATTATTCCAAATAATATTGCAGAGGCTTTCTTCACATCTGTATATCCAGTTATTTCTGCCGGTGTAACAACAAAGATTCTAATCACATCTACACCACTTGGTTATAACCATTTTTGGAAGTTTTGGAATGATGCCGAAAATAAACGAAATGACTTTGTGCCTTTACAGATTCCTTATTGGAGAATACCTGGTAGAGACGAGAAGTGGGCAGACGAACAGAAAAGGCTTCTAGGTGAACTAAAGTACAATCAGGAAGTTCTCTGTACATTCTTAGGTTCAGCTTTGACACTCATACGTGGTGATATCATCGGTCAACTGTCCTACGATGATCCAATACTTTCTGACAATGGTTTGGACTTGTATCAGTATCCAATCCAAGGAGAACGGAACGAACACGGTCTAATTACCTCAAAACCGCATGTCTATGTAATTGTTGCCGATACGGCCAAAGGTGTTGGTGGAGACTATTCGGCATTTGTAATTATGGATGTTACCACAGTACCATATCGTATGGTTGGTAAGTATCGTAATAATACAATCGCACCGATGCTCTATCCATCCGTTATACATAAGCTGGCAAAGCAATATAATAATGCTTATATCTTGACTGAGGTTAACTCCTCAGAACAGGTTGCACATATTCTATACAATGATTATGAATATGAGAATATTCTGTTTGTCCACAGAGATACCAAAGGACAAAGAATTACAGGTGGTTTTGCTGGTGCTGGCAAGACCCAACTCGGTGTAAATACCGATAAACGAGTAAAAAGAATTGGTTGTTTTAACTTTAAGTCTTTGGTGGAAGAGAAGAAATTACTCATACCAGATGCTGATGTTATTTCAGAAATATCAACCTTTATTGAAAAAAGAAACTCATATGAGGCCGATGAGGGTTACCATGATGACTTAGTAATGGGTCTGGTACTGTTTTCTTGGTTGGTAACTAATCCATATTTCAAAGAGATTACCGATGTTAATCTCCGAGAAGCAATATACCAGAATAAAATTAAACAAATTGAAGAAGAAATGTTGCCGTTAGGGTTCATAAATGATGGGCAACATGATGAAGTTTACTTAGAGAGTGGAGACCTTTGGGGTAAAAAAGATGACAATGAATCATCTCGATTACCAGCTGGTTACATGTCCTCTAACTTATGGAAATACTAAATAGAGAATCAAAGAAAAAGATTCCCACTATAATTAAAGGAGAAATCCATGGCGTTTCAACTATCCGCAGGCGTAAATGTGTCAGAAATCGATTTGACCACAGTAGTGCCTTCTGTATCCAGTTCTACTGGTGCTTTTGCTGGAAAGTTTTCTTGGGGTCCAGTTAATGAAGTAGTCACCATTTCAGACGAAGTTCGTCTTGCACAAAGATTTGGTCGACCAACAGATACAAATTATGAATACTGGTTTTCCGCAGCAAACTTTTTAGCGTATTCTAACAACCTTAAAGTAGTTCGTGCCGCTGGCACAGGTACTACAAATGCATTTGACCGAGCAACAGCCAATACCGTTGCTAATAGTCTTCCTGTTCAAAATCAAACCATTTTAATCAAAAACAGTACCGATTATGAACTCAACTATAGCAGTCTTACTGCCAGTACATCAAATATTGCCAATGTTCTAACTAGTATAAACAATTACGGTTCATTTGCCGCTAAGTTTGCTGGTGAATTAGGTAATTCAATTAAAATTGTGATTGCTGATGGTGTTGTTGCTGATAATGCAAGTGCAAATTGGTCGAGTTATCAAAGTCAATTTACTGATAAACCAAGAACCTCTGATTATGTAAGAGCTGCTGGTGGTGCAAATGACGAAATGCACATTTTAGTCATTGATAGTGCTGGTAAGTTTACAGGTGCAAACAATACTGTTCTTGAAAAATTTGCTTTTGTATCTAAAGCATCTGATGCCAAAAATTACGATGGTACAAGTAACTATTACAAAGATGTTTTAAATAGTCGTTCAAACTATGTTTGGTGGTTAAGTCATAATGGTTTAGTTGCTAACACACAAACTACCAATTGGGGTTCTACTGCTGCTAACACTTCATTTACTAATGCAAAAGCAAATGTTGAAATTCAATTATCTACTGGTGCAGATGGTACTATTGCAAATTCTAATATTGTAAATGCTTATAACCAAATTGCAAGTCCAGATTCAACCGATATTTCATTAATTGTTACTGGTCCTGCCGATAACACAATCTCTAGTGCGGTAATTACTATTGCAGAAACTCGTAAAGATTGCGTAGTGTTTATTTCTCCGTTAAAATCCAATGTTGTTGACAAATACGGTAATGAATCTACCAATGTTCTTGATTATCGTGCAAATTTAACATCATCATCATATGCTGTTATGGATTCTGGTTGGAAATATCAGTACGACAAATATAACGACACATATCGTTGGGTACCACTAAACGGTGACGTTGCAGGTTTATGTGCAAGAACAGACTTAGAACGTGACCCTTGGTTCTCACCAGCTGGTGCAAATCGTGGTATCATTAAGAATGTTATTAAATTAGCATGGAATCCAACTAAGGCAGAACGTGATAATTTATATACTAAAGGTGTAAATCCTGTTGTAACTTTTGCGGGTGAAGGTACAATGTTGTTTGGTGACAAGACTATGTTAAGTCGTCCATCTGCATTTGACCATATCAATGTACGCCGTCTGTTTATTGTATTGGAAAAATCTGTTGCTCGTGCAGCTCGTTCTTCATTGTTTGAGTTTAACGACCAATTTACCCGTGCAGCTTTTGTTAACTTAGTAGAACCGTATTTGCGTGATGTCCAAGGTCGCCGTGGTATTACTGACTTCCGTGTTGTTTGTGATGAGACAAATAATACCGCAGAAGTAATTGACCGCAACGAATTTATTGGTGACATTTATATCAAACCAGCACGTTCAATCAACTACATTCAACTTAACTTTGTGGCAGTTCGCACAGGTGTAAGATTTGAAGAGATTGTTGGTCGATTCTAAATAGAGAAACAGGAGAAAAAACATGGCATTTAATGTAAATCAATTTAGAAGTCAAATGACAGGTGATGGCGCAAGGCCAAACCTGTTTGAGGTTTCTATGCCTTTCCCTTCGTTCTCTAATCCGGGAAATGCACAACAAAAACTAACCTTTATGTGTAAGACTGCACAGTTACCAGGTTCAACTATTAACACAGTACCAGTTCAATACTTTGGTCGTGAGTTAAAGTTTGCTGGTAACCGCACTTTTGCTGACTGGACAATTACGATTATTAACGATGAAGATTTTGTTATTCGTAATGCTTTTGAGCGTTGGATGGCAGGTCTAAATAACCATAGTCTCAACGTAAGAAATCCAGCTGCATTAACACCAGTTGGTTATTCTGTTGACGGTGATGTTACCCAATACGGAAAAAACGGCAATACACTTAAACAATATAAATTTATTGGTATGTTCCCAACGGACTTAACTCCGATTGATGTATCTTGGGATGCAAATGACCAAATTGAAGAATTTACAGTAACTCTATCATATCAATGGTGGGAGTCTGTTGATTCTGGTGTGGTATAAAGAGAAGGGCTTCGGCCTTTCTCAATTTTTTAGGATGATTATTTAATGGCTATAAATTTATTTGGTTTTACTTTAGGTAAAAAGGACATCGTTCAGGTTGCAAAACCTGAAGAGTCCTCTTTTGCTCTTCCTACATCCGCACTTGATGATGGTGCGGTCACTATTACTCAAAATGCTCACTACGGTACATATGTTGACTTAGAGGGTTCTGTACGTAACGAACTAGAATTAATCACTCGTTACCGTGAAATGTCCAACCACCCAGAGCTTGAATCTGCAATTGATGAAATTGTTAATGAGGCAATTACACACTCAGAAGATGGTTCTGTTGTTGATATTAATTTAGATAATTTAAAACAACCAGAATCTATTAAGAAAAAAATTATAGAAGAGTTTGATAATATTCAAAAATTATTAAACTTTAAAAACCTGGCCGATGATTTGTTTAGGCGTTGGTACATTGACGGTAGAATATACTTTCAAGTTGTGGTCAATGACAAAAATCCAAAAGAGGGTATTCAAGAGCTTCGTTATATTGACCCACGAAAGATTCGTAAAGTTCGTGAAATTAATAAAGACAAAGACCCAAAAACAGGCGCAATGATTATTAAATCTATTGCCGAATATTATGTTTATAATGACAAAGGTACAACAACACAGACTTATACAGCTGGTGTAAACCAAGGTATTCGTATTGCACCAGATTCAGTAGTTAATATTAACTCTGGTATGATGGATGCAAAAAATACTTTTGTTATTTCATATCTACATAAAGCAATTAAAGCTCTCAATCAATTAAGAATGATTGAAGATGCGGTTGTTATTTACCGTTTATCTAGAGCACCAGAACGCCGTGTTTTTTATATTGACGTAGGTAACTTACCAAAAGGTAAGGCTGAACAATATCTCCGTGATATTATGGTCAAGTATAAGAACAAGATGGTTTATGATGCCAACACAGGTGAACTCCGTGATGACCGTAAACATCTTTCGATGCTTGAAGATTTTTGGTTACCTCGCCGTGAAGGTGGAAAAGGTACAGAGATTACTACATTACCTGCTGGTCAGAACCTTGGTCAGATTGAAGATGTACAATACTTTCAAAAGAAATTGTTACAGTCTCTTAATGTGCCGTATTCTAGAATCGAACCACAAGGCGGTGGATTTGCATCACTTGGCCGTTCAACAGAAGTTACCCGTGATGAGTTGAAGTTTGCAAAATTCATTACTCGTTTGCGTAATAAGTTTTCTCAAATTTTTGATAATGCACTTAGAACACAACTTGCCTTAAAAGGTATTTGTTCACAAGATGAATGGGACAAATTTAGAGAAGATATTTTTTATGATTTTCGTAAAGACAATAACTTTACAGAGTTGCGTGAAGCTGAACTTTGGAGAGAACGTCTAACATCTTTAAGTATGATTGATCCATACATTGGTAAATATTTCTCACAAACATGGGCAAAGAAAACAATCTTGCGTATGTCTGAAGAAGAAATTCAAGAGATGGAAAAAGAGATGGAAAAAGACGGTTCAACCGAAATTTTTGACCAAATGATGACTGCACAAACTGGTGGCCAACCTGCTGGTGACCAACCACAACCTGTAGATAACACTTATGATAATGCTCCTACTGAATCAGAAACTCCTCAATTAGATTCTGAGGTAGATAAGTATTCAATGGGTATAAATAAGAAATAAATAATATAAAGGAACATTGATATGTCGCAAACTAGACAATTTATTGACCAACTTGCTGCTGGTGAATCTTCAGCTGCTAAAGAGTCGTTAGAAAATATGATTTCAACCAAAGCATTTGAAGCCCTTGATTCTTATAAAAAAGAAATGGCATCTTCAATTTTTGGTGGTCAAAAAGAAACACCAGAAGTACAAACTTCTGAAGAAGATACACAAGAAGCTTAATGAAATCATTAAACGAATTTAAGCAAGAACCAACATTGGTTGAAGAGGAAAAGTCTGACTATTCCAAATTTGATGCGTTGGTTCGTGCTGGTCTTGCTAATAAGGCACAACTGCAACGTATTCACCGCATACTTGATAAGATGCAAGAAGAGCGTCCACAGTTTAATAATGCCGATAAAATGATTATGCAAAACCTGTTTAATAAAATGGCTGATTTAATCACCAATAATAAACAGATTTATCAGAAATCAAGGCAAGTGGTTCGTGAAGGTTTAGAATTATCCGAAGATATTATGGATACTTCTGATTTTAAACTATCACCAAGTGGTAGAAAAATTAGAGCTCACCGAGTTAAAGTTGGTGATACTAATCCTGATATGCGTGATGCTGAAAAAGATAATATTAAAGAAGCAGTAAATCCAGATAAAGAACCACCTTTTGTATTGGTACTTAAAAGAACAGGTATTCGTTTGTATCCAAATGGTCTAAGAGTTGCCATTTATTACAACCAAAAGTTAGATAAGTATTTCTCGGTACCATATGGCCAAGGTGTAGATGCAACGATTCAAGCAGAAGAAATTGAACTAGAAGAAGCCGTAGATGTTGTTGGTAAGTTACAGAAGATTAAAGATACACACCAACATGCCACAATTAACCACAAAGATGGTTCGGCAAGTAAAATTGATGTTCAAACTGCCCATGCATTATTGTCAGTACATAAAGCACTCAACGATGAGAATAAGAAAAAGTTCTCTGATATGATGGCAAGGTCTAATCACCATATGAAGAAGGCTGCCGATTTTGCTTGGAATAAAGTAAAATGAACTTTCTAGAAAAGTTAATTGAAAACAAATTAGAAGAGGCGAAACAAAGTTTATTTGACCGTCTTGATGAGATTGCCGCCAATAAGTTAAAAGAACTTAAATTGGATGAAGCGGCTGGTAAGAATACCAACATCATCAAAATGGGTAGAGTACAAAAGATTCGCAGAAGAATTCGCAGAAATGCAAAAGGTAAAATTGTAGTTCAGAAGAATCGCAGGCGTTCCGCTATTAAAGGTTATAGAGTTTCACCTAAAGGGAATGTAGTTAGAAGAATACCTGCAACTGAAAGAATACATAAACAAAGATTATTAAAACGTTCATGGAAAACAACTAGAAGAGCAAAGCTTCGTAGGACACTCATTAAGAGAAAAATGTCTATGCGTAGAAGAGCCGGATTAGGACTAAAGTAAAATGGCAAGCAAAATTACAAATTCAACAAGAGGTTCATCAGTTATTCAGGTAACTGGTGCCGACACGTTAACAGTTAATGTTAGAAACAATTTAGCAACATCTAATACAGAAATTGTTACCGATGCACATCTTAAAAGAGCTCTTTGGTCTACCAATGGTAGTATTACCATTACTCGTAACTCAGAGAAAGTCCTTGAGTTGTTTGGTTCAGGTGATATGCGTTTATCAGATTATGGGTATAGCATTACATCTAATTCAACATCGGACATTGTAATTACCGTTGCATCAGGTGGTACACTAGTATTAGAAGTGGCCAAGGTTGCAACCTATACAGTCGATCCAGATACAGGAAGAACACTAGTATGAAACTAATTAGAGAAACCGTAGAGAATGTCAAGTATTTGACAGAAACTTCCGAACAAGGAAAAAAGAATCTGTACATTGAAGGTACATTCTTAGTCGGTGATACAGTTAACCGCAATAATCGTATGTACAAAATGGACACACTTCGCCGTGAAGTTGACCGTTATAATGAAGAGTACATCAAAACAAATCGTGCTTTGGGTGAATTAGGTCATCCAGACACACCATCTTTAAACCTTGAAAGAGTATCTCACAAGATTGTCTCTTTGGTAGAAGATGGTAACATATTTTATGGTCGTGCCTTAATTTTAGACACACCATATGGACAAATCGTTAAGAATTTCATCGACAACGATGTTAGTATTGGAGTGTCTTCCAGAGCCTTAGGTTCGGTAGCCATGACAAGAGAAGGTTACAACCTAGTACAGGATGACCTCAGATTAGCTACTGCTGCTGATATTGTTGCGGATCCGTCCGCTCCTGGTGCCTTTGTACAAGGTATTATGGAAAACAAAGAATGGATGTTAGTTGATGGTAAGTTTGTTGAAGCAGACTTTGACCAGGCTAAAAAACAAATAAAACAGGCAACTTCTATGCAAATAGAACAAGTTGCATTAAAACTGTTTGAAAATTACCTCAGAAAACTTTAATTTTATAAATAAGAAATCATAAGGAGAATACCTAATGGCATCAAATAAACTCATGGAAGCAGCATCTGATATTTTGTCCGGTAGTAAGGCAAAAGCAGCTGGCATGCCTCCGCAAAAACTAGACGGTGAAGTTGTCGATATTGGCGGCCCAACACCACAGAATTACAAACAAGACGATGACTCAGCAAAGTTGGATACAACTAAAGCTGCTAAATCAGCAACCGCACCAACAACAAAACCATCAAATGCATCTTCTGACACGCAGAATAAACCTGCTGGCGGCAAGAAAACATTAGGTGAAGAAGAAGCTTCTGATTCAGAAGTTATCGCCGAAGAGAACTTCAAGTCTGACATTGAAGCTTTGTTTGCTGATGATTCCACTATTTCAGAAGATTTCAAATCTAAAGCAACTACAATCTTTGAAGCTCGTGTACTTGACCGTATTCAACAAATCCAAGAACAAATGGAAACTGAATATGCTGGTATGTTGGAAGAAGCTGTTGAAGAAATCAAATCCGATTTAACTGCAAAAGTTGATGATTACCTCAACTATGTTGTTGAACAATGGTTAGAACAAAACGAAATTGCAATCGAATCTGGTCTCCGCTCTGAGTTGACCGAAGAATTCATTTCTGGTTTACGCAACTTGTTTGCAGAACATTATATCGATGTTCCATCAGAAAAAGTTGACCTCGTTGACGAATTGGCAAGTAAAGTTGAAGAACTTGAAAGCAAATTAGATGAAGAGATTGAGCGTAGTATTGAACTAAAGAAATCTTTGGTTGAATCACGCAAAGTAGAAGTTACTCATGCTGTATGTGAAGGTCTTACCGATACACAAGTTGAAAAAATCAAATCACTCGCAGAGAGTGTTGAGTTCTCCACAGAGGAAGAATACCAAGAAAAACTTGAAACAATTCGTGAGAATTATTTCCCATCAGGTGTAAAAAAGGCTGCACAAGAACAATTGCATGAACAAATGGAAGAAGCTAACGACAAACCAGTTATTAATGACCCGTTTGTTGCCATGGTTTCCCAAGCAATTTCAAAAACAAATAAGTAAAATTTAATAAAAAAACTAAGGAGAACCTTAATGTATCTATCAGAACAATTACAAACGAAGTGGGATGGTGTTCTTAATCATCCAGAACTTCCACAAATTACAGACCCGTACCGTAAAGCCGTTACTGCTGTAATTCTAGAGAATCAAGCAATCGAAATGCAAAAAGCTTCTGGCATTTTGCACGAAGCAGGTCCAACTTCACAAGTTGGTACAGGCGGTTTCGGTGGTGGTGCTGCCGCAGGTGGTCCAGTAGCCGGTTTCGACCCAATCTTGATTTCTTTGGTACGCCGTTCATTACCTAACTTAATCGCTTATGATGTTTGCGGTGTACAACCGATGACTGGACCTACTGGTCTGATTTTCGCTATGCGTTCATCATACAACGCACAAAACGTTACTACTGGTGCTGCTGGTACTGAAGCTTTCTATAACGAAGCTAACACAGTATTCTCTGGTGCTGGTACTGCTCAAACTGATTTGGCTCTTGCAGCTAACACAGCAACGGGTAACGTATTCACTCAAGCTTCAGTTACTCCAGGTACCGGTATGGCTACTTCAGTTGCAGAAGCTTTGGGTGATGGTACAGACTTTAACGAAATGGCTTTCTCAATCGAAAAAGTAACTGTAACTGCTAAGACCCGTGCTTTGAAGGCAGAATACTCAATGGAATTGGCACAAGACTTGAAAGCTGTTCATGGTCTTGACGCTGAAACTGAATTAGCAAACATTCTTTCTTCAGAAATTCTTGCTGAAATTAACCGTGAAGTTATCCGTACTATCTACCAAACTGCTAAGATTGGTGCTCAAGTTGGTACAACTCAGCAAGGTTCTTTCAACCTTGACACAGACTCAAACGGTCGTTGGATGGTTGAAAAGATTAAAGGTTTGGCATTCCAAATCGAACGTGAAGCTAATACAATTGCCAAGTTAACACGTCGTGGCAAAGGTAATGTATTGATTTGTTCTTCAGATGTAGCTTCTGCTCTTGCAATGGCTGGCATCCTTGACTATCAATCAGCACTTGCTTCACAAGTTAACCTTACAGTTGACGATACTGGCAATACATTTGCTGGTACAATCTTTGGTCGTATCAAAGTGTACATTGACCCATACTTCCCTGCTAGCTCTACAGCAGAGTTTGCAGTTGTTGGTTACAAAGGTACAAATGCATATGACGCTGGCTTGTTCTACTGCCCATACGTTCCATTGCAAATGGTTCGTGCTGTTGACACAGGTACTTTCCAACCTAAGATTGGTTTCAAAACTCGTTACGGTTTAGTTGCTAACCCATTTGCTCAAGGTACAGCTCAAGGTTTAGGCGCTTTGACCGCAATTAGTAACAACTACTATCGTTCATTCAAGATTGCTAATTTGATGTAATCGAGATAAGGTTATCATATAATAAAACATACAGATAACCTTAAAAAACTTAAAAGAGGACTCCTAGGGGTCCTCTTTTTTTTATATAAATACTAATATGACTGCACTCACTAGAAACCCACTAAATCCAAACTTTCTCCATGCGAATAAGTTCCAGTTGAATTTTGGTAGAACTCCAAATACACAATACTTTTGCCAATCGGTAACTGTTCCAGGTATCTCTATGTCTGAGATACAATCACCTACACCGTTTAGTGACCTGTATTTACCTGGCGAAAAACCAATTTATGATTTATTGAATGTAACATTTTTAGTTGATGAAGAAATGAAGTCTTGGCTGGAGATACACGATTGGATTCGTGCATTAACCTTTCCAGAAAATTACCAAGAGTACCAATCATTAGGTACTTTAAATCCCAATTCACTTAATAAAAAACCACAGTATTCCGATTGTACAATTACCGTATTAACGGCTGCAAATAATCCTATTGTGCGTTTTCATTATTACGATGTTTTCCCAACTTCCATATCTACGGTGATAATGAATGCTTCTGATTCACCAGACAATGTGGTTACCGCAGATGCTACATTTCGGTTTTCTAGATTTGATGTAGAAAAAATAGCTTGATTTTAACCTTTTGATGTGATATACTCCTAATAGGAGGATTATAATTTATGAGTAAACTTGACGATTTATTATTGATGTGGGCTAAGGATGCGGAAATTGACCGCACAGAACCAGGTAAAGCACTTCTTGACATACCCAAACTCCATAGTAAATATCTTAACATACTTTCATCACACCGTCTATTGATTCGTGATGCCGAGTTCAAATATAACCGCATGAAAAAAATTAAGTGGGAATATTATACTGGCAAACTAGATGATGATGATTTGAAGAAGTATGGATGGGAACCTTTTCCTTTTGTACTCAAGTCCGACATTACTACATATTTGGAGAGTGATGAAGATTTAGCAAAATACATGGCACAAAGACGGTTACACGAAGAAGTTGTAGAAGTTTGC